TATGGGAGCAAAAACTAATCAAAAGTTTGTCCAAATTCCTACCGCTAAGCTCAAAGAACGAATTAAACAACTGTGCGAACTCTATGGAATTGAGTTCATAGAAACTGAAGAAAGTTATACTTCCAAGGCTTCGTTTGTGGATAGAGACTACCTACCTACTATTGGTGCAAAACCCGATGGGTGGAAAGAATCTGGCAGACGGGTTAAGCGTGGTTTGTATCGCACTGGTTCGCTTAATTGGCACATCAATGCAGACTGTAATGGTGCTGCAAATATACTCAGAAAAGTAGCGACAATGTTAGGGCTTTGCCTTAATGGAGTTGGTAGAGGGACTTTGGCAGCCCCTCAGAGAATTAAACTTTAATTACTCTGGAATCTCAGCGCTGAAGCGACTGAGAGTGTCAATGATGCTTTTATATTAGTTATTAAAAGATACCCTAATATTAGATTCTGTGCAGAGAATATGTATACTAAACATACAATTCACTACAAAAACTTAAAATCACTGTTGTTGATTCATAGTATATGGGATGGTGATATTTGTTTATCGTGGGAAGAGGTGCGGTCTGTTTGTTTTATTATGGACTTAATGCTCGTACCTACTATCTATAATGGTCTATATAACGAAACTGCTATCTGTAAACTTGATAATGTCAGTGATTACTTAGGTGATCCAGTTGAAGGTTATGTGGTACGAAATACTAATAAATTTTCATATGATGACTTTGCAAAAAACGTAGCTAAATATGTCAGACCTGATTTTGTTATAGAAGGTGATACACATTGGTTTCAACAAGAAAGAGTAAAAAATGAACTTAGAATTTAGTTGGTTAGAAGGTAATAGACCTATTCTTGTACCACCTGATAATAGGATTGATAGATACATAGAGTGTATCCTAGAGTGTTATCCAGAAAACGATGCAACAACTGTATCAGATAATCTTAGACCTAATGCAAGACTAAAACAACACATAGGTGAAATTCTAGATTGGATATATGATAAACAAGGTAATAGTTATACAGTAACATGGCATCAAGAATAACAGCTAAGACATTCGGTACGGGTTCTCTCGGATATACAACAGCACGTAGAACAGAGGCAGGTGATGATGTCCTTAAACGTAAGGATGATATTTCCTGTGAAGCTTATGGGTTGATTGATCTAGTTAATGCATGGCTTGGTAGAGTCAAAAACTATAACCAGTCTGTGGAACTCTGTGTGGAACTACAGAATGCCATGTTGAATATAGGCTCTATGATTTTCTCATCATTGTATGCTAACTATGAAGTCAATACATCACGTACCATTAAGAATATAGAAAAGAGGTTAGTAGAGATTGATCCTTTGTTATCCTCAACTGAATTTATTTTATATGGTGTTGACATTATACATGCTGATTGGGGGATTCTCAACACAGAGATCCGTCGTGCAGAATCAAAATTTGTGGGTTGGGTTTATTCACAAGATATATCTATCAAAGATATGCAGAAATATGCACAACAAATTGACTTACTTAATATTATGTCTAAGTGGGCTTACTCTGAAGCTCGTTATTACGCACATATAACACAACAACAACAGGAAATTTGGGTATCAGAATATGGAACGGCAGATTTATAATGCTACACAAACTTGGACATACAATTAAACAAGGTTGGAGATTATTTTTCTGTACAGTGACACAACTTATCTATGTTTATAGCTATACCTATATTCTTTTTGATGGTACTAAATTCTTTGGTTTAGCTAAAGATGATTATGTACTAGTTAGAGGAATATTTGAAACTAGTGTACTTGAAAGTTTTGAAAAAGATAATAGTTTAGGATACTAAATAAAATGGAAGATGATATTGAAGTATATGAGGATTACGTATATGTTGAGGAATACATAGATAATGAGCCTGGTATATCGGAAGAGGATAAGGAAGAGTTTATGGAACACTTTTACGCTTCTATAAGAAATGCCTCTTTAGATGATGAAGATGATGAGGATTAATTGATACACACACGCGAAGAATTAGAACAGGAAGGTTATATTTATGCTACATATTAAATGGGAAAATGGAGATCACAAGATTGACTGGTTAATCACACGCAAACAAGAAGAACTAATGCGTAATTACAGACGACCACTACAGCGAAAATTAGCTGAAGAACAAGCAGCTAAATACAGACGCGATCCTGATAAATATAGAGTTTTGGGATATGTGACTGATTTACTAGATCAAGATATTTATGCACCTTATCTCGGCGCTGTTGGTGGTGATACATACATTTTTCACAAAATAGATGACGAATACGCTATACAGTATCAGTATCTAGATGCAAAGCCTATTTGGTTAACAGCAGAGTTAGGTATTAAAGCTGATGGTGTTTATACAGTGATACCTACTGGATTGGGTTATATTGTCAAGTATCAAGTGGATATCACAGATTATGATAAATGGTAATGAAATTGCTGGCGTACTTACAGTTGACTACTTTAAACCATCTGGTAGATGGTATGATACTATTGCAATAGAGGTAACTTTTGCAGAGTTATCAGAAAAATGGTTATTTGATGATGGCTACTGTGACCTATTCTTCAAGAAAACAGGTCATCCAGTACCACATCCTTATTACACAAGTTTTATTAGACTTGAAAATCAACATCCTAAAGACCATAATTTTTGTCGTTATTTAATACAACCACTATAAACAGATGCATCTTAAAATACAACCATTAACACCTGAAACTCTTTCTTTCTACGGTAATCACAATTATAATTTGCAAGGTGATTGTGGTTATGATTTAGGACTTGCCAAAGATACAAAAGTATATTTCAAAGCAACAACTAAAATCAATCTACAAGTTATCATTGTTGGTTGGGAGACTATATCAGATTGTGACTTTACAGGTCAATCTTTTGAAGATCAACTACCATGTGACTTCTTAATTGTACCTCGCTCATCTATTTCCAAGACAGCATTACGTTTGGCTAATGCTATAGGGACTATAGATAAGAATTACAGAGGTAGCTTGATTGTAGCATTGGATTACTTAGATTTACGAACAGAACAACAACTACCTTTGCTAACTGAACTAGAGACAGGTTTTCAGTATTCTATATTACAAAAAGGCACAAGACTGGTGCAGATTATTGCTCCAGTTTTCAGACAGATTGACAGCACACAGATTGTTTCTGAGCATGATACTACAGAACGTGGTGATGGTAGTTTTGGTAGTACCGATAAAATCTATACACCTGATGAGATTAGAGTTGGTTCTAAAACAGTAATGTCCCATGTAGAGAGAACAGCTTACCTAAAGAACTCAGAACTTGGGAAGTTATATGGTTTCCCACAAAATGATGAGAAAGTATATAAACCTGAAGATATCTCTCTACCTTATGTTGAACGTCAAGAACAGATTAGAAAATTGTTAGGTAAGTAACACATGATTACCATAGAAGAGGAGTTTAAATTAGAAGCTGACATCATTGCTCTGAAGCAACAGCTTCTTGTACTAAAAGAAGGTTTGCTGAGTAAAGAAAGAGAATTGTGGTGGCTACAAAGACCACACATTGCAGACTTTGCAAATGAATGGTACTATGAGTCTACAGATGATGGTGGTCATTCTCCTGTATGGCGACCTCATCATGTAGACCTTAGCAAGAAGTGGTTATCTATTGTTGGTAATCAAGCATTTATTGATAGACAACTTTTCTTTATTGCAGAAAAATATGAATCTGACTGTGATGAGGGAGAGTATCCTAATCACCTTATTTGTGGGTTAGGTGAAGATATTTATTGTGAGTACTCTAATAACCCCTATCCTAATTTTGTAGATGCACCAGATACAGTGAGGAATCCTAACTATGCAAACTAATGAACTTATTGACAAAGCACTTGAACTACAACAACTAGTTTGGTGGCTAGATAACCCTACTATTAAATCCTTTTTTCTATCTTGTGAATGTCATAGTAATAATGAAAATCGTTCTTTTTATCTAAAGATTCAGAATAGTGAATATAATCTAACAGTAGATATTACAGCTAGATTTTTAGTAATGGTGTCTAATTATCCAATTGATATCAATAAAACACATAATGAACATGTATACAGACCATATCCTACAGATGTTGAAATCGAGACTAGAATCGACCACATTTTATATACACTAACTTTTGACGGTACACCATAATATGCGAGTTCTAAGCACAACAGCTTGTACAGGTCGTAGCTTTGACGAGTTTCTAGAGATATACCAGATCTTGAAAGAACCCCTTAATCTACAAGGGCTGGAAGTCGCAATTGGCATAAATTTCACTACAGATGATATTCCTAAAATCAAACAAGCTAGTATCGACACAGTTTTATGGCATGATGCTTTTTGGTTTGTTGACAACCACAAACAGGAAACATACCCTACTGTAATTGCTGAGTATTTCGATTTACACGAGCTTTTCTGTCAAAACGACATTAATGTACCTTTATGGTCTATACACCCATACAAAAGTCATAGACCAGAGGCTATGTGGACAGATGCTTTATATCAAGACTTCCATATCGAATATTGGGCTGATTTTGAGTATGTATTACCTAGGGATAGTGACTGTGGATCTCATTATTACTACACATCTCGTAATTTTCAGATTGTATTTGAGAATATGTTACCTAATGCACCTTGCTATAATAATCTAGAATCTATCCTGCAAAGTAGTAGGTACAATAACTTCTGTATTGACTATAGCCATATAAATGTTTGGTGCAACAACAATCGTGAGCAGACTATTATAGAATGTTTGCTAGCTACTGAAAAAGCTGAAGAAATACACCTATCATCTAATAAAGGTCGTCGTGATTCACATGACTACATAGAAGAAAATGAGTGGTTCATGCCTTACTTAAACTCTATTGAACAGACACACAAACATCTGTATATCACCTACGAATCACTACCTATAAAATACAAAGAATATGGAAGATTGGACAAACGGTAAAACTTGTATTGACTGCCAATACTGTGTAGAAGTAAAAAAACATCCTTGGAATAACCTCACACATAGTAAAGGTGGTATGCGAGATCATATGGGTTTTGCTTGTCTTTTATTTCAAGAGGATAACAAGATAGCTATTTTCATGGATCATGCTGACAGTTTTTGTGAATGTTTTACGACTAAAGATGTAGCCATAGAGGAGGTTTGATAAACTATGAGTAACTTTATTGGCATCCAGATCGAGTCCGTAGGAAGAAACATCAGTTTATTGGAATCTAAACTCAAAGAGCAGAAACGACAGTTGGTGTTATGGCAAAGACAGAAGTGGTGGTTAGAACATCCCACTGTATCTTACTTTACTGCACGTACAACTTGGGAAACTAACTATGGACATTCAGAATGGGAACAAGAGCTTTCCTTCTACGTTGATTCTGTTTTTCAGTTAGATAACTCTAGCATAGATTTTCAGAATCGTGGTTTGTTTGATAGTTATCCTCCCTTAGAAGAGGATGTAAGAGATGACGATGAATTTGTAACATATAGAAATCTATTTTTATGCACATAAGACAATGGCTACAAGAAGACTTACAAAAACGGCAGTGTGCTATTGTAATCAACGAAACATTATGGCAACTGAGTAAGACCGTAGAAAAAGAAGTGGAGGAGAGCTTTTATCAGGAACTGTTAGACCTCAATTATCCTGATGAAACTGAAACCTATATGGCTGCAAATTTAGCAGGAGCGAAAGCTAGAAATATACCACTTCAAAACACTATGAATTCTGATGGTGGGATTATTGTTGGTTACAACCATGAGCTTGCCTCCATACTACTTGTCAATAATTTACAAAGTTTAGTGAGAGAAAAATATGCAAATATTTAGAGTAGGTATGTTTGATGTACAACGTCGTTTACCTAACCAAGAGGTGCATCTTGGTTTTAACACAGAGGAAGATTGTCTAGTATGGATTGATGCTAACAATCGTAATTGGGCAGAATACAATACACCAAGTCATTATTTTATAGGTTTATTACATGCAGATTGAACTACTATCGCATTTTGGTGACGATACTATGGTGGCAAATGTTGCCAGAGTTTCATATGCTAAAGAAGCATCTAATTACACTGAAGAACAAAATGCTAAACTGATCAACTACCTATACAAACATGGTCACACAAGTTGTTTTAGACATCCTCAGTTACAGTTTAGAATTAAGTGTCCAATTTACGTTGAACGCCAGTTGTTTAAACACCAGACTGGAATTTCTGTTAACTCTATCTCAGGTAGATATGTTGATTTCAGTGACTCTTACTACACTATTGACCACTGGCGTAGACAGTCAAAGTCATCTAAACAAGGTAGTGATGGGTTGTTAAGTCCTGACCAGCAACTAACAGCCAAGACCGTAGAAGAAAAGGTTCTGACTATCTGTAAACAGGCATACCAAGATTTACTAGCTATGGGTGTAGCAAAAGAACAAGCACGGTCTGTACTACCCTTGTCACTAGAAACCGAGTTTATTTGGACTGGTTCACTTCTAGCTTTCTTTCATATGTGTGACTTACGACTGAAATCTGATGCTCAAGCTGAAACTAGGTGGATTGTGGAGCAGATGTTACTACAGATAGTAGAGCTTAAAGACTTCACACACAGTTTACAAGCTTGGTTCGGTAATTAGGACTTAACTACCGTGCTATATACAATCCTCACACTCTCTTCTATGTTGGTTATTTTGTTATGACTGTATATGCTGTTGGTTTAATTTACAATGATGAGTGGGAAGGTGAAGTAGTTCAACATTATTCACTTTGGTCTGATCACAAGAGAGCTAGAGAAGAAGCACTTAAACAAGATATTCGTTTTGCTAGTGCTATTGTAGTACAACCTTTTACTATAGATAACCCTAACCAATTTTTTGATGCTGAAATCATTAAAAGTCATGCTTCTTTTGTGAGGTATGGATGTTGAAAATCATTTTCTCAGATAATGTTGATTTTGGCTTACCTGATCATTTAGTAGAGGAATCTTGTATTCAAGTACTAGGTAGGTTAGAAAATAACCCAACTAATACTTTCGTACATAGAACAGGTCAGATATTAGTATGGAGTACTTTTATAAAATTAATTAGGAATGAATATAATGGGTTACGATCTGAAGTTGAATTTCACACTATTGATGGTAAAGGAAAATGCGTAGACGACATGATGCTTACTACACAGAACAAGGATTGACACTAGAATTGTTGAAGTATCTGAATTTAACACGATACAAAACAATTTTAGAGCCTTGTGTTGGTGATGGTCATATAAGAGATATAGTCCAAACACGATATCCTCACTTGCAATACACAACTAATGACATAGATCTTACAAAAGATGCTGACAGACATTTTGATGCTACTGTGGACGGTTGTTTATATAATCAAATAGATACAGATGAAACAAGTGCTGATTTATTTCACAAACTACCTTACTTCTGGGACTGTTGCATTACTAATTTTCCTTACGATGTGCAGGATGATATCTTACCTCTAGTGTGGGAGCATACAGATCTTCTAGCTTTTATACCACGTTTAACATGGCTTGAACCAACTAAAACAAGAGCTAAGTTTCTACAAGATAATAAAAAACATTGTAGATACCAAATTATCTTTAATCCACGACCTAAGTATGACAGCAAAGGTTCTGACAATGTTACTTCTATGTTCATAGTATATGATAAGAATTTCTATGGAAATCCCGAACAAATCTATGCAACAGATTGGCAGTCGAATGTACTCTAATATGGTCAACTCTATAGCAGCTTCTTTGTATGCTATTACAGAGGTGTGTGACGACCCCTGATGATACTAAATTTGAACACAACTATTTGTGGTTTTTACGTTATATATTAAAGTATGATAACACACCACATGATGGTGACTGTACTCAAAAGTGCTTTGCTTGCGATCAATGTATAATTGATAGTTATAGAGAAAAAGCAATTCCACTTATCAACAAACAAGCTTTTGATCAGTACTTAGTCGATGAGGAGCTATGCGAATAAAAAATGAATGGTGGGATGTAGTTATAGGTGGTATTTTAGTACTAATCATAGCTTTTCTTCTATGGTGTTTTTCTGTATTTAATAATTCCTATATCGTAACCACAGATCAAAATGTACATGTAACTGATAAATATCATAAAGCTGAAGATTGTACTACTACATCTGATGGTAATGGTAGTACATATGAGTCTTGCGATCCAGAACAATTTGTAGTTATTTTCGACAACAATAAATCAATAGATTTGAAGCAACAAACAGTATGGTCACAAGTACGTGTTAACCAGTTATGGCATTAATACCAAGAGCAAGGTCGTTTGTGGACAATCAAAAAGGAGGCTTATAGACTATGATTACACAAGAGAATATCGACAGAGCTATCGTAGAACATGAAGCTAGAGTTACACAGTCAGGTTTCTGGCTTGTAGCTGCACATGACTTACTTATGATAGGGATCATCTATCTCATCATCAAGATCTTCTAATGTTTTAGCATCAACATCAGCTTCAAGATCACGTATATTAATATTAACTAGAAATGATGACATAGTGTATAAGTCTTCTGACAAAGACTCTATCTTAGCAGGATCTGTTTTTATTCTGTGAAACAGATCTATAACTTTTACTAGCATGTCTATAGCTGTATAGGGATCATGCATTGGTGACGCTGAAAAAGAATCAAGAATATCAATATCCATAAACCGTAGAAAGAAAGGGTTATTAGTAGTATGACACAAGTTGTGGTCAAAAAAGAAAAACCATGTATACTTACAGAAGAGTTTTTTAAGTCTGGTATGTTTGTAGTAGATTTTGATAATGATGTTTATATAACAGCGTTCGATCAAGATGAAAAGACAATGATTCTAGTTTCTTTAAAGTTTGGTGAAAGAATTGTATTTTGTGACAACCACCATCAAGATCTTACTATTCTAGAAAAAGGTACAGTGTTGGAGCTAACAGTATGAACCAAAGACGACAACAGCTTGAACTGATATTAGGTATGACTTTAAAACCTATAAATGAGACTAGATATGCTTCAGGTCTTATAGATTATGAATTTCCAGCAGGTATTCTGTATGAAAATTTACAACTACTACTAACCTGTATAAGCAAAGGTAGTTTGGATTATAATGTATCTTTTGCTAGAGCCACTTATGAAATTACTCCAGATGGTATACTACAAACACCACACACTATTATAGTAAATGGTCAACGGATTACTAGTGACTCTATTACTGTATCTTGGACAGACTATGAATGGGCGCAAAAGCAAAGACTACAAGAGATGAGAGACTTATACAATGTATAACCATTATTTCTATGACTATCAAGGTGAAATTATTGCACAGTGGTTGCAATATCCTACATTATTAGCAAGAGGTAAATCTGTGCTTATGACAGGCAACCAACCAGCAGTATATATGATACAAGCTGAAATCCACATCCAAGGAGAAACACCCACAGCTAACAACTTTTGCTGGCTTGTGAACCGTTTATCTAAAATTGTGGCTGATGTATCATATATAGATACGTCAGCGCCACGTACACCATTACCACTCAAATCTGTGCAAGCTTTTAGAGGTGAAGCAACATGATTAGATATTCTGAAAAAAGTCAATTCATGATATGGGATCATAAGACACCACTATGGTCAGACCGTTTTGATAAAGCATTTGATGACTTGAACGCTATCTATGAATACTGTGACGACTCCTATAACTTAGATGATGACGTAAAAGAGGAGTGGGATTCTTGCAGTCAGAGTCCTACTCTTATGTGTGAGTTTTTACGACTCTACTGTATGGAGGCTGTATGTTTTCCTGAGCTTAATTTACCTGAATGGTTGCAGGATGACTTACCAGAGGATATGGACAGTTTGTACGATGCTATACCTCAAGATCATAAAATACTGGAGAAGCTAGAAGAGTTAAATAATTATATCCGTAAACAAAGATGCGTACTATGGTATGAACCTACTAACTGGAAGCCAATACCAGAAAGTTTGACAGATCCTAATTATAAAATCAAAATTACTAAGCAACCTAGAAGATTACCATTTGATGACTAAACAGTATGGAACTTGTAATCCCACAATTATTGAAATCTCATGGTGAACATATACGTCTACCATATGCTTACAAGCGATATCCATCAGGACGTTTAGGTGCTTACTTCATAGAACTTATTTGTTATGACGAAGATAGACCTACATCACGACCTTACTTTCTATGGGGTTTTGTATTGTTTACTAAAGATGATGAAGAGATCGTAGAAAGAGAAAGGGTGAAGTTCTGGATACCTCATAACTGGTACCTATGTGTACAGAAAGATGACATTACAAATCCACGTCGTTATGATCCTGTATTTTTATATAGACGTAGTATACAGATAGCTAAGTACTGGTACAAGATATATGCAAAACGTAGTTATATAGTTGATGATGCCGATCTATATCAATTAGATCCACCAGCAATTAAAAAACCTACTTATGTATATTTAGGATATGAAGTACTTACAGGTTTTCCTATATGTGTGTTGGAAGCACATAATACAAAAGAAGCTTGCCGTTCATTGAAAAAGATGTATAAAACAGAAGGTACACAAGTAAAGACACGTCTGCTTAACCCTATGTTAGATTACTATTTAGAACATCCAAAATATAAAAAGATGATGCGTAAAATACTCGGATGAAAAAATATAAAATTAAATTACAGACTGATGGCTATTACTGCATTCAAAAACGATTCTTATTTATCTTTTGGAAAGATATGTTGTTTTCTAGATAAAAAACAAGCTTTACAATATGCCTCTGAGTATTTATTAGCACATGATGAGACCATGCACAACACTTGGTTAAACAAAAAGATAACTATGAGCAGTTACTACTAGATCGTATGATTGCTGATGGTTCTATCACGACCGATATATACACAAAATACAGTCCTATTCCTATTGTTGGAATATAAACAAGAGAAATATATGACATTATCAGCTAATCCTTCTATCAATCAAGATCCCACTGATTTTTACAGACCAAAAACAGAATCGATCCCTACTATTTTCGATGAGACCTTTGCACCTTTCATTATAGAAACCTTTGGTAATCAACAAAAATCACCCACTTACAGAGGTCAAAAATCACCTGACCAGTATACTTATATACTAGCTATAGAGATTCCACGTTTGATTTATAATACTATTTCTGTAGAAATTGAGGAAGATCTAAAATCAACTTCACAGTTTAGAAGAGTTGGTTATCCTAGCTATAACATTGTGATCAAAGCTGATCAACTGTTACTTGCTATTTACTCAAATGCAACAGAAAGATCTACCAAGAAAAAGTACGAGACAGAATGTGTTTTAGAAGGACAGATTGTGGCTCTAGATGGCTCTCTAACGCTTGCATACAGTGAAGGTGTACTTATGATTGAAATCCCATTGCAACGTCCTGTAGAAGCTAAAACAAAGGCACTGAGCGCACGTTTATCTGATATGCCTGTATAAATACACAGTATTCATTAAGGAGTCGGCTAAGAACTGACTCCTTTTATTTTTTATGTCTATCCCACAACAAAAATTAGTAGCTGATTCTATACTTACAAAGCTAGAAACTATCGATCCCCATGTTATTCTTGCTGGTGGCGCACCGAGAGACTGGTCATTTGGTAATATAGCTACTGACCTTGATTTTTACTTACATCTAACCACTATATCTGTGGTAGAACTCCACATTAAACTATACGATCTAGGTTTGTTACAGAATCCTTTGTACCCTAGTGATCTTACAATTGCTGAAAATTACCTAGAAACATCTGTTGTGAGGTGGGTTGTTTCTGTTGATTATGAAGGGCATAAAGTACAGATTGTTGTTATGCACAGACCTGTTATCGAATCTGTGTTAACACACTTTTCATTATCTATCTACAAGATCTATTATAAAAACCAAATATTTCACACTACACCAGAGTTTTTAAAGACCGTAGAAGAGAAAGTAATCAGACAAGTGGAACCAGCTTTCGGTACTGGTTATGTAGATAAAATTTTAGCTGTGTTTCCTGACTATACCTTTATCAATACAATGGAGTTTTAATATGAATAACAAAATACCAACAATTTTACATTGTATTAACAATGGTGATTATGATTATGTTTTACAAGATTTTTATGGTTTAACTAAGGAAGAAGTTTGGGATTTATGGTCAGAAATAGTTTCTGAGTATAAACCAGCACGTCAAGGTACAGAGTTTGAATACAACTACCTACAAGAGTTATTACACCGCCTACTTCAAAATGAACCTGTGATGTAATATATCTAACGAGTAGCAGAAGTTCGTGGATTGATAAGTCGTCTACAAGAAACTCTATTGGAGGGTTATGATGATAAATAGAGGTGATAAAGTGATAGCTATGAAAGATATACTATACGGTAATGTGTTTGTGATAGTAGGTAGTGAAGGTATAGTCACAGATTATGATGCACATGGTAGTGGTCATATAGAGGTGCTATGGACTGATGGTGAACTTACTTGTGCTAGGTTGGGTCATAACACTGAAGAGGTACGACCTGACATCAAAGCTGCATCAAAAGAAAATTGTATAGAGATCATAGTTGATTCATGATGTGCTAATGCACGTTGTTGCTTTGTTTTTATCCATCTAGTAGAATTAGGAGTAATAGAGATTGAAAAATGCTACATCTATTCACAACATAATCACAGTTTCGAGATTTTATTGGTACAGCAATAACTATCTTGCATAGCCTAGAAATACATAATAAGTATAGCAACTTTTTTAAAAATTATTGCAAAAACATTGGATAACAGTAGCAGTTATTTCTATCTTATTTATGCTATACTTATTATATAAACTAAAAGAAGGCAAATAGTTAAGCATGAAGATAGCTAATCCTGAAGTTGTAGATACATTAAATACAGCACTAGACAAGAAACCACGAGATAGTGATCTTGTTATCGGTTTATTTTCAGATGATGACCGTATGGTTGCATCCCTATTGGTGGGTAAATTGTTCCAAACACTCGACTTACTGGAAGCTAGATCAGAAGAAAATCTAAAAATACAAAAAGAGACTAAAGACTTAGTAGCTACTTTATTGAAAGATAAAGACTCTACTAATGTAAACCCAACAACTCTTGCACATTTCTTCAACAATAACCCTGAAATACTTGAAGACTTTTCGTTTGAGAACAACTCTATATCCTACAAAGGTAACTTTCTTGGTAGTGATTCTGAACAACTTATTACACTCTCATTGAAACTTGAGGATAATTTCGGTACAAAACATGTACCATTCAGTACACTTTTGATGGCTATGAAGCGTTACTTTGTAGCTAAAAAGAACTCTATTAACTACTTAAAAGAGTTTGTCGAGACTCAATGTGAAGATTATTTATCTGACTATAAAACTAAAAAAAGGACGAAAATCCCAATGAAATTTTTAAAAGGTATTTGTTCAGAATTACCTGCTATTACCACCGATACTTTAAGACTGCTCATGTCTGAACTTGGTTACGAAGAAACTAAGAACAATACAAGATCTGTTTTCTTTTCTAAGGTAGTTGAGTAATGGCTGACTACAAAATAACAAGACAACGTATACTGGAACTTACTGAAGGTGAAGAAGAAGGTGAAGACGATAAAGAGTATGTGTTGAGTTTATTACAACAATTACATAAAGGCAAGATTCGTTGCCATGAAGAACCATTAGAAGGAATAGAATTAGAAACAACAAGAATATGAAAATTGAACTGAAATGGCTACCTAATGGACGTAAGACACCTGCACTACAACAAGTACACACCTATGCCGAGCTAGAGTTATTGGTAGTCAAGGACTTGGATATTGGCGATGGTGTGTTTTATATTACAGAAGGTGGTCATATAGTAGCCGAGGCAAAGAGAACAGTATGAATATTCTTTCACTTTTTGATGGTTTATCGTGCGCCCAGATAGCCTTACAACGAGCAGGTATACAGTATGATAATTACTATGCATCTGAAATAGACAAATATGCAATCAAAGTCACACAACACCATTTTCCTTCTACGGTTCAACTTGGGGATGTACAAAATATTAAAGCTGTAGACTTACCACAAATTGACCTATTATGCGGTGGTTTTCCTTGCCAATCCTTCTCTAGCGCTGGTAAAGGTTTAGGATTTAATGACCCACGAGGTCAACTATTCTGGCATACGGTACGTTTGTTGAAAGAACTACAACCTCGTTATTTTCTATTTGAAAACGTAATCATGTCTAAAGTAAACAGAGATGTAATCACAGAAGCATTAGGTGTGGATTGTATAGAGATTGATAGCGCAGTACTAACAGCACAACATAGGCGTAGATTATATTGGACGAATATACCTTTCTCGAAAACCATAGAAAATAAAGGTGTAGTGATTGCCGATATACTAAACTCTGAACCAGATCCTTCCTGTTATCTTTCTGTCAAAGGTATTGCACGTATCACAAATAGTGCTTATGTCAAAAAATTGGTAACAAAGGATACAGAAAAAACTGGTACATTGCTGTCTGGCTATTATAAGATAGGTGGTGGTCATTACTATGTACAAGATGACAAAGGTATTCGTATGTTTACACCTACAGAGTGTGAAAAACTACAAACACTTGATGTAGGATATACCTCTATAATCAGTAAAACTCAACGTTATAAAAGCATTGGTAATAGTTGGACAGTAGATGTCATAGCACATATTTTTAAAGGCTTATTATGAATATTCTTTCACTTTTTGATGGTCTAAGCTGTGGTAGGATAGCTTTAGATCGTATAGGTATTCCTATTGATAATTATTTTTCATCTGAAATAAAAGAAGCAGCATTAGTTGTTGCTAATCATAATTATCCACAAGATACTAAAAATAGATTAGGGGACATTACAAAAATAAAAGATTCTGACTTACCTAATATTGATTTATTGATTGGGGGTAGTCCATGCCAAAATTTCTCTATAGCTAATAGAGAGAGAAAAGGTTTACAAGGTATAAAGAGTGGTTTGTTTTACGAGTATGTCCGACTGCTAGAAGAGACAAAACCCAAGTATTTTTTACTTGAAAATGTTAGAATGGAAAAACAACATCAAAACGTAATTAGTTCTATACTAGGTTGTGAACCTATTATTATTAATTCATCACTAGTAGCGCCACAGTTACGTCATAGATTGTATTGGACTAATATACCATCTGTCACTGTACCAATAGCTATATGTGTAAGCTTAAATGATTATCTACAAACAGGATATTCAGATCGTACTAAAGCAAGAGCTTTGTTGGAATCAGATTCACGACCCCTAGCAACACCTATAAAGATGTGTCACAGATATTTCGGCACAGGTTTTTCTACTCTTGTGTTTAAATCTGAATACCACTACTTACAATGTAAACAACATTACACAGCATTTTTTAAAGGTAAAACAGCTTTAGAAATTGATGCTCTTATTACTGATAGTATGGATTTATCGGTATATAATGGTGTTCGTTATATGACCAATCGAGAACGTGAGTATTGTCAAACAGTACCTCAAGGATATACAGATGTTTTGACACAGAATGATGCAGCATCAGTGTTAGGTGATGGCTGGACAGTAGATGTCATAGCACATATTTTTAAAGGCTTATTATGTTAGAAATTAAATTCAACCATGTGTTAGAGTCATGTAACTCACTGCCCATCTCTAGTAGTGGATTACTAACTTTACCTGACCTACTATGAATATAGAATATTCTTTATGTTTATGATTCTTGATCACCAACCTAATAATGAAATCATCATATATAGTGACTCTACTAAAACTGTACAAGTTGGTGCTTATCACAGTATCCCTGAATACCATGACTACTGGCAATTCTGGTTAGGTTGGGGTACTTTTGATATTGCATTTCGTCCTGTGCAAGCATGGTCAAAAAGATGTAATATACGAGTAGAAAATCTAACTTATCTTCTACGGTTTGATTTACGTTTACCTACAATGTTTATTTGTTTGAGGATTTACAGATGAGTGTTGCGTACAAAACTATTACTGATTATCTGCATAGTGCTGTAACTGATGCACATGGTGAAGAGGATGCTACACTAGATATGGCTTTCTGTTGTGATTTATTAGGTTTATTGCTTGAGTCTGATAACACAGAGCTAGTGTTAGATTTGTTTCGTACACTTATGAAAGAGCAATGGGGTGAAAATGATAACAATGACACTCCTGACTTTATTCTTAACTATTGGTGTACAAGAGCTAATGAAGGTTTAATGTCTGAAGTAGCAAGGGAGATTTATGGTTACACTGAATAAAGTAAGACGATTATTTGCAGTTATGAAAGAGTTGGGTATATACACAGAACCTTTACTTAATACAGGTTATAATGATGAGCTTATGGCTGAGTTTTGGCAAGGCGACAAATATCTATCTATAGATGTTGATAACTCTTCGCTAGATATCAGTGGTATGCAGAGTGGTGTGTTTACTGTCAACTGTGTAGAAAAAGGATGGCTGTACGAATGATAGTTTATATTATCATGCGTCATCATATCCATGACTACCCCGATACTAATGTTATTTTGATGGTTTGTGCCACAGAAGAACTTGCTACTTTGAAACTAAAATGGTTAGAAGAGGATAAACCTCATAATATGAAGCTCTGGATTGAGGATCATATTATTGAAGTATAACAATAAACGTTGGAAACGACATAACAGACATACAAATCCTGAACTGATTGCTGCTCATGTTTTTGCAGCTTGTTTTAAAAGAGAAGCACCATTTATCTTCCACTATGAGTAAAGTAAAACCTAAATATCAAGCAACACTAGATCGCTATTTGAGATGGTATGACTACATCAATGTTGAGATTAGACTAGGAACTTTCTTTATACAAGAGGTGGTGGATGATTTGCTGAAGCTAGGTGAAGATCCTATTAGTATACTACAAGGTGTTCGTAATAATTATCAAGTCTGTTATCCTAAACAATGGCATGGTTTGGTAATAAACAAGATAGATCCTTATGTATTTTTTGACAGTTTAGAACACAACCAAGAGTGGCAGACCATACATAGTGTGCTACAATAGTAAGGTAGATTTCCATAATCGATGCAGCCTTACTACCAAGACTAGATGATAAAACAAAAGAGATGTGAATGTGGTTGTGGTGCTTTAATTGAAAATAAAAAGCGGAGATTTATATCAGGACACAATCTTAAACTGATTAAAAGAACAGAGGAACACAATCTAGCTATAGGAAAGAGCCAGTTAGCAGCTTGGGACACTAAAAGAGAAAGGACAATTTTAGGATCTAAACGATTTAACTCTTCTGGCTATGTGATAGTCAAAGTCAGCCACACTGGTATGAAATGGAGAGAAGAACACATCCTAGTCGTAGAAGAATCTATAGGTCGAGATGTAGTTGTTGGTACTGAAGTTGCTCATCACATAAATACCGACAGAAAAGACAACAGATTGGAAAACTTATATCTGTGCGAAGATAAAAGTCGTCATGGTAGAGTTCATGATTCACTGACAGATGTTGCAAAGCATATGATAAGATGTGGTCATACAACTTTTAATCACTCTACTGGTGAATATGAAACACTATTATAAGGACGAATTTGTTACATTATATAATGGAAATTGCTTTGATATACTACCCATCATAGAAGAAAAAGTAGATATGTATTTTGTCGATGCCCCTTATAATTTGATAAGGTCAGCTTGGGACAGAGATATTATTGACCTTGCCCTCTTATGGCAAGAGCTACACAGAACAGGTCACACCAACACAGCTTATGTTTTTACAGGCGCACAACCCTTTACGTCTAAGCTTGTAGCTAGCAACTACAAAGAATTTAAACAAGAGTTGATTTGGCGTAAAACAATGGGTACAGGACATATGAATTGTAAACGTATGGCACTAAAAAACCATGAGAATATACTCATCTTCTATGGCAAACAACCTGTATACAACCCACAAATGACTGCTGGTAAACCTTATAGAGCTTCACTAAGAAATGAAAAAGCTAATGTGTATGGTAAATCAGTTTATTACGAAACACATAATATAACAGGTGACCGTTATCCTTTATCAGTATTAGATTTTAAATATGACTCGAAAAGGTATCATCCGACACAAAAACCTGTAGCTTTGTGTGAGTATATGGTAAAGACATATACCAACGAAGGTGCTTTGATGGTTGATCCTTTTGCAGGTGGTGGCTCATCACTTGTAGCAGCTAAGAGGTTGCGACGACGAGCTATTGGTATTGAGCTTGGTACATCTTATTGTGACATTATAGTAGAGAGAGTAAAAAATGCAGATCCTATATAAAAAGACTTCAACAGGTGCTACTCAACAGTGGCAACAAGAGGTTATACACGATATGTACAGAACTGTTACAGGTCAAGTTGGTGGTAAACTAACTATATCTGAATGGCATGAATGTACAGGTAAAAATATTGGACGTTCTAACGAAACAACACCAGCAGAACAGCGTATAAAAGAAGTTACAGCTAACTATGAAAAGAAGCTAGTAGCAGGTGGTTATACAACTAACATAGAAGATATAGGTATTGCTGGTTATTTCAAACCTATGCTTGCTAAGAACTATAAAGATTATGCACAGAAACTACAATATCCTGTATTCGTACAACCTAAATATGATGGTATACGTTGTGTAATAAATAGTGCAGGAGCATGGTCACGTAAGGGTGAGCCTATTATCACAATTCCACATATTATTAACTCTTTACGTACTTTATTTTTGTCTTATCCTGACCTTGTACTAGATGGTGAACTGTATAATCATACGTTGAAAGATGACTTCAACAAGATCTGTTCTGTCGTCAAGAAACTAAAACCTACTGAAGAAGATATTATAGATTCAGCAAATAACATTCTCTTCTATGTTTATGATTGTTATTTACCAACTACTTATAAAGAGAGATTGAATTTTCTACAAACCTTAGTACCTTACTTATATGTAGATATTAGCATAACAGTTATTGCTACTAATAATACAAAAGTAGATGCCTACCTTGATCAGTTTTTGCAAGAAGGTTACGAAGGTATAATAATCCGTACTGATTCTTTGTATGAAAACAAGAGATCAAGCAACCTGCTAAAATATAAAGTAGATGAAACAGATGAGTTTGTATTGCTTGATATTATGGAAGGACAGGGTAATTGGGGTGGTTTAGCAAAGAAAGCTTCCTTAGTCACAGCAGATGGTATTGAATTTGAAGCTAGTATCGCTAATACACAGGAAAACTGTCTTAAGTTCTTACAAAACAAAGAGTTGTATATAGGTCGTCCAACAACTGTGAAGTACAATGGTCTCACACCTGCTGGTAAACCAAGATTTGGAGTTATTAAAGAATTTGATAGGAGGTTTTAATGAAGTATGAATTATGTGGTGTAGAAATAGTAGATGGTACTTATAGGTTCTCGTACAGACCTGACCAACCCGTCCATCCTGATGCTGTATATACTCGTGTGTGTAAATCTGCTGTAGAGGCAGAGTTTAAACGTATGGTAGCAAAAGAAACTGATCTACCACCTATTGCTTTGGATTTATGTATCAACACAACAGGTAAGTACAATCTTAAATATAGATGGCTTAAACCAAATGAAGCCTTGTAAATGTACATTCGTAAGTAAGAAGATTAAACAAGTCACAGAGAGCGAATAAATGACTATTGAAGAGAATATGAGAAAGGTTGTTGAATGTATTGCAAATGGTGTATTTGCGCCACAATCAGCACAAGATATTACAAACCTTATAGGTATACATAAAGACAATCTTCTTGTGGAAGAAGTAGGAACATTTATTGTAAATGATAGAGTAGATAATAAACTCAAATACATTGGTTTAGTTGGGTGTCAAAATGCAGGTAAAGATCATATTGCAAATTACATCGCTAAGAACTTAGAAAGAAAATGTGAGGTTGTTAAGTTTGCAACAAAGTTGACGCAAGTAGTTGCTGCTGTACTTGGTGTTGATGACCTTTCGTTATTCCAAGATAGGCAGTGGAAAGAAAATAAAATCTTTCAGTGGCAAAATAAAATCGTATCTGCTCGTGATGTACAGATCTCCATAGGTACTGATATCATGCGTAATATTATAGATGATGATATTTGGGTAGACGCTTTTTCAAAAGCATATAATGACCCTGATATACTCTATATTATTTCAGATTTACGGTTTATCAATGAGTTTGAGTTTGTACAGGCTAATAATGGTGTTGTAGTATTTATTGAGAATGTAAAAGCAGCAATGGCACAAGCAGATAAAGAGAAAGATGCTTTTGGTGTTTGGAAACCTCATGCTTCAGAAAAATTGGCGTGGGATCTATATGACAAGAACATTCAATCTGATTATCATTTGTTAAATAATGACTACTCTGATCCACAACCTTTGCAAGATTTATTAACTTTTATAAATGGTATTTAATATGAAGTTATATTTATCTTTTCCCATGACCTCTAGAAGTTTTGATGACCTTGAGACTTATGTTCTTGAAACAAAAGCACAACTAGAATCTTATGGTTATGATGTCTTACATCCCCTCACAGCCACTTCCTTTCTACGTTCTTCAGTTATTGCTCATACAGGATATCAACATCCTGAAGCTACTGATCGTGCTGCGTTCTCTAGAGATAAAGCAATGGTGCAACTTGCAGACGTAATCTATTGCAATTGTGAAGACTTTGAGAAACCTTCCACTGGCTGTTTATACGAACTTGCATGGGCAGAGGTCTACAATAAACAAGTGGTGCTAGCTTGTCCACATGAACAACACGCTTTTGTAAAGCAAAGTATAGGTGTACAATTTGAAACACATTCTGAATCTATGGACTACTTGAGAAAATTAAACTATGGTATTATTTGACGAACTAATAGCTTTAGCTACCAAGTAATCGTCCTGCTGAAACAAGACCTCATAGATTTACACCAGAATTACTAAGCTATGAGGAGTTCTTAAAAAAGTGATATACTAACTGTATAGTAATATACAAAAGGTTATCTAGTGGCTATTGTACAAGTATTAGGTCTCGATGGAGGTTCGAGAAATTTGGGAGTATCTATCATAGACTACAACACGGAAATACAAACACTAAATTGTCTTGATGCAACTCATTTCGTTAGTAAAGGTGTTAGTATACCTGAGCAGTTAGATAGTGTAGCTCAATTCCTAAAACAGTACATAGACACTTATTCACCATCTATTTTTTCGTATGAAGCAATGGTTTTCAAAGGGAAGTTTAGTGCTGGTAATGGGGTCGGGATACAGAATGCAATGGGAGTTATACGACTTATAGCTTACAAAAAAGGACTGCAAGAATTTTCTTACAGTCCTAAACATATTAAACTTATAACTACAGGTAAATCAACAGCAGATAAACAAGATATAATTAATAAAGTATCAGCCCTTTTTCCTTCTACGGTCTTTAAGATTTCACATAATCATGCTGCTGATGCAGTTGCAATTGGACTTACATATCTTGTAGACCAGCATAAAATAAAACTATGAAAAACAGAATAAAGTGGTACTTACAAGAAACAGAAGAAGATTCTGACATACCTTGTCATACAGATGTTGGTAGGTCTAGACCAGCAAAAGTGAGTAGGTCATACAATAACATACCTCCACGTTTTATGATGACAACTATTACACCAGAGATTATAGATATATTAGAAGCTCAACCTATATCAGAGTACATAGAAAAGAAGTTTGATGCTTTTGTGTTAGCATTACAATCTATTGCAAATACCAAACACACAAGAGAGTTGACTAATGAACGAGAATATTTTATAAAGTTAACACCTAATAAGATACAGAATTGGTGCCAGATAACAAAACAAGAGTTATTAGACTTATCTATATTAGAACTTGTAGATAAATACACAGCGATTAAGTACAGAAAGAACAAGAATATGGTATGTAACTATGACAACTCTACACTACACTTGTCTACTACTGATGCAGAGAAGTTTGTGGATATAATGCTTAATCTTCCTGAACCATCTAATAACTTAAAAAACTATTGCAGAATCAGCAAGATGTTCCTGCTGAGTTTCAACAAATATTGCATGATAATTTTTGGGAGATAGTCAGTGATAAAAATGCATGATAAAGCAGACAGTAAATTAGGAGATTCTTTTTATAACGCTAAAGATAATAAGTGGTATTATTTTGACGGTATTAATTGGGTACTAGGACTTTATTTCGTATATGAAAATTATAAAGGCACTGTAGCAGAACGTTGTGTTATACCACTAAGTATCTTTTTTGGTGTCACAGAATATCATAAACAATCTGCATATATGATGCATACATGGGACATAGAAAAGAAAGCTTACAGAGACTTTGCTTTAAATAATATTCAGAGATTTTTATGAGTAAACGTATAAAGTATACTACATAAGTGAACTTACTTAGAACTTATATGACAATCAAATACAGAAAAGAATAAAACTATAGTATGCTACACTATAAAGACTTTATAAAATAAACTATGTATTTACTTCTACTTGACCTTATTTCAAAACGTAAATATCCTAAACGTTATAGTTTAGATGGTAATTACCTAACTTATAGAATCGGTAATCATGTCAACTTAAACTATGACACACGTAAAATTGAAACTGAAACTGATTCTGATTCTGATGAATACACTGATTTATTACATTTAATTGAGTGGTCTTGTGATATGGCGGCAAGAGAATCAGGTTATCCTGAACTTCTAACTATAGAAGAACTTGAAGCACTTGAATCTTCAGAATATTTTGCTACAAAAGATGGCATTGTGATATGTGTTAATCGTGAACTTTTACAGAAACAAATAACAAAGTTAGATGTAAACTGTACTATTGAACCCAAAGGAAGACCTGTAGTTGTACACTTCCCAACTTTTGATATTACTATTCCTGAAGGTACATCTCACAAACATATTAAAACTCTTCTACTAGAAGCTGTTAGTAGATAAATATACAACCACCAATATTTTCTTCTATGGTCTTTACATCCACACTTATGAGTAAACGTATAAAGCAAACTATATGGATTGATGATTCTTATCGGAAAAACGGGTTTAAAACCCCGTGCTTCTAGCACGGCTTTATATCAATAAGCTACATCTTATGTTAGAATATACTACATAAGATTAGATAAATCCATGTTAGTTCTCGAAGCAAAACTAAAAGGCAAAGCAGAGCAGTACAACCTCATTGATGAGGCTATCCGTACCGCTCTGTTTTGTCGCAACAAGGCTTTGAGGTACTGGATAGATAATCGTGACACTGGCAGATATGACCTCAATAAGTTCATGGCTGTGCTTGCCAAGGATTTTGATTTTGCAAATAAATTAAACTCTCAAGCAAGACAATCAAGTGCTGAAAGAGCATGGTCTGGTATCGCTAGATTTTTTGACAACTGCAAAAAGAAAGTATCAGGTAAGAAGGGATATCCAAGATTTAAGAAACGTGGTCAATCGGTTGAATACAAACAAACTGGATGGAAGCTTTCTGAAGACAGGAAATACCTAACTTTAACTGATGGTTTTAAGATTGGCAAAGTCAAATTAGTCGGTAGCCGTGACCTTAACTTCTATCAGATTGAGCAAATTAAACGAGTCAGGCTGGTTCGCCGTGCTGACGGATATTACGCTCAGTTCTGTGTCGATGTTGACCGCAGGGAAGATTTAGAGCCATCTAAATCTACGATTGGTTTAGATGTTGGATTGAATCATTTCTATACCGATAGCAATGGTCAAACAGTCAAAAATCCTAGATTCCTTAGAAAGTCAGAACGTCAACTCAAAAAGTTGCAACGTAAAGTTTCTAAGCGTAAAAAGGGATCAGTTAATCGCAGAAAAGCAATTAAGTGGTTAGCAAGAAAGCATTTGCAAGTAAGTAGGCAGCGTAAAGACTTTGCGGTAAAAACTGCAAGGTGCGTAGTTCGGTCTAACGACCTGATTGCCTATGAAGATTTGCAAGTACGGAATATGGTCAAGAATCATAAATTAGCCAAGTCAATATCTGATGCAAGCTGGTCGATGTTTCGTGATTGGGTTGAGTATTTTGGCAAAGTGTTTGGTAAGGTCACGATTGCAGTACCACCACAATATACAAGTCAGAATTGCTCAACTTGCGGGACTTTAATCAAGAAATCGCTGAGTGAGCGCACTCATCAATGCAGTCATTGCGGTAGGGTTTTAGACCGCGACCACAATGCTGCATTGAATATCTTGGCTATTGGTTTAAATAGGGTAGGGCTTACCCAAATTTCTACGCCTGTGGAGAGTTCGACCTCTGCCTTGTAGATTTAGGTCTACTTGGTAAGTTGTCTCGCCGAATCAGGAATCCTCACGCCTTCAGGCTGAGGAGTGTCAAGGATAGTTATTAGGTAAATTTTCTAAAGTATCTTTAGGTACTGCTGTAGCTACTTGTGGATCTTGTTGTTGTAATTGATCTTGTTGTTGTTTTCCTTGATCTACTTGTGTTTTAGCATTAGAGATAGCACTTTGACTATTAAGCCATTTTGTCATTAATTCAAGATTTTTTAACTTATTAGCATCTTCAAGTTCAGGTTGTGCCATAGGATTTAATCCTAAATCTTTACGTATTTGATTTTGTATCTCAGTGTCATCAGCAGAGAATAGACCTGATGCAATACATGATAATACTGTTGATACACGATTATTACGATCTACAGCAGACTCATCAGAGATAAATTCAAAACTACCATATTCTTTTGATTCTCCAAACTCCCAAACAAGTAAAGGTTTAACTACTTTATTTATCATTTCTTCACGCATACCTTGTACAACGCTTTCCACACCTGCATCAAACATAGATTTATGATTCTGTGAGAGTCCACTATTACCAAATGTACCACTAGTTCCTTCATTAAATAGAGATTGTGGAACACCAAAAGATAGTGATAAATTTTTCTCTATAAGATTAAAAGCATAACTCCAGAACTGTTCACCTGTCTGTGTTTGTAATACTTGTAGATTAGTTTCATTATCAGTTACAATAAGATCACTATTCTCAAGTTCTTTAAGTTGCATATATAATGCTTTTTGCTTTGTTATAGTAATAGCCTTACCTGTCTGATCTACACGTAGTTTGTCATCAGCATCATATAACTGCATACGTTGTGTAGAGTTTGTCTGTCCCCATAATACACCAGTGGCATTATTCTTAGCTGCAATACCAAATTCGGTAGATATTAATTGACGTAATTTATACCAGTTTAATGCTTTTTCACAATCAGCAGATCCCCATATGAGATCTGTATTGAAAGGGACGGTATCTGTATTAGTTATATGTAGACACTTTCTATAATCTATGTATATTGTATTATTATGTCTATCTCTATAACCAAACTCAATTACTCTACCATTTGTACCTCTCACTGAAATATTACGAATATCAAGTACATTAATACTTTTCAACATCCATTTATTACGAAATCCAGGCATCATAGAAGAGAAATTAACTTCAGCCACAGAATAACCAAAAGTCATAGCACTAGCTAATCGTGCTAATATAGTACGAAAACTACCTTCCATATTATTTAGATTCTTACGTACAAACTCTTGATAGTCTTTATTATTATGTGTATACTGACCAAAAGTTATCTGTGCGCGTAATACTTTTATAGCAGCACAAAAACCAACAAGTGGATCTTTCTCAATCATCTTAATCCACTCCCCATATACACGACGCTTAGGACTATATATTTCTGTAATATATCGTCCTGTAAGTGCTTGGACTGATGTAGTTAGACGAGCATTAGTTGGTATGTACAGGGAAGGTTGAAAATCTTCATAAGAAAGATTTTCGTTGCGGTTAATAACTTGGGGAAATAATGACATAATTTTTATATATATAATACTATAATATCATATTTTATGCATATAGCTTGGCTTGGAAAAGGAATGCCTGACTCTGGTAATATCACTTATTCGCGTGAGACAACCAATAGACTTTGCGCCTTTGGTGTGAAAGTTAGTTTCTTAAAACTGATAATTAGTGATGATCTCCAACCATTTGATGAGTCAGATTACAAAGCCGATATTTATATTGTGCCACTCAACGCAGACGCTAATTTTATTGAAAAGTTGTTACGCGAACTAAAGCCTGACATTGTTCATGTTTCGCTAGCTGCTTCGTGCATTGACTTTGAAATCCCAAAAATATGCAAAAGATTGGGTATTCCGATTATTGGGATATTTCATCAGCCGTTTAATATTGTATTTAATTATCAAATAGCTCAGGATAATTTCACTTGCTACCAGATCTACGCACCAACATTGTGTGAATACGATCACATAATTGCTATTAGCGAATCTCAAAAACAATTACTCCACAGGGTAGGTGTTGACGATGCAAAAATAAGCATCATCCCTTATGGTATGGATACCGACTTTTACTGTCCTAGAGCATCAAAAAACCACAGTGACTTAATCTTTTTGTATCAAGGGCGTATAGCTAAGGAGAAGAACTTAGAAGCTCTACTAGACGCTTGGGTTGACTGCAATATGCCTCTAACTAGCAAGCTACTTTTAATGGGTACAGGCGATTTACTTGATGCCTTTAGCGCTAAGTACACAGTGAAAAATATTGAATGGTTAGGTCACATAGCAGATAAAAAACATCGGTTAAGAATATTACAAAATGCTGATTTTTTTATTAGTCCATCACTTGCCGATGCAATGTCTCTATCATTACTAGAAGCGATGTCTTGTGGTATTTACTGTGTTGCAACAGATATAGGAGCGCACAAAGAGCTTTTAGACAGTTTTGGTACGCTGGTATCACCTATTACCACAAAGCAAGATTTGTGTGAGTTACTACCAATTCTTAGTAGATGTAAAGTTGATGAGATAAGGAATGTTGTTATCAATAAGTACAATATAGCAGACAGTCTAGATAAACTTTTACGATTATATAAAAGCTGCAACATCAATTGTAGTAAATGCTGAGTCTTCTGGTATTGTAAAATAATTTACATTTTGTTCATTATTAGATGCTGAATTTAGATTACTTATATTTACTGTTCCTTTACTCTTATCTTTGCTATCTACTGTAAAATAGTACAATTTACTATGAACGAGGTTACTACCTAACCTAATCTTCAGTATTTGTTGATTAGTGTTTGGATCAATAGCAAGTAAATCTAATTTTTTTTCTGTTTTATTCCATAAGTAGTAATCAGAATTTAAGTTATCTAAACGAAGTTTAATATAAAATGCTTGATAGCTGTTCAAATCTAATAATTTATCTACGATCTCAGTAATTACATAAGAGTTAGGGTCGATAGGTAGAGAGATATTAGGTATTTGTAATAACTTAAATTCTTCATATGAGCTAGTACTTGAAGCTAGAAAATCAACCTTTAACAGCCTGTCAGTCTCAGGGTAATTATCAAATCTAATATCATTAATTACGTTCTCTTCTGGTCTTATCAAAACAGAAAAACCCTGTCTAAAAGGTATGAATTTTACAGGTGTGATTGGTAGTAAAAAATTACTGTTAAATAGTAGGCTAGAACTTAAAGTACTATAAAACATAGTATTTATTTCTACCCCTATTAAGATTCCCAAAGCACCATCAGGCAGACCAAGATAAGCTAATGCCTGTTTACTTTGAGCCATTATAGAATAAACAGGTGGTATATAGTGGGGATTTGATAGAGGAAATTGACCACCACTGTAAGGTACACTATTACTAGCTTGACTATGAGCATCTAAAAGTCTATCATTTCTATAGCCGTAGTCAAAATAGCCTGATTCACTAGAATAAGTATAAACTCCCTGTGGAATTTGAGTGCGAGTCCCCCTAACTGAAAATGAACCGTCACCTGCTACAATAGCACTAATTATAGGGAGATTAAAAAGATCGCTATCTGGAAAAGTGAATCTTGATTTATATATAGTTCCATTACTATATACATAAAAATCTAAAGCATTATGATCCTCAATTGGTTGAGTTATAAAATGCACTTTAAAACTATGTAATGTTTTAGTTATAGTGCTAGTGTAGAATGAAGGATTCAATCTAGAATATATCCCTACAATTCCATTGCAAGGATAAAGCACTGACACCGCTTTACCGCCAACAGTACGACTTAGTTTAAATGTACCTTGATTAGCATCACGCACATAATATATACCACCTATACCTGTATTTGTATTTAGTGGATCGGTTATGATACTAGAAATCAACACTTGAGAATTTAAAACAAAGTTATGTTCGCTTACATTAAAAATACCATCAGTCCCTACCTGAAACTGCTTACTTGGTGTTACTAATGATTCTATTAAAGGATTAATTTTATAAATTAGTGCAGGGTTAGATTGATGACCACCTACATATAATTCTGTTATAGCATAATCTTTCTCAAATTTTTTGAGTAAGAAGATAACACTAGATTTAAAATTTATAACTTGTTGTTTATTTCTATATGTGATTTGTGTTTGTCTAGATATTAAATTAGTACCACCTTTTAATTCTGTACCATTTACAGACATAGAAGAAAAAGATGTCTGTTGTATAGTATTATTTTTAATAGCTCTCTGCTTATATTTATTTATAAGTTCAGAATCAGATGTCATAGTTTTACTGATTGTGCTTGTGTTTGTGTGCTACGAGTCTTATTAACTTCAACTGTCTGTGAACCAACTGTGATGCTAAATGTACGATCATCTTCACTAGGTATAGCTTTATACTTACTAAAAAGACCTTGAAAATTTTTAAGAATTTGAATTTGTGTATTATTCATATTAAATTATAGTAATTAAAGACGGTTGCTCACTACCTCGATTACCTGTTAGTAAAGGTGTATCTGGTAATTTATTAAATTCTAAAGGATAACTACCACCTACAACATTATATTTAGAGGGATTATAAGGTAGTTTGTCTGGTGGTTGGCTAGTAAAATTAGAAGTTGTAATTTGTGATTGTATAAAATACCACTTACCAAGTGTCAAACGTGTAGGTTTATTTACTAAGAAATCCCCACTAAAGTCAAAACTATGTTCTATCTTACGTATTAACCATTGACCATCATATTCTTGTAATGAAGTTAAAGAACCTATTTTATACTCAGGTCTATAATAACCTAAATTAACAGTGAGTTCTTGAGTACTATTTGCATTTTCTAACTTTAAACGAAAATCTAAAGCAGCACGTGTACGGTCAAGTTCAGATTGCTTAATCTCTAACATAGAAAAAGATGCTGTAGAATCTTCTATAGGAAATTCACTATCAAGAATAGATGTGTAATAGTGTTCTTTATCTCTTTTATAAAAAGGATCTTGCTGAATATCAGATTGTAAAGCAGCAGTTCGTTTAACAGTTGCTAAAGGAGGACGACCTTCAAATTCAGCAAAACTAGTAATCTGTGCTTGTTCATTAAAATACTCACCTCTATTTGTCCTAGTTTTATTATACTCTACATATTTATCAATACGGTTAGTATTATTAATAGTTCCATATGAACGTGTGGATAAACCTATATCACTAGTTGGTGGTAGTTTATAACGATTGTTTTCTTGTAATACATCTCCATACTTAGATGTTGTGTTACGATTAGGTATAATTTTTCTTTCTATGGTTGATATTGTATTTTCACCTACAACATATGGTGCTAATGAGGGTAGATATGTTGTAGGAATATCACTAGTTAGTACTGTAGGTGGTATATCACTTAATGTTTGTTTTGAACTATCATACAGTTTAGCTAGAGGATTTGTTCTCCATCCTAGTGATATTTCTTCTGTCATCTCTGATATAACCATATATTCTTTATATGAATCAGGATCAGGTTTAGCAATACCAACAAAACCTTGAGAATCTGGTGCTGTTTTATTTCTTAAATCTTCTGGTAATGAAGACCATGCAACTTTTTCTATATTAGCATTAACTTCTTTGTTTGTATTTATGAAAGTATCATTATAAATAGATTCTGACTCTACTAAATAATACTGTGTTTTACCATAGATAGGAATCTTACGAAATAGATATAGTTGCAACATATCCTGACAGTAATTATGTTGTCCTTCATCATTACCACCAGTTCCACCATTAATACCACCTTCTAATCTTTTACCCCAAAAAATAGTACCTGCTATAGAAGTATCTTCTACTAAATTCCAACCTCCTTGTTGTTCAGTTTGAAAACGAAAGTAACGCCAACCTGTTGTTGATGTTGATGTTAAATAGAATATATTAGATGCTTGTAATAAGGATCTTAATGTTGGACTTATAATAGTAGATTGCCAATTTCCACTACGATCTTGATATTTAATATCTGCAAAAGAACGATCTACAGATGTATACTGATGTACAGTTTTTTTATATTCAATAGGAACCCAATAGTCAGAAGGTGAGCCACCTCTTGATGCAAAACTATATGTACTAAACATAAAACCATATTTATAAGATTCAACATATTCAGTTACACCATCTACTTTTTTTGTTATACGTACTTCTTTTGTCTGACCACCATTATCAAAAACTAAATGTAAAATACGAGTAGCTTGATACCAATTACCACCTTGATTATCTAAAGGTGTTGTTTTAGGATCAGTAGGATTATCAAGACCTACAGATAATATAGTTTGTCCTTTTTGGTCTTTAAAACCTATAATATTATCAGGTGGTTTTGTGACATCTAAATCACCCTCCACTAAATATATTACAACAGGAGTTGGTTTTAAATATATAGGATCATTTCTAAATGGTGACAAACTATTATTAACCCAAGTAATAACTGCATTTTTATACTGTACAGGAGGTGATCCTGATACTTGAATAGGACTTATAGTACCAATAATGGGTGGTGAATACTGTAAAGGTTTTGTAACAACTTTGTTATTTTCATAATTAATAAACTGTTGAAATTCATAGGATCTAGAATCTATCTCTTGCTTAAGTGAAAAATTATAAAAGGAATCAGCATTATCACGAGTAATAGGTATATGAAAATCAAAACCATTATAAACCACATTTGTTTTTGCAGCTATAGCTTGTATTGAAATAAAAGGGCTTCCCGTAGAAGGGAAAGGTAGTCTAACAGAAAGTTGTGCTTTTAAAAAACTATATACAATTAATACAACTTCAACAGTATAAGTGGAAATAATACCAAACTGCTGTAAAGATTGTGTAGTAATAGTCTCACTATAGTTTGTTGTTATATACTGATTATTGTCATAACTATGTAGTGATCCTTCTTTAAAACTAGCCTGTAAAAAATCTATACGATAAGAAGGTACTGTTGTAAAAGATAGGCGTATTTCAGAACCTTGATTCAATGTGTGTGAGATAGATAAAGAACCCTCAACTTTAGTAGGTATATTTACACCAATAGGGTTAACACCTGTTACACGAGTATTAATATTTATCAAAGGCGTATTAATAAATATCTTAGTGACATTAGCTAAATCCATAATAAACCACCTCCTACTCGGATTGTAAATACATTAGTCATAGGTATAGCAGAACGTAACCTACTATACATTATATTATTATACAGTATATAATCTACTTGACCAATATTAGAAGATAGATTATATACTGTAAAAAATGTTTGTAAGGATAAATCTAAAGTTAGAGTAAAATGTAAAGCTGCTGGTATAGGAAATTTAATCTTACTGATAATAGTATTATCTAATGTAAATTCTCGAACCGTAGAAGAAAAAGCAGCTATATGTCCTGTAAGATTTACTTCTGTTAATACACAACCTTTGTCTGTATAAATACTTATATCAGTTGTCAAACCTACAAGATCTGTAAAAACAACAAACTTTATTTCTATTATTTCACTAGAAGTATTTAAAAGAGGGTACAGTGTGTTTAATTTCTTATAATATGTATTCATACCTAAAGAAGATAAACTACCACTAGAAGTCAATAAAAGACTTTCTGTGTTGTTTCTTATACTAAGTAGTTTCCAACTAGAAGGTGAAATTATAAAAGGATCAAATAATTCTAACTTATAACCATATAAAACAGAAAGAGGATATTCTTGTACAGTATAGATCTTAGGTTGTAGACGTATAAAATTACCTACACTATGTTGCGTAGTTATTATAGGTTTTTGTCTATCATTCTTTTGTTCTACGGTTGGTATTATATACATTAAACTTCAGGATTATAAGAAAAAGAACTGATGGAAATAGCCTGTCCACTACTGATCTGTAATGGATTTGTATTACCAGAATTTAAAATTAAACTACTAGAATTTTTTCTAATTTTATGTATACCAGTTCCATTATTAGTCAAGACTATTGTAGATCCTCCTATAGTACTGGAAATCTGAATACTATTACCAGAGGATATTACAAAATAACTAGTATTATTAAGTAATGGGGAAGGTAGGGTATTATTACTAGAAACTAAGACTTCATCACCTACTGTGAAGTTATTACCAGTAACTGTAAAAATATTAGTTGAATTGTCTGTTGTAAAAATATAATTAGCACCAACGAAACCTCTAAATAATTCATTTGCTGCACCAGAATAAAGTTTAAAGGTAGCTGCAATACCTGTACTAATTCCAGATCCTATTAGTATACTACTAGTAGTTGTAATTCCTGTAATACTATCAGGTGTTCCTAGAGGAACAGTGGAATTAAATAAAATATTAGCTAAAACTATGGTACTACTATCTATTATAGATATATATCCAGTACCACCTATATTAATTTGAGTAGCAAGATTTCTTGATTCAGACACTAAAAGAGTAGGAGCTTTTATTATTAATGACATATAATACCTAAAAAGAATTTGGTGGGATAACAAAGACAGACCCTATTTCTGTTGATGTAGCAAAAATAGAGTTTGTAGTAGGACAATAAGTAAGTCCTGAAGATGTTGCATCAATCTTAATAGTGCCAATTACACTATTACTATTAGGATCTATAACAGAAATGTAAGGTAAGCTTCTATTTGAAACATATAAATACCCATCATAGATATTGCGTACTATTTCTCTTGGATTTCCACCAACTGAAATAGTAACTAGTACTGATTGAGAACTACAACTGATAACACTAACTGTACCAGTATTTGTATTTGTGACATATATATTATTATAAGCGGAAAGATAGGTAACTCCAATACAACCACCACCTAAAGAAATAGACATAAAAATAGTCCAAGATATAGGATCTATTAAATATACACCACCAAAAGAACGACTTGCTAGATATATATACCCATTAGAAGTACAATAGGCAGCCATATATGGTTGAGCAATACCCGAAATAGTTGTAGTTAAAGTTTGACTAGCTACATTTATAATCGATATATTATTAGAACCAAAGTTAGAAACAAGAATAGATCCAGAATAAAAAAATGAATTTAAAGGAGAATTACCTACTACAATACTAGATACTATGGTAGATGTAGAAGGATTTATGCTAACAAGCTGTCCATTGGTAGAATAATCATTACACACATATAATAGTCCTGAACTTACATCTTCAGTAAATCCAAAAGGAGTAGCTACATTTATAAATCCTACTTTTTCAAGAGTAGTAGGATTTATAACTATAATACCACCACTTCCAACATTAGCTATATATATAAGACCAGAGGTACTACTATACTTAGCACTTATAGTTGTCGTTCCACACTTTATTTCTGCAAAACGTCCACTAGAATTTATAACAAAAGATTTACTTGCGGAAGGAAACCCATATATATCACCTTCTACTAAAGCACTATTAGATAATTCTAAGCTTAGACTAGATAATTTTGCACTTGCATATACATCTGCTGACCCAATCCTATAATTTTTTGTAAGATTAAAAGCTGTCTGTGGGAACATATTATGTTATAAAGCCTGAACTGTACAGTCCATATAATTTACTAGCACGACTAATTATAGTTATTATATCAAACTTACCAACAGTTGTCGATAAAACAGGTACACCAAATAGACCCCAATCTACAGCAGTAAAGTTGACTGTATAATTACCAGTGCCTCCTTGTTGTAAGAATAACAACCAGCAACCACCATCTTGAAAATTAGAGAAAGATATAATAGTATTATCTGTCAATACAACATCTTGATTACCAATAGATAAATCTAAAACCAACGTAGAAGAAAAAACTTGAACATTACGTTTAACATATTGTGCTTTAGTAAATGTTTGGTTTTGGTCAACTTGAAAAAATTCGTGTATCCATCTACCTTGATTATCTATTGGTTGCACTACATATAGATTATCAGCAGTTCGTATATCAGATTGTTTATAAGTATAAGATAAACCATTAGTAATAACTTTGCGTACTTGCTCATTAGTACGGTATGGATAAACTAGTGCTTTTAAGGTATCTATATTTGATGTAGAGTCTGCCCAAAATAATGCACGATTATATGTATCTTTATAAGGTAAGAAACTAGTTGCAATACAACCCTCACTAGTAGCATGTGATATATCAGAGACAGAACTATTATCGTAAAAGAAAGAATAAGCAATAGATACTTGACCTGCTGGTACTGTTGCACCTGCTCCTATTGCTAGATGTGTTATACTTACAGGAGCAAATAGACCTTGAGTATATGCATTAATCACTGTCTCTGTAAGTATTGTACCTGCTGACCAATCAGATATTGTACCTGTAATTAATCCAAGTGTGGGATCTATCGTAATAATAAAACCTTTATAAATAGAACCTGATTTAATTATAATCTGTACTTTATTAGTATTTAATTTTGCTTTGTTTTGTAAACCACGTATTGCAAGATCCCTGTATAAAGGATTAACTGTATTGTAATCTCCATTCTTTTCTATGGTCAGTGTGTATTGTACAGCTTGCCCATCTGTTAATGTCGTAGGAGTAGAAAAAGAACTTGCTGTAGTATAACGTCCTACTGTTGAGAATAAAGCTCTTTGAGGTTGTGTTAATGTAGGTGAACTTATTGTTGTAACACCTGTTCTTGCTATTCTAACAGTTTGATTTACTGTATTACTTACTACTACAGTTAAGTCTTCAACTACAGCATTACGAAATGTGTAAAGATTAATACAACCACTACCTTCTAAAACACGTAATACACCTAACCCATAAGGTACAACTAGACGATTATCGGATTCACTAAATATCAAGTCACCTATAGCTATATTTGATTCACTATAAGAAGAAACATTAGAATCAAAGTAAGGATATATGGATAAACTTACTGAAGCTGTAATCGTTGTATCAACATCTATAGCAGAAAATCGAGGTGTAACTGACAGTAATAAAAATTCATCAGCTAGAAGATCATCCTCTAATAAAATATTACGTGTAAAATGGTCATATGGTACAACAGAACCAGCTGACAGCATATTTGTTGTATCTAATGAATAATTACTTGTAGCTACTTTTCCATATATAATAACATCAAGTAGACCAGAAAAATTATCTGTCATATCTTTATTATCAATACGTACTGATAAAGTAATACGAGTACCTTTAGCAATCAATGTATTTGAAGCTGACTTTAAATAGTAACGAATAGGTGTACCTATATTACCTGTTACATCATATACAGCAAAAATAAGATCAGGATTTTCATCCGATAGATTAATATCTTGATTACAACCATTAATACTTGTTGTTAAAGAGGTGGGATTTTCTACTAAATTACTAGATTTACTATATAACCAACGACCTGTTGCTGCTATAAGAACTGTATCTGCATTAGCAGTATCTATAGCTATTGCACTATATCTATATGTACGAGAAAGTGACGTAATAAAACGACGCATACCATGTACAGGTATAATGGGTAAATTTGCTGGCACATCAATAGTAGAAGAGAAGTTTAGATGATAATCTTGAGTAAGTATAATTTGACTAATATCAGTACTAAGGGGTGTATTACTACCTAATGTCGTATGTGTTACTTGATTTACTTGTAAAGCTGCATAAGTACCAACAAGACGTGCTGTAGTGAAATCGTTTGTTGTGCTTGTATAAATAAGAAATTCATGCCAATCTTCACTTTCAGTATATGAAAGACCTGGGATTACAATACTTACAGTACTATTATTAGGGATAACTATAGAAAAAGGCGTAGATGGTTGATTATAACCAGATCTTGCTCTACACTGAAGCCAGAAAAAATATGTATTATTACCACCTTGTATTAATCCACCACTAGTTATATATACTGCTGGTGCTAATACACTCGATCTTCCAGATGCGAATTGAGTTGTCATTCTTTTCTATATGAGTATTTCTTTATTATAACGTAAAAAAGCACTCGTTTTCACAAGTGCATTACTATGTCTTCTTTTATTTTATACTATTTTAAGTTAGACAATCGTTAAATCATTACTTATGCAGTTGAATGAGACAGCAGGGTAAATCTTATTACCATTTACTGTTACAGCACTACCCTTTTCTAAAGTTTTAAGAGCATAAGATTTACCATCTAAAGTAATATTAGAAGTGGGTAAAGCACCTGTGACAACAGCAGATGCATAAGCAGATAGGTATGACTCAAGAGTATCTGCAAGAGAAGCAGGAACACCTTTAAGAGTAACCTTTTGTGTAATACGTGCAAAGTTAAGATCAGTCAAATAAGAGCCACTAGGAGCTTTTAATTGGAAAACTGATTCATTACCTTGTTGAATGTCACCTGGCTCAATAGGATGATTAGAGAACGAATCAAATGCGAGAGTAATAGCCATTTATAATATATCTCCTTTAATGATATATAATTATCTTATCATATTTTGTTATTGGAATCTACGAGAGAGTTCCAATAACTCTTGTCTTACTGATTTGCCAATATCATTAGCTACAGCAGTATCTGCATTACCATTAACATTTACATTAACAGTAAAGGCATTGTTACTAGCCCCATTAGTCTGGGATGTGTTATTTTTATCTGTAACATTAGTAATAGATCCATCTTGTAATAATTTCACTTGTGCTTCTTGTCGTTGATTAGCTATACCAATACGTTCTTCATTCTTTGCTCTTGCATAATCAATCTGTGCTGATGGATCAGGATTAATATTAGATATAGATCCATCAGCATTACGAAAAGTACGAACAATATCATTTCTTGCTTTTGGTGGTTCAGCAATATTGTCATTTAATTGCACTTGTTGATTTAAAGAACGAACAGTAGCATTAACACTTGCATCACCTACAGGCTGACGTAGATTAACAGCATTTACAGCTAAAAACTGTTGTCTTGCTGTTTTTAGATTAGCTGGATCAAACTCTTTAGTATAATTCAATGAAGCTGTGGATGCAGCAAGTATTGATTGTTGCTTCTGTAACTGTTGTTGTTGTGCAAATTGAGTAGGAAGTTCAGCTAATTGTGAAGTAACATTATTTTGTAATCCAGCTATAGATTTACGAGCATCAGCAATAGCAGCTTTTTGTTCAGGTGTTTTTGCATCTTGTTCTTTAAATGATAACTCAATATCTATTAACTTGAGTCTGGCTTGTGTTTCCTCAAGAGTAGATTTTGTTTTTTGCTGTTGGATTTTAAGTAGATTTTCTTCTAGTGCTGCTTGTTGTACAGCAATATTAATTGACAAAGCACCAGCTAATTTTCTAGCAGCAACAGCATCTTTACTTCGATCTTCAGAATCAAAAGAACCAGCAAAAGTAGACAGCGCATCTTTTTGCAATGTCAAACCTTTAACCTTATTTTCTATGGTTGACTTTAGTTTATTAGCTATTAAATCAAGAGACTCTTGTTTAGCATTGAATTGTAAAGATATTACCTGAGAAGCAAATTGATTATCAAGTATCTTACGTTTCGTATCAATTTCTTTTTTAGCTTCAACGGTAAGATTACCAGATGATTTTAGAGCCGCCTCTTGTAGAGTTAATTTCTCTCTCTCTAGTGATAAAGATTCAGTTGCAGCAGTAACTTGTAATTTATTATTTAAACCAATAATACCTAAAGAATTAGCTTGTGAGACGTATGTGATGTCAATTTGTTTTAAAGTACCAGCCAGTGTAACCGTAGAAGATAAAGATTCTTGTATTGATGCACTTGACTTTTCAGCTATATCTTTTCTACCTTGAAAAGTAGTAACAGCTTGATCATTCTTAAACTTATTATCAAAAATATCTCTTTGAGCCTTTAAATCTTTTTGAGCTTCAGGTGTAAAAGTACCTGTTTCACGTAAAGCTTTTTCTTTTAAATCTAATCTTTTCTTTTCTAGGTCATAATTTTGTTGATTTTCAGTCAACTGTACTTTTAATCCTTGTTGTGCGCCTACTATTGAATTAGTACCTAGTACAGCATTGGTTGTTGCTACAGTAATATTTAATCTATCCTGCTCAATATTCTTTACAACCTCAAGATCTTTTATAATACCATCGTATATAAGAAGTTGTTTTTGTAACGCAGCTTGTTTACGATCACCTTCTTGTTTATCATTAAAAGCTTTTGATAATTCAAGTTGTTTACGTTTAATCTCATCGGTTTGATTATCCTTTTGACCTTGACCTGTAATAGTTTTGGTTAAATTAGATAAAGAAAAATTAGGATTCTTTATAGTATTTTGTTGTGCAAACTGTACTTCAGCTAATCCTTTACGACTAGCCAGCACTGCAGAATCTTTTTCAAAATCTTGTTCAGCATTTTGAATCTTAAGATCAGCTTTTGCTCTATTATCAGAGTCTTTTGTCTTTCTTATTACTGTACCATACTTATCTTTACTTATAATATCTGTATTGCCATTCATTTTACCATTCATTTTATCAACAATAACTTGTTGATTATATAAATCATTAGCACTCTCTGTACGATTTTCTAATCTTGTCTGTAGTTTATCCTGTTCTTTAACAAAACTATCAGAATCAAACTTAGATCCTTTTGATTCTAGTCCTAGAGAGATAGGAGCTATAAGATTAGTTTGTACGGAGGCTTGTGATTGTTCTATAGAAGCTTTTTGTTGTCTTAAAAAATCATCACGTTCTTTCTTTTGATCTAACTGAAATTGTTTTTCTTTATTATTTGCAATTGAAGTTGAATTTTTTCCACCTTCATCTCTAATACCAAATTTTTCAAATATTTGTTGTTTTATTTCAAGATCAGTTTGTGATAAACCTAATCTTGCTTTCTCACGATCATATAAAAGATTAGAAGCATTAATCTCTTTTGTAATACGTGCTTCAATTGTTTTATTCTTTTTATCAAGTTGTAACTGTGCTAAATCATTAAGTGCCTTTTCTTTAACAGCAGAACCCTGTTTTGCAGCAGCTATTTTTTCTTGAGCTTTAATCTTTATATCTATAACTTGTATTTCAGTTTGATCGATAGATTCTTTAGCTACTGTTGAACCAGCGACTTCAGAGTTACTAGCTAATCCTTGTAAACGTCTTGCTGATGTTTCAAGTTTTCCTACTTTATCGGCAGCAAGTTTAGCTACATTATCTGTTACTGTATTTATAACACCTAGTACAACTTTAGCATCTAGCTTAGAAATAAGTGAACTACCATTAGTGTCTTTTAAGTTAATTAAATTACTTATTTTATCAGTAACATCTTGAAATTTATTTATATCTAGAGATTCTAAATTTTCTGAACTTACTTTTAAACTATCTAATAAACTAGGTATAGCATTACGTGAAGCATCGGTGTCAGTTTCTAATGCCTTTCTAATGTTATTAATGCTAGATACAGCAGATGTTTCTTCTTTTTGTGCTGCATTAGCTCCAACACCTTGCCCACTAGCTGTTTGATTGATTACATCTGTATTACGATTTACAAGTTTAGATTTAAACTTAGCTCCAAAATTAGTTGTATCCTCAATCTGTTTTGCACCTACAACTATTCTACTTTTTACAGCACTTTTCTGTGCATTATCAAGTTTAGGATCATTTAAAGTTTCTTCAAGACCTTGTTGTATTACTTTTAATTCAGCTATACGACCTTGTAACTCACTATCAACTCTTGAGGTATCTTCAGCAGTAATTTGTGCGCGTCCTGATAATACTTTATTAGCTTTTGTTGTTAAATCTTCACTTAATAATCCTGCTTCTAATTGATTCTTATTTAAGCTACCAATAGCAGAATCAGTATCAGTCTTAAGTTCAGTTATTTTAGCACTAAATAAATCAATACGATCTACAATATCTTTTGATATAGGGTCATTTTGGTGACGTAATTTATCGAGTACACCATCATTTAAACCAGCTTGATTTTGTGCAACATCTATTTCTTTATCATAGATATCTAATCCAGATTTAACTTTAGCTTTTCTTTTTTCACGCTCTTGAGGTGTTACTGCTTTATCTACTTTAAACTTATCATTAAGTTCAGTCTCCTTACGATTTAAAGCTTCTTTTTTAATAGTTTCTTTATCCCCATTGGCTTCAACAGTTGTAGCGAGTTGACTTATTGCTAAACCAATTGCAAGACCAATACCAGCACCAATAAGAGTTCCAAGTCCAGGTGCTATGCTACCTAAAGTAGCACCTATACTTGCACCAGCAGAAGCTGCACCAACACCAAAACCTCCCACAACAGCCGCTCCGATTGCTACAGAACCACCAGCTAATGCACCAGTAATTGCCCCTGCCGCACCACCAGCAACTATACCTGCTGTACCTATTGAAAGTATACCTGTTGTATCAGTTTCTAATTTCTTTCTTGCTTGTCCACCATCAGTAGCACTAGCAAGACCTAATCTATTATCACGTATCTCTCCTAAAGTTTGTGTTAAAAATTCATCACTAGTACGAAAATCTTTTGTAGCGAGTTGTGTTTGTAACCTCTCTCTACGTATGCCTGTTGCATTACCAACAGCTTTTTGTATATTCTTTTCTTGTCTCTCAGATTTAACTTTTTTAGTAGCTTCTTCTTCTGATAAACCACCTTTTACTAAAGACTCTATTCTTTTTTGTTCTGTTAAAGCTCTATTAGTACTTTCAATAGCTTGAGTTCTTTTCTTTTCAGCTTCAGCATTCTTTTCTATGGTATCTGCTCTAAAAGCATTGGATTGTTGAAAACGATCAAATATAGCAAAACCAACTGCGAGAGCAGCTAAACCCAGAGTTAATGGATTTAAAAATTGTGAAATTAAAGAACCACCTAATGATAATAAACCTTTACCAGCATTAATAATCCCTGTTTTTAATAAACCAAGACCACTACCAGCCGAAGAGAATAATTTACCTACAGCCTGACCTACATTAGATATACCTTGAGAAGTACCTGCTAAACGTAAAGCTTGGTCTACTTCTCTAATTGAACCTGTACTACGACTAAAAGGTACTGTAATAGCAGTAAGGACACGTGCAATACCTTGACCAACTTTACTAAAAGCCTCACCAGCTACTACTGTCCTTACAAAAGATTTTTCAAGTTCACCATTTTTATTTAATAAACCTTGTGTACCAGTTGAAGCTTGTATTAGTGATTGTGATAAATTTGTAATAAGTTTAGAATTAGTAGGTTGCTGTGTTTTAGCTTCTTCTAATGATGCTTGTATATTTTGAATAGGTGTAACTTTTTGTAGTTTACCCTGATTATTAAGAGTTTTAGAGTAAGGAGATACAGCTTCAGCAGCACTAGCAGATCTAGCACGTAACTCTGTAGCCGTATCTGCTGTAATAGTGCCTTTTGCTACTTCATTTCGTAATAGACTCTCTTGTTCTAATTTTAACTTACCAACTTCTGCAATTTTATCACGTTGCTTAATAGATGATTTCTCAATATTTTTACTATTAGCACCTTGTTGAGTAACTGTACCTTGACCTTCTTTAGATTTTAATGCAGATAGTTCTTCTTCTAAAGCTAAGACTTCAGCTTTAGCAGCTTCAATTTGTTCAATGTTTAAATTAATAGGTTTTTCAGATGCAATTTGTATATCTTTTAAAGCTACTTCTATTTCTCTTATTTGATGAACAACTTTTTTAGCTTCTTCTGTATCAGAACCTCCGGGTATTGCAGAGAAACCAGCAGACTTTGCTTTTAATTCATCTAACTTACCTTCTAGACCTTTTTTAACATCTTTACTTGTATCTATACCAATAATTTGTTTTAGTGCTGAACCATAATCACCAAGACTAATAATAGAATTACTAATTAGCTTGCCTTGACTTATTAATCCACCACTAAATAAATTATTAAATATATTAATTGTTGCCAATATACCAACAACAGATAAGAAAGCACCACCTAAAGATGATACAACACCAACAACTTTACCTACTGTATCTCCTACAACTAAGATCGTAGAAATAAATTGTTTAACCCCAGGTAGATCAGCAAGTACTTCAGTACTACTAACAAATATATCAAGACTTTTAATAGCCCCATCAGTAAAACCTGTAAATGATCCACCAAGTTCAGCTACAAGTTCTTCAGCTTTAGTTGATATACCTCTTAGTTTTATTGTGGGATCTTCTTGTACTTCGCCAAATACTAAGTTAAGTTTAGCAGGTGAACTGTTAGAAACAGCTGCTAATGAATCAGCAAATAACGCACCACCTTGAGCTGCCAATGCAAGAGCTGCTTGTAAAGCACGAGATTCAGGTATTATTTCACGAATGATTGAGACATTACCATTAGCTGCTTTAAAAACATCTGTAAGGGCATTACCAAGTCCTTTAGCTTGTACTGTTGCTAAATCAAACTTAACAGCCTGACCATTCAAAGAAAGCTCTCCTAGAGCCTTCACAGCTTGAGGTGTCTGAGATGCTAATGTACGAAATAATGCTTCAATACCTGTTAATGCTTCAGGTGTGGATGTACCTTGTGTTGTAATAGTAGCAACAGCAGCACCTAATTGATTAAGGTCAATACCAAAAGCTTTAGCCGTAACAGCAGTCTCTGCAAAACCAGCGGAAAGCTCAGGTATAGTCGTTATACCAACTTCAACAACTGCATTTAATTTAGCTGCAACATCACCTGCTTTAGATGCTTCAAGACCATATGCCCTTAAAGATTTAGTAACTAGTTCTGCCGTAGAAAAGAAGTCATTAAAACCAACAACAGATAATTTTGCAGATGCTTCAGCAATTTGTCGTGAATCACCAGAATTAGTAAAACCAGCAGATGCAATTTGATACTGACCAGCAACAATATCACTAGCAGATACAGCACCATTTAAGTCTTTTGATAATCTTTTAGCCTCATTACCAACACCACGTAACTCATCTTTTGAAATTTTAAGAATAGTATTAAGTTTAGTTAGATTAAGAGTAAAACTAATATCTTGTGTTTGTGATGCTGTACGAAAGGCTTGTAAAGCTTCTATATTACCAAATAAACCAGCTCTAAATAAATCAAGTTCATGTATAGCTGTTGTATTAATTCCTAGAGAATCAGAAAGATCAAGACCTTTTGATTTATCATTTAAAGAGGCAAAAGCATCTACTATACCTTTTATTGGTACAGTTACTATTTGAATATCTTGTTGTAGTTGAAAGAAAGATCCCGCAACGACAGCAACAGCAGAGCCAACTTGAAATAATTCTTTGCCAACACCTTTTAAAGTAAAACCAAATGCATCAATACCCTGTTCTGCCGCTTTTATAATTTTAACTGTATTCTGAGCAGACTTACCTACTTGATCAAAATCTCTAACTAATCCCGATATATTATTAGATACATCATCTTTAAATTTAACTACATAAGTTAAACTTTGATCTAATTGTTTTTTCAAATTAGTAAATATATCTTCTTGTTTTATAGATACTGGTAAAACAGGAGTTGCAATAGGCGCAATAGGTTTACTAGCAATAAAATTAGAAAAATCAGGATTAGTTAAAGGTGTTGGTGTGACCATTTATTTAATAGGCTTTCTATATTGATCTAACTCTAATAATTGTTCAACTGTTAATTCAGCATGACGACCTTGTGCAATTAAAAGTTCTATTTCAGGTGAAATAATCTTCTTTTCTATGGTCTTAGGTTTAGGAGTCCAAGTTTTACATTTCTCTATAAGTGATTTATATGTAATCTGTAGACTACCAAACTCTAGTATCTCATCTTCTAATAGTAAAAGTAAATCCTGTAATTTATTATTTTCTCTTTCTTGGTTACGTTCATCAGGAGGCGTTTTAATTTGTCCTTGTGTTTCAAGCATGTTCTCAAGTGTTACATGATCAAAATTATGCCATAACCATTCAGCAGAGTGAGGATTTACTTCTACTAGTTGAGCTAAGAAGTCAGCATCTAGGTCGCCTGTGCCGAAGCTAGAGTATCTGCTAAACGTTTGCTGTCCATCATCTTTCCCAAAGCCACTGTATAGTCAAAATGATGTAAGGAAGCAATAATAGATGGAGTAAGAGGATCATAAGAACCATCTTCTTTATAAGATGAGGAACAAAAAATACGTGCCATTTGTTCATAGTCATCTTCAAGCTTACTAAAATCTACAGATTCATCACCAATTGTAGATAGCATTTCCAAAGTCAACTGCATATTTTGATATGCATCATCATTCATCATTAGTGCAGCAAAAGATAAATTAGAGTTAATATAAATCTCCCACAATTGCTTCTGTAGTTCATATAGGTCACTCAATTTATCACGAGTAACGCGCTTAATATGTACAACAGTGCCATCATTATAGATAAGCTTCTCAGTACGAATATCTCTTTTCTCTTTCTTTACAATTGACATAGTATTTATTTATCTATAGTATTTGATTCGTAAGACACGAATAATAAATTATCCTTGTCTTTTTCATTATATCTTATTTTATAGGTTAAATTATAACCAAGTTGGGTAAAATCTTTATTATCTTCATCTGGTACTAAAATATTATGTATATGTAATATAGTTAGCTTATCATCTTTAGAAAATAATGTAGTTATTAAACCTTTAAAAGTATTATACTCAAAAGTAAAACTATAATTAGTATAACGTAGAGCCAAATAATACTGACCTTCTTTTAAACAAACAATGAAATCTATAGGAGCTTTTACATAGAGAGAAGAATTATCTTCTAACAGTAATAAAATATTTCCTATAGATTTATATTGTTTGTCAATGATTTTAATCATCCTAAGAAGCGGTACGCGCTACACGAGCATTTACAAAATAATCATCAGTATTTAAAGTAAAGCTGCCTAACTGTACACTTGATACAGATGCAATAGTGGTAGCATCAGAACCAGTTCCAAGTCCATCATAAGCTAGTAAACCAGTCTGTTTATATATTTTAAAACTAGCAGTCATAGTATTACCATCGCGGGTATGAGTACCTTCGATATCATACATAATAGCATCAAATAAACCAGGCGTAAAAGCAATAGAGGTTGCAACATCAGTACCAGTACCAGCAAAATTGCTAGATAGTGTTACAATTCCAGTAGCAGAAACCAAACTCAGAATGCGTACTAAAGGTGTAACTGTTACACTAACAGGTGATGCAAATAAAGATGATTCAGTATTGGGTAAGCTAAGATAAACAATACGAGTGGTAATATCAACACGAACAACTGTAGCACTAATAGCAATACCAGTACCAGAGATAGAATCACCACGTTTAGGAAGTGAGTTAGAACCTGTAAATAGAACAAAGTTCTGACTGTGATATACATGAGCAGTACGACTTAAAGTAGAAGAAATAGGAATGGTAACAGTACCACCTGTAACAGCAGATATAACATCACCAACACGTAGTTTAGCAAAATCTATAATACTAGGTGTAAATGTTGCGGTATTAGATACTACTGTTAGTCCTACTAAAGTAAAAGGAGTAGCTAATGTATCTTTAGCAGTAATAGGAAGATAAAAAGATTCATTAGAGATATTACCTACTGTTGGTAAATCTGCCATTGTAAAATTAAAAGGGACAGTCTGTACTGAACTAGTACGGACACCTGTAATTTCGTTTGTAAAAGCCATATATAACCTCTGTATTTGTTCTATTTTTATTATATACTATATTGAAGTATAAATATTGAATGTAGCTGTAACTATATTCATTACAGGTTCATAATTTTCACTAAATGTAGTATTATAGTTGATAACTAATGGGGAACTTGTATGTATTTTTATATGTGTATCTGCATAAAAGTTAGGTTCAATTATAGCTAACTTTATAACATCACCTATTAATGTTGAAAATGCACCTGTGTTACTTTTCCTTGTATAAGCCATACAGTGTTGTAATACAACTGTAGTTAAACTAATACCTGTATTTGGTAATACTGTATCTGTTGTTCTATAACCTTTTAATAAAGGATATCCCTGTAATGGCATATCAAATATATTATAGTCAGCAGCAGATTTAACTATGACTATAGGATCAAAAACGTAATTCAACGCTTCTTTTATATATTGTACTAATACCTTAAGATAGGTATCTTCAATAGGTGGTGGCACTATTATTGCACCTAACGCCGTTCTAGTACCTTGTAAATTTATTTCTATGGACATCTGTAAGAATCTCCATAGTGATTAGGACGATTATCATAGAAATCAACAGGTACTCTACTTCTATTATCTCTAATAATACTACCATCCTCACTTTTATCTCTTTCACCTATATAAAAACTTTGAGGAGTTTCTGTAGTATTCCAAAGATCTGTTCCTAAACCTATAGATGTTTTTACTATCTCATTTGGTAGAGGAATAAAACGAGATTGTAGCTGTTGTTGATTAGGACTATTTTGTGGTGTTGCTGTAGCACCTATAATTGTAATACCAGTACCACTAAATAAAGACTGAAATAAATCTAAAGCTGCTTGTTTTAGAACAGAGATATAATTATTATCACCACCTAAGCCAACATTACCTTCATATACAGATGTTAATATATCCGCCATAATTAATTTTTCAGCTACTGCATTTAAAATAGCATGAGGAAATAAAAGAGGTAAGTTATATATAAGTTGTAAATGAGCATTCATCCACTCTTCTATTTGACCAGCACTAATGCGAATAAGATTTATACTAACCGTTTGTTGTAAACCAGAAGGGGTGTCACCCAAACCTGTATCTATAAATACTCTAGTTGCTAAACGCTCTTTAATATTATCAACTATAGTGTAGTACAACATTAGATGTCACATAGAAAAGAAATAGAGTTGGAATATGCTGATGATATAAGTTTACCAGTACGAGGATCTTTTGTGTACTTAAGACGTAAAGATCGATTATCGGCAATACCTGCTTTAGAACTAGATTTAGAGAAACGATCAGAAGATCCACGATTCACTTGTCTAGCCGAACCTGCTGTTAAATCTGTACGTAATGCTGCTTTTCCCTGTAGATGTAGAGAATCACCAAGACTTTTTGTTTTCTTACCTATAGTTGATTGTAAAGCAGGTGCATTTTCAACACCAACTGAACCATACTTTTTAAGTGCCATAGCTTCTGCTTTTGCATTTAAACTTACAGGTGGTAATAAACGTTTCTTGGCAATAATCGCTGATCCTATGTCTTGTTTAGCTTTTTGAGTATTTTGTAGCCAGCTTTTAGCTTTATTAACTGTACTACCAAGTTGACCTGTAACCTTACTCAAGACACCTGTTTTTAAACCACCCATTGTGCCTACTAAACCAAATTCTGCTGTTGTTGTATATTTCATATTACCTGAACCATCCAAATATTTTATGACCTGTATTTACCCAACCTTTTCCTTCACGAGATACATTAACTACTGTTGATATATTTTTTCGTGTATCATCGAGTGGTCTTCGTTTATCTTCACGTTGTAGTCGTTCTTCACGAGCTTTTGCTTGATCTAAACGTCTTTGCTTATAAACAAGTTCTTCTTGTTTATAAGCTAACTTTTTATCCTCTAAGATAGGATTTTTCTTTTTACTAGAATTATAAGATTTTACTACTTTACCAGTCTCAAGATAAGAATCTGTATTATCCTTTTGCTCCTCAGTTTCTGATTTTTTAGTATTTTGTTTTGCAAAATCTATTATCAAATAGGTCATTTTATTCTTATCTTATCACAACTATAAAGAAATTAGCAATATCATATATAGAAGATCAAAGTTTTTCATTATTTTTCTTTTGATTTCTTAGATTCTGATAAGCTGCTAAACTACCAAGTGCCAAACCACCAGCAACGCCACCAGCAACACCATATTTTGTTTTTATTTTAGCAGATTTTTCTCTACCTAAGTTGTTAGCTATTAAAGCTCCGACACCTATACCACTACCAGCACCAACTAAAGAACCTGATATTAGGGCATCAACTTTATCTATCTTTTTCTTTTCTATGGACTTATTTTGTTCAGTAAAATTGGCTATATCAGATAATAAATACATATGTTGTGACTCTTTTGTTTCATAAATTTTTCTGTAGCGTATACCTTTTAAACCTATTTTGTGTTTACGAACCACACCATTACCTGCTGCTGTTTTAAGATCAGGTTTGGCGATTATCTTACCATTTATAGTTTTTATTTTTAATTGTCCATTTTTTATAAGCATAATTTTATACAGGGCAGGTAGGTAAAAGACTACCACAGTTATCAAGCTGTCCATCACTTCTCTTTACTCCATGAAGAGTAAAATCAAGAGTAAACCCATTAGCAATAGAGCCAATAGAAGAAGATTCAGTCACTAGTTGTCCTGCACTATTTCTAGCCTCTATAATATTACTTGAAGCATTTTTTATAATCGAAGCTATTGAACCATTTATTCGCATAGGCTTTAACCTATTAGACCCTATAGGAATATCTGCATCATTCAGCCTAGATGACCATGTAGAAGCACCATAATTAGGATTATGTACAATGTAATCAAACTCTACAACATATTCTATATTGGGACACTGCCCACCAGTAAATCCTGGTTGTATTATAGCACTCTGACATGCTGCTTGACTAGTATATGGCGTAGGAGTAGATGAGAAAGTACATTGTCCTCCAGAACATTGCCAGTATTGTATAGGACAACTTGCTGGAAGATTTCCACAATTATCTGTAGTACCAGCATCTCTTAAACGAATCCCAGTAATTACACCACGACCAGAAACATAACCAATACCATTACCACCACTATTGCTACTCAAAAAGATTAATCCATTTGTAGTCTTTAGCTTCCATGTAATAGAAGTCTTACCATTTGTAAGTGTATCTACTCCATAATCCGTTTCAATAGATTGAATAGCACCTAAAGCGCCAACTTCGCTCAACTCTTGAATGCTCTCTACACCTTGTAGATTTGTTCTATACAGAGTTGAATCTACAATATAAAAGACTGGGCATTGTCCCCCAGTAAATGTTGCTGGTACTAAAAGACTTTGACAATTAGCAAGAGAAGTATAATTACCTAAATAACTCTCTGAACAAATTCCACCAGCGCAATCCCAATATTTAATTAAAGAGTTTACACTTGTCAAATAAGTTATTGACCATAAATTAGCTCCTTGATAAACTAGTTGTATAGATTGTGAACTAGTGAGATTAATACCACCAACTTGTGCTACTGTAATTATTTCATTTGTTACAGGATTTATAATAGAGTATCCACTTGGTAGACCAACTCTCAATACAGAAGTACTATTAGTTGCAAGAGAGATTGTATCACCTATAATAATTGTTGAAGGTAATTGTACAGTACTGTTAGTTGTTGCAATATAATTTTTATTACTTTGCAAGGTTTGATTTGTAGATATAGGAATAAAAATATTACTGTTGACAGAAGAAAAATAATTATAAACTAACATTACATAACCTCAGTGATACGAGCAAATCCATTAACAGCAATCCAAACACCTTTTATTTTACCACTATAATCTTCGCCTTTGATAATAGTAAAAGAAGGTACATTGTTTGATAAAGGTGCAAGAACAATAGAATAGCTGTTAGGACTTGCATTACTGTCATGAAAACTGAGATATAAAATAGAAGTAGAGTCATTAGCAATAATTGCAGTTTTACGATTATTATTTGCTTCAAGAAGAGTTACTGAACTAATACTACTAGTAATATTAGATAAAATAGAAGTATCTGCAAAAGCTTGTACTACAGATAAAGAATTACTAGAAGACTTATTACCTAAACTAGAAGGTAGTTTTGTATTAATTGATGATAAGTTACCACCTGTCTCTAAAACTAAAGCTGAGGTATTAAGATTTGTACCTGCATTAACAGTAATAGCAGAAGATCCACTACCATTACTACTATTATTACCACTACCAAGTTCACCAAGTAAGAATCGTACTAAAAATAATCTTTCTAAAAGAGAATCTCTTAGATTTAAGTCAGCATATTCTAACTCTAATCTTCGCGTTAGAGCAAGTTTTTCTGTTGTTAAATAGTCTGATAATGCCATTGTTATACACCTTTATTATTTTATAATACCATAAAATCTTCTTTTGTTTTTATTTCTATAGGTAGTTTAAGATTATCTATAATTGACATACAAACACCTATATATCTATAATCTATAATATCGTTTTTATTTTCTTTAGCAAATATTATAATGACATTCTTAGAGCGTGGAAAATAATGACCATAGAAGAGAATTTGTCCAACAGCGTGTTTGATATTTGACCAGTGTTTAGCTTCATACAAAATATCATCTGTTAATATATCTATATAGCCCACAGGTGTATATACTTCGCGTTGATAACCAATACCTTTCTCTTCTAAGGTTTGACATATACTGTCCACAAATAGTCGTTCATGTGGATTTTTAGGTTTTTGTAATAACAGACGTGGAGGTTTGGGTAGGTCTATCATTTTTTCCTATTACCGAATTTCTTTTTATACATATCGTCAATGTGATCATTGATGCCAACAATATGAATATTTCGTTTTCCTACTTTTTTATCTAAGCTAGACAAAGCTCCACTAAAACGTTCATCATATTGTGAAGCTGGATTACCAACAAGATGTTCAACATGAATAGACTTTGCTGTTTTTATAGGTACTTCAGCAATACCTGTTACTACTTTTCTTTTCTTTCCACTTTTTAGATCAGTATAAGTTTTCTTTAAAAACTCTAGTTTAGGTTTTGTATTAAGGTGCTGTCTAAGATTAGTAGAACCACGCATTGCATTAATTACATCTAACCTATCTTCATTGATAGGATTATGTTCATTCCTAAGAAGATCTTTAGTTGTAGATCCCCATTTATTCAGAACCTTCATCCAATCAGGATCTTTATAGCCGAAGTCACTCATTAAATACATAATGGTCACCAATTATACTTAGTTGCGTAATAGCTTGACCCAAAAGGATCATCTTTAGCTACCGAACCATCTTTCTTTTTTATACCAGCAAATCGTTTCTGAAAATTATCACGTCGTTTATCATCTTTATGTACAAGATAATCCTCACGTGTATTATCACCCCAAGCTACAGTTTTTTTACGTCCATCAGAACGTTCTACAGTAACTTGATATTTCTTACCTTTTCTTGTAGAAAGTGTTGGCTCAGATATTTTATGTTCCATATCATTGTATTTAACAGTGTTAGCTTTATTTACTAACAATTTATCTACTGAAGCTACTTCAGCAAAATCACACAGAATAAAGATCATGTCTCAGTACTTGTTGTATATTTTTGTTTCTTTTGCAAAGATTTACTAATAACATTAGTACCTGCTCCTACAATACCTGTAGTTACAGCACCAATACCTGCTGCTAATGCTGCTTCTTTTGCTGTTCTTCCACGATTAGCTTTTTTAAAAGATTCAGCAATATCGCCACCAGCAACTTTTAAAGATTCACCTAACATACGACCTTTAGGTGCATGTAATAAGTTACGTTCTAAATTAGTAACAGCGATACCACCTAACGCACCTTCACCTGCACCAACAACCATATCACGAGGATCGATTATTTTCTTTTTTTCTTGTTGCTCACTAGCAAAATCACACAATAGATAAGTCATTTTTTACCTCTATATTTATCTTTTAAAATATTACTCCTCTTCCAAACTTTATTCTGTAAAAGTTCAGAATCTGGTACAGTTTCTTCCATCATACCACCATAACCTTTATAGGGATCTGTACGAAAACCAAGATAACCATTTTTAGAAGCGGCAGAGTCATCTGTCTTACGGATATCTGTAAAATTAGGATTTTTAGATTGATCTTGTTTTGGTGTGCCTTTTTCTAGTTTATATTTCTTTTTTAGAATATCTTTATCAGCATCAGTTCCACGCCAATATCTACTATTTTGTCTATTATTCTTTAAAGTATCATTAACTGTTTCTTTCATAAGATTAGAAAGTTTAATATCTTTTTTGTTATGTGTTATATTAGTAACGTATTCTCCTAAGTTAGTAGGTTTATCTAGCTTACCATTTCTGATTTTAGATCCACTAAGTTCGTACAAATTTTTCAACTGCTTATTAGCTTTTTTAATATAACCAAAATCTACTAAAAACCACATACTATTTATTTCTCTTATTTTGTAAACTAGAACTGTTCTGTGAAAACCAATTGCGTATACCTTTCTGTTTAGGTTTCTTGCTTGTGTAAGAACCACCTTCAGCTTTGTACTTACGTGTTGCTATAGATGCTTTAACAGCTGACCATTGCCCAGCCACACCTCCTTTATCAGAAGCTTTTGTTTGTGCTACTATGGCACGCCATCTAGGGCTGTTTTTCTCTTTACCAAAATCTACATACTCCCGAGCTTTATCATACACACCTTGCAAGTCACCGTCACCTTTCTTTTCTATGGTTCTAATTTTCTTGCGTAGTTTAAAAGGTATTTGTGACCACTTTTCTGTTGGTATTGATATATGTTGTGAATGTCCAGCATCAAAGTCACATAGAAGGAAAGTGGTACGGGAGAAACCAATACCGAGTGTCTCATACACAGGATGTTTATATCCAGCTTTGGTTTTTATATATCCAGCAGGTTCTTTGGTGTCAGGATCTATATTAATCTTCTTTTTACCTTTTAATGTGGCTATAACTTGCCTAGGTTCATCTCCCTGTGTAGGTAGATATAAACCTCCTTTCTTAGCATCAGCACTGTACTTAACATTCTTAGCATAAGTATGTTTACCACCAGATGTTACACTGATAATAGTTGAAGATTCTTTTAACTTTTTAAGAAGTTTTTCATACTCATCTTTATCTATTTTACCAGCTAAAAAATCGTTAATTACTTTACGTTTATCTACTGTCTCATTGATTTTAGATATGTTAGATAAATCCAAAGGTTTATCACTTTCTAAGTCTGGATCCCATCTACTTTTACTACGATAAAGATTTGATCGTGTTGTTGCTGGCTCTAATTTGTTGTTGGAAGGTCTTATAGATTTAGCATAGTCATCTACTTTCATTGTTGGTCTAGCACCAACAACTGATGTAAAAGCTTCGCCATGAATATCAACTATAGAAGACTTAGCATTTTTGTTTGTTTTTAAAGGTAAAGGAAGACGAAATACCTTACCTTCAGAACCCATCCAGTCTCTAGTTAATCGCTTACCATCACGACTTAAACCTGCTGGTCTAGGTACTAAATTCTTCATTTTCTTTAATTGTTCAGGTGTCATACTCTTTTACTTCCCAATTTTTTGTTGTATAGACGATCAACAGCATTGTTGATAGGATCAATTTCTATATTTTTAGTACCAGCTCTTTTACGTACAGAATCCACTGCACCCTTGAACTTATTATCTCTCTTTGAGAAAGGATTACCAACTAGATTTCGTACTATCAGACGGTCAAGTTTATCTTTACCTTGCATCATACCAGTAACTACTCTACGATTACGTCCTTGAGTATCTTTATATTCTTTCTTAAGTAGTTCTAGTCCTTGTCTATTACGCATACTGTCCAACATCATTTGTCGATGGTAAGCTGTAGTATCATTAAATGGCTCTATTGATTTACTTATACGTGACCATTTATCCAATATTTTATTATAATTCGGTTCTTTAAAAGCAAACTCAGCTAGTAGGTACATTTTGAGAATCCATATGTTGTTTTATTTTTAGCCATCTCTCTGTGCTAAACTTTTCTTGGTTAAAATACCACTGTCTTATACCACTATGACCTTTACTTACATTACAGGAACGACAAGCAGGGATCAAATTTGAGTACTCATCACTACCAAATTTAGCTAGAGGTGTTATGTGGTCTATAGTTAGTTCTTTATGTTTTTGGGTATAACCACAATAAGCACATTGATTGTTCCATTCTTCTTTTAGATGTTTACGCATCATTGCGGCATGTTGACGAGGGATATACAACTCAAGACCGCTTTGCATGATCAAACTCCAAATATAATCTGAACTTATAGTTTAATTATAACCTATAACTGATAAATCCCCTACTTGACTGCGTTTTGCCCGTTTGTCCTGAATATATATTACAATAAAAGAAAAATACATATGTCAAATAGTAAGTTTCTCATATTAAAAATCTTTTCGATGAAGAAGCCCAACAAAAAGCTGGCAAGTCAAGCAAGAGTTAGGTGGATTTGATTAAATCAAGCCAAAACCTCATGAGCTTTATTATAATAAGCTATGCGGTCGTCTATACCGTTGAGTCCTCCGTTGACAACTCTTGTGACCATATAGATGTCAGCACCTTCCTTATTAATATAATCAGACAGTGTGTTTTTATTCCAAAACCAACCAGCGCTAGTGAAGGGATAGTTATCAGCTACATAATAACAACCTTGTTTAATAACTTCAGGATCGTTTATATCTTTTGAGAAACTCGTATAATTTCCACGTCCTGTTAATTGTATAAAACCTGAACCTTTAAATTTACAACCATCACCTTTTTGTGTGTTACCTAAATCTTCACGACCTTCATAATCATCACCTGAAGCTATTTCCTTAGTATAAATAAGACCTGCAGATTCAGCCCCAACTTGCCCTAAGAACTGGCAAACATCTTCATGGGTGTTTATACCAAAAGTCTGCAAACACCTCTTAAAATCGATATACAAGGCATCTGATAGCGTATTATTATATATATCTTCTAGTTGTGCTTTTGTTGGTATAAAATCCGTAGAAAAAGAAATTAATTGATCATCTTTATATAGAGAAACATGTTCAGCAAAAGCATATAAAATACCAAGTATACTATTACAATTTAATTTTATATGTTTTTGAGATGGTGCTTCATAGCTAGTAATGGATAGTGATTGACCAGAAGCTATTGAAATTTTTTCATTAGAACTTAGTAAAGAAGAATCAATAGGTTTGGTTTTAAACCATGTCTTTTGATTAGCTTTTACGTACAACCCTGTAGTGTTTTGTTCTTGGCTACTACTTGCCGAAGATTTTCCCAGCAAATTAGTTGGGTTAATAATATCATCAGCTATTTCAGCAATTGTATTAATAGTTGGATCTTTTGTTATTGAATTAACAATAGATTCAGCAGGTTTTTCTACAACTTGTGTTACCGTTGTAATAATATTAGCGGGTTGATCTTGTACAGCTACAATAGGTACAACAGGTACTACAGGAATTTCTACAATAGCAGGTTGCATAACAGCTACTTTTACAACATCTGTCTTATCACGTCCAATAATACCTTTAGGTGTATAAATATTAGGCTCTACTAATTTTAAAGTAGCAGCAACTCCAGTAGCAATAACAGATGAAATCAAGTGTTCTATATCTTTACGACTTAAATTACCATCAATTGCAGAATCAATAGCTGGTTGACAACTAGTTATATAGAATAAACCGATAACTGTCCAAAAATGTTTAGTAGTAAATAAATTACGTTGTTCTAACATTTTAATTTCCTCCTTTTAATTTTTATTTTCTTTCTTTTTACGATTGGCTAATGCTAAAGCAGTTCCAACACCAGCAATACCTAACACACCTGCACCGAGAGCTAATCCAAGACCTATACCACCTTTACCTTTAGGTTTGACTGCTTCTGTTACTGTCTTTACTTTAGATGTATCAAATTTAACTTGAGGTATATCTAATTTGATATCAGGTACTTTTGTAAACTTCTTAGCAAGCTTTGTTTGAGCTTTACTTACAGATTGTACTTTAATATCTTTACTTGGACTCTTCGGTGTGAGTATATCTTTAGGATCTAATTTATTCTTTTTCTCTCCAATAGTTGAGGCTGATTGTGGTATATATTTACCTGTTGATATTTTAGAATCATTGATAATTTTATTACCCTTTTCAGATTTCAGTTGCATACCAGCAGTATTACTATTGTCAGTATATTTAGTTTTTCGAGGTAGTTGTATATTGTCGTCTGCTAACTGATAAGGTGCTAGAATTTTACCTTTAGTACCGAAAACTTTGGTTCGTGCTTCAAGAGGGTCAGCATCTCTTAAATTCTTACGGTTTCGTAAGAACCTTTCTGATACATCTTTATTAGATGGATTAACACCTACTTCGTCCACAGTCATACGTTTTGCTGTTTTTAACTCAGCTTCACGTTTCTTTTTTTTATTCTCTTTATTACCAAAGGTTGCATAAGGCAACATATTAGCTAGTATAAACATATATTATTCTATCTCAGAAATAACTATAGAAGTGTCAGCCCAACTTTTGCCGAAGCCCAATTTCTGCCATTTATCGAGGTCAGCCATAGAAGAGAAAGTAGTACCATTAGATAAAGCCTCAACGAGTTTTTCTGCAGTCTTACGTGAAACATAAGGTAGTGATGCTAGTTCATCAACAGTTGCTATCTTTAATGTAATTTGTTTTGCACCTTGCACTACATGGTCAGGTGAATTAAGACTTGTAAGATCAATAACAGTAGGTTGTACTTCAGCAATAGTCTCTGCTTGTCCATAAGAAGGTTGAAAATGTTGTTCAATAACATTTTTATTAGCAACTGGATTATAATGAGATTCAATTACATTTCTTTCTATGTGGCTTAATTCTGGTGCTAAAATTGTACCATGATCAACTAATGTTGCAAAAGTTGACTGTAGTGCAAGTTGAGGTAACTCAGATTCAAAATAAGGTTTGGAACGTTGTTGGTAAACAGAACCATCTTGAGTTACAAATGTACGATGTAAAATATATTTACGCATTAGGGTTATTTAAGATATTGTTAGTTTGTGCAATATTAGGTTGCGGTGTCGGTACAGTATAAGTTTTCTTTTTTCCTTTACCAATTAAAGGTGCAGCTATATCATCAGCGACTGGTGCTATAGCTTTTCCAATACTTGCAAGAAAAGAACCTCCAGAATTTGTAACTGGTGTCGCTACTTTCTGTCCTATAGCTTCTCCAGCATCTTCTATTAATGTGGTGGCTATGCCAAAATCAGATATTATGTGCATATATTAATTTCCAATCTGTACCTTGTAATTTATATAAATTAGTTGGTTCTTGTTTTTGTGCTAGTGATGTAATACGGATAGGTAAAGGTAATCTTATTACTGAACCTTGTTTATGTAGCATTGTATTTTATAAGTAACTATATCTATTATATCTTATTTATGTATTTCGTGTACTACTACCTTCTGTTTTTTTAGGTGGCTCTCTTGGAGTAGGTGTAAAATCGCCAATACCTATAATTATAATAAGAACTACTGAAATAAAACTGTAGGTTTTTCTCATAAGACTTTTATTTTTATTATAACTTATAAAGATACTTATATGCTATATACAGCATATAAAAATAAAGTAGACTTTTACATCTACTTTATTTAATATATTTAAAACTATTACTAAGAAATCTTACGACTCAAACCAAATTTACTGCATTCAACAGAAACTGGTAAGATTCTAGCAAGTACTTCACTTACATCCTTGCTTTGAACAAGTAGATCTTGATATGTGCGTTGATATATACCAGCTGCAGCATTATTTTCAATAACTCCACCCATAGCTTTAAGGATCTTACCTTTCTTAATGAAACAGTAGCGATCAGTATTCAAAAAGCGAATATTACCACCAGAAGTACCGGGAGTTACGTCCATTTCTGTACGTTCATCAAATGTACTAATTTTAGGTATACCACGAGCTTCAAGAACAGCTTGCAGACGCTCAGGAGCAACAACACCTTGTAATGCAGCACCACCATCTAAGAATAAGCTAGAAGCTGCTTCTTTAGTAGATTTCTGTTGTAACAATTCTTGCCAAACCTTACGTGACATAACAATGGCATCAGGAGCCATACCAGTTGAATCATAATACAAGTTAATGTCATTATAGATGTCTTGAATACCATTAGCTGTTGCACGATTAGCAGCTGTCCAAGGAATATCAACAACAGCAGTAGGAAAGTGATCTCCTGCTGTAATCAATGAAGAATCTTTCCAATCTAGGTCAACACTCATCTGAGTACGAGGATCTACATAATTAACAGCACCAAATTGAATAACTTGCCAAGTCATATATTCCAATAGTTCGCCAACAGAACGTACTAGACCTGAGAGATTACCAAATAATAAAGCAGCAAGACTGTTATTAGAACCTTCAATGACTTTACCATCAGCACCCATCATATTTTGTACATAGATACCACGAGCTTCTGCTAGTTCAATAGCATCACGTAGATTCCATTGGTCTTCTTCGTCATATTCATGTCTAAGACCAACCTTGAAGGATTCAGCAGTGATCTTACGAAATTGACCCTTACGAGTTGAAGGGATAGCTCCGTTAGGTGCTACAACAGAAGCCATCGTATTAATCTGCTTTGTAATGTAAGCTAAGAAGTTACGATTATCGTATGTCTTAGTCTCTACATATTGATCTAACCATTTAGATCTTTGTTGAAGTTCCCACAAAGTTTCGTCAACAACCATATCTGCTTGACGGCTTTGGAGTTCTTCGTTTAGCCAAGTGCTAATATAAGACATTTTTTAATTCTCCTAATTTAATAAAAAACAAATCGGTTGAGACGACGTTTAATGTCCTCATCAACATAAGGTAAATTAACAGTATAAATACCTGTATCACAACCAAAACAAGGTGCAATATCTACAGAAGGTTTAGTCATAAAATCGATACCATGACAATATACGCCAAGTAGATTTGTAAAACGAACTCCAATACGCGCACCAACTGGTACATCTAAACTAGAATTAGCTGTAAGAGTGATAACACCTGTTACAGATACAAAAGCAATAACACCAATAACAGTGTTACTAATAGTTAGAGTAGATCCAGAAGCAGTTGAAACACCAGCAACAGAAGCTGCAGTATCATCAACATTACGAGCAGCAGAAGTCAATGTACGTGCTGTAGAACCATCTTTACCGTATAGATAAACAGTAGCGTTCATTGCGACAGCCTTAACTAAGCCACTAATATTAGGATTATCATTAATAGCATTAGCAACAGTAGTAGCAATATCTGTATTAATAGCTGAACCAGTTACAACAAGAACAGAATAACCATCAACAGTTACTTTAACGGTTTCTGTTGTTAAATACGTACCACTAAGAACAATACTTCCATAAGGTTCTACGATATATAAAGAATCACCTGTTTTAAAAGTGTTATATGGTAATGCTACAGTACCAATCGTTGCAGCTACAGAAAATGCACTAGTTACTAAAGAACGAGCTAAGAAACGTACAGCATTACCTGTTTGTACAACAAATGAGCCAGCAGGTACAATTTTATAACCATAAGCATTAGAAGCAATATCAGTACCAGAGACAACGACTGAACGAGGATATTGCGCTCCGTCTTGATTAAATAGAATAGGGAGATCCTGTACATAAGGACTCTCACGCTTGATATAAGACATTTTTTACCTCTTATTTATTAAATAAACCAATCGCTTGCAAAGAACGTTTAGCAGTCTCATCCATATGAGAAGAACGCTCTACAGCAGCAAAATCAACATCTACATTTACATATTGATTAAAGTCCACCAACTTGCCACAACGCTTAAACAATTCAAGAGCAAATTCTATCGCGTGTAGTTGTGTATCTATACTGACTCCATTTTTTGAAGCTAACATAGAAAAAGAAGCAACCATATCTTCTTCACGATTAAAGTTAGCCACCAAAGCTTCTTTAGCAATAGGAGCTAACCAGCCTTGTTCAACTCCGAACTCAGCCCTAGCATTGATATTAGCTAGACGATCTTTAACAGCACTAAATGTTTCAACAGTTGCTAAACGAGCCTCAAGTTCAGCAACACGTGTGTCACCTGCGGAAAAAGAAGCTGTATTACGTGTATAAGCAGAATAAGCACCAACAGCTTCATATTCTTCTACGTCTTCATACTCTTCTTCATACTCATCTTCTAATTCTGCTGTTAAATCAATTAGATTAGCAGAATCCATAGCAATAGCTAACAAACCATTATAAACATCTCGGTTATTAGTTTGATCAAATACCGATGCCATGATTTCAAAATCTTCTTGTTCAATATCAATTTCAGAAGCTTCGATTAGACCGACGATTTGCTCATCATCTACTTCAAAACCTTGCTCTTGGAAAGCTGTTGCGATAGTATACAAACCATCATCAACAGTTTCATATTCATCATTGATTAGATCCAATAAGGACTGACCAAATAAATTTCCTGCTTGAATATTATACATTTATACCTCTTATTCTACGTTCTTATTCTTTTTACTTAAAGCACTACCAATTGCTGCAATACCAGCACCAGCAGCACCAAGACGTACAGCCTTACCTGTTAAAGTACGACCAGCGACTTTGTTCAATACGCCTCTAGCACCAATACCACCTTCTTTAAAGCCCATTTTACCGAACTTCTCAGCACCTTCAGCAAGTGTTTTACCAAAACCTTCAGAAGCCTTACCTTTAGCAATTAAAGCACGTTCAGGATTACCACCAACAGCAGAAATGTCATTAGCTAAAGTCTTAACTGATTTACGGAAACCTAAACCATCTGCCACACCTTCAATTGATTTCTGACCATTAAGCTTACCTAATGATTCAGTCCTAGCTTTCTTAGCTGCTATAAAATTATTAGGGGCAGTACTTGCTTTAGCTTTAGCAAAATCTTCACCAGCTTTAACTTTTCTAGCAGCTTTAATTGCCTCATCAGATTGAGGTGTAACAGGAACAATAGCAGTAGGTGGTTTTGCTTGTGATTGTCTAGATAGTGCATCTAAAGTTGCTTGACGATTTTCATTAGCACTAGGCATACTACGTGGAGTATACGTTGGTGCTACTGGTGCTTCAACTACTTTCTTTTTACGAGCAAAGTTTGCTGATTTATTGTACTTAGCGAATGTACCTAATGTACTCATTTAATTACCTCTCTAACAAGAGTATTTTTGTTTACTTTTTACGGTTTTACCTGTTGGTTTAACCTTTTTTGTTTTATTAAGCATTTCTGCAAGTCCAAAGTTAGCTGCTCTGTATTTACTTGCTCTATAAGTTGGCATTATAGTGCCTGTACCTATTACATTTGCTGTATCAGTAATCTCTGTGGATTCTTTCTCATTATTAAGATCAAGTAATTTTTTAACTCTTTCAACAAAACCATAAAGAGTAACATCTAAGAGTTGGTTTGGATCTTTTCCTTTCAACTCTGCCTCATCGGCTGTATAAATATTACGAATATATGACCAAAGTTGTTCTGTTAAATCTTCATACTCTTCTTCTTTATCTTCTAATTCATCTTCAGTTTCTTGGTCATCATCCCAAGTCAATGCTGAAAACTTAGCTTTACTATATAAAGTAGCATGTTCCCAAGCAGGAATACCAACAAGTGATATTTCTTTTAAAGAATCAGTTAAAAGATCCAAACCCATAGAAACAGAAGAAGCTGTTCCTTCTAATACTTTCTCTATAACTTCAGGAGTTTGTATAACTAAGTTACGTACAAATAATGCTGCTTTACCTAACAGTTTAATAGCTTTAGGATTGATTTTATCTATATCTTCTTGCGTTACTGTTTTAACATATAGTTCTGCATTATTAGCATTACCAACAGTTGCTAAAGCTGTCTTATTATGTTCCAATAACAAAGGTAGTTTAATACCTTCCTCAAGTGCAGCATTTGTATTAGCAGCTATATTTGTTAGTCGTTCAGCAGTAAACGTATGTACAACACCTTTTGAATCAGGTAGTGTACCTTCTAACATTAAAATAGCATCTTTAGTTACACAACCATTAACGTCCTGTGCAAAGGTAGATAGCAATGAAGCTTGTTTACCTGTGAAGTGTGTAGTAGTTGTGGTTTTTGTTTTTATCATCGTTAAAGATGTTTTTGTTACTATTTATAAGATATACTAATATATATACAGAGACATCTAAAAACTATAATAAATCGGAAATGCCGTTATCTAAATATTCTGTTAATGCTAAGATAGGTTGGAAACTAAGACAAACTAGAGAAGATTTAGATCTCAAGCAGAAAGATGTTGCAGCCAAACTACATAGAGATCCTGATTTTGTTTCTATGTCAGAGCTTGATAAACGACAAATCTCCGTTGATGATATTGTTGCTTTTTCACATATATATAAAAAACCAATTATTTATTTTTTTAGTGACTTATGATATTTGCAGATGATTTCGTAGAATTTAATGAAGAAGTTAAAACTTACCAGAGAATGCAAAAAGGTAAACTTATAACTGTAAGACAATACGATAGGAAAGGTGATCCTGCTGAAAAAGAACAAACTATAGAAAAGAATGACAATGCAATTATGCAAAGTCTGAAGACAGGAGCTATAGTTACTACTGGTGTTGCTTTAGCAGGTTTATCATTAGTTGGTATTGGAGCAGCAACAAAAGCTTATGTAATAAATAGACATGCTAAACAAGTATTAAATGAAGCAGAACGTGTGTTACAAGCAAGTGATGTGTCTGACCTTCGTTTCTTATCAAAAGCTAATCCTGAAAAACTACCTGATAATTTTGATCGGTATGAAGGTATAATTATTGCGACTGGTGGATTTGGTGGTACTAAAGGACAGCATACACTTGAAGTACATAAGTATATACAACAAGAATACCCTAACCACCTAGTTGTATCTGTTGAAAATATGTATCATGATTTAGGTTGGAGAGAAGATGTTGTAGATAGATTTAAAGCTGCTCCTGCATTATTATGGCGTAATGCAACACAAGGGAATAAAACATCAGAAGAAATAGCTACTTTAACTAAAATGCTACGTAAAAGAACAGATAAACCTATTACTATAGTATCTGCTTCTGGTGGTGGTATGGCAGTAAAAGAAGCTCAAGAGATAACAGATAAGTTAGGTTATAAAGATATACAAGGAATAGGTCTAGGAACACCAACTTTTACACTTGCAAATCCTAAATCCCCTTTTGTTTCTTTTGTAGACAAGAAAGATGCAACAGTGGGTTGGATTCCTAAAACTTCAAAAAAAGATACAGTATATATAGATAGACCAACAACTAAAGTAAAGTGGAATCTTAATCCATACCAAGGTGAAATACCTCACAATGAACAACATGAGTTTGGTACTTATCTTTTGCACGGTGAGACAAGATCTAAAGTAGATCAAATACTGTATAGGAACATAGCTAATAAAGATGTATTTAAACTAGAAAACTACACTATTGACTATAAACAAAATGTAGCGCGTAATCCATATATAAGTAAACAAGGACAAAACTCTAGTTATAGTAAGCTAGAACAACAAGCTTGGGCGAACTTTAATATACTCTTCCCTTCTATGGATGCTGATTTTGCTAGTGAACAACAAGTAGAAGTTAAATCTTATATGCGTAATGGAAAACTTGTAAAATCTTATACAGCAGGTAGAGATAAAGCGGTACAAGATTCTAGTTTAACTAATAGACTACGTAATAATATTGCTGGAAACATAGAAAAGAAAGGTCTAAATGAAGATACGGCAGATAAATTAGCCGAAGTAGCGTTAATTGTTGGTGGTACAGGTGTTGCTTTAATAGGTAGTAAGATGATACTAAATGGTGGTTTAGCAGCAGCTTTAAATATGGGTCGTCATGCTTGGAATACTAACTTTCTTAAACGTAATAGAATGATTGAAGAGATGGCTGATGAGCTTGTGAGTGGTAGGAAACTGTTCAGAGGTCAGACATTACGTTCTACTATAGGTGATGCTGATACAGTAATAACTATCAAAGGTGGCATCAATATGGGTGGTAAAGGTGGTACTACTATTAAAAATGAATACCTTGATAAAATAAGTCAGAGAGGAGATAAATGGGCTGTACTCGATCTTGATAATTTAGAACTTGATTCAACAGGTATATCATCTAAAGGTATTAATATTGGACAAACATTGAATGATTTCTGGTCTAACTTTATAATTAATCCTTTTAATAAAGGTTATAATAAAGATTCAATAGAAATAGCTGCTTATATGAGAGCTACAGAAAAAATTAAACCTTCTGCTAATAAAGTAATGATTGGATATTCCGCAGGTGCTATAGGTACTATTGCTGCTGCATCTGATCTTTCTAAAGCTAGGTCTGTAACTAAACTTAAAGCTATCACATTTGGTGCGCCTTATTCTGGTCTTACAAAAATAGAAGATACTAGAGTTGTCGATACAGTATCATTTATTAATAAAGATGATATTCTAGCTAACTCCAAACTATCAAGAGGTAATAAAGAAGATATTAATGCAATTATAACAGAACGTCCTAATAAAGCAACAGATACAGATATACTAGCTGGGCACGGTTATAAAGGTTATTTTGCTCAACAGAATTGGGATAAAATAAGACGTATTATTAATAATGGATCACAAGAGGCTTTTAGATAATGTATATAATAATAGATATAACTAATGCAGAATTTGGTTTGATGAATACTTTAAAAAGAAAAGTTAAAGTTGGTTTAGGTAAAGCTAGTAATAAGATTGTTGAGGGTTTACAAACATCTGCTGCTGCTATTATGAATATAGGTAGTAAAGAAAGAGGTAAACGATTAATGAAATCTATTGATGTTGATAAAATAATGCCTCGTGATTTGCCAGCAGGTATTAATCCTGATAAACCTGTTAATATGTTAATACATGGTATAGGTGGTGGTGATCATAAAGGTAAACACTTATTACGAGAACAAGCTAGTTGGTTTGGTGATAGTGAGAAGCAACTTGGTACTAACTCTATAGCACACAGTCCTAAGTCATTACGTATTAAAGATGTTAATAAAACATCACCTCTTGATTTTATAAAGACAGGATGGAATGGTACACGTAAAGGTGGTGATGAAGATGCTCGTGAAATTGCTGAAAATATAATAGGTTGGAAAAAGAAACATCCTAATTTAAAAGTAAATACAGTTGGGCATAGTTTAGGTGGATCTATAGCTGAACGTGCTGGTGCTGTACTTGATAAAAAAGGTTATGGTGATGCTGTTAAAACAACAACATTAGGATCTCCTGCTTCTAATTTAAAACGTGATAAGAATTTTAAAGCTTTAGCATTCGACCGTGATAAAACTGTATCAGAAGGTTTATCAAAAACAAAAAAACGTAGAAAAGAAGGTGTTGATGTTGAAGTTGTAAAAAATAAAGGTTCACATTCAACCTATGATGTAATGCAAAATCCTTCTATATTAAAAAAACTTAAAGAGAATATGTATGCCTAGATTATACTTAATTTCAGATATTGCAATGTTTTCTCAGCAAGAAGTTGGTGTTAAACAACATCAAAGACTTGTAAAAGGTCGTTTACAAACAGTACATCAATATGATCGTACACAAGATAAAGCTGCTCCTGAAACACAAGGTGAAAGAAAAGCACAGTCTGTACTTGTAAAAGCAGGTGTTATAACTGCGGCTGTAATAGGTGCAACATTTGCTGCTGTAGCAGGTGGTTCAGCATTAATAGCTCTAAAGCATAATAAAGTTATTAGTGATACAGCCCGTAAAGCAATAGCAACTACACAACAAGTTGATAAAAATTATATAACATTACCTAATCGTACTCAAATAATTGCTAAAGATTTAGATATGACAGGTAAAGATGGTTTTATTATTGCCGTAGGTGGTTTCTCACGAGACTATGGAGATCATAGTTTTCAACTTGCTAAACATTTAGAAGTAGAATTTCCTACTAAGAAGGTTGTTGTTGTTGATAACAAAGCCTTTGATATTGTATGGGAAGGTAATCGTGATGAATTTAGTATTAGTAAGTTTATGAAAAAATCTATAGCGCTCAGTGCAGATGCTCATATAAATGGTAATGATACTGCACTAGAAGCTGCTCGTACTATTAAGATGTTGAATACTTCTTTCCCACAATATGACAAAAAGATAATCACAGCTTCAGGAACAGGTAGTTTAGCTACACAAATGTTAGAAATAAATGATGCTATGGGTGAGAAACCTATTAGTGCATTAGCTTTAGGCTCCCCTCGTTTTGGTTTTAGCTCACCTAAAAAATCAAAATTAACTGTTATTACTGACCCTAATGATCAAATGATGGGTAAAGCACCTTTATTAAATCCTGGCACTAATGTACGTTTATATAGACCTGATCGTGGTACAGAAGCTTATGATAACTGGGGTCAAAGTATACCTATTAATAAAGCACATGCTTATAGTAGTTATACAAAGGCTAAAGCATCTAGATCAATTATTGATAATTTTATAAAAGATCAAAATTAGTATAACGAAATTCGACTATAGCATCTGTAAAACGCTTGAGGGTAATGCCTTGAGCGCTTTTTATTCTACGGTTCAACTCATTCCTTATTGCATTATATTTAATAGCTTCTTTTTGTGGTAGTGTTAATAACATCTCTATTAAATCTTGATAATGATCTTGAGCTTCTTGCAATAAAGAACTATTACTAGCAAGACGATCAACTACAGACTGTGTGTTAGATATTTGTTGCATTAACATAGCTTTATCAACAATAACCACAGATGAACGTATATTGTCTAATTGTCTTTTCTGTCTTTGTAAAATAGCTGTAAAGTTATCAAGATCTCGTGTACGATTCTCCATACCTTTTATATAAGAAAGATCAGATTCTTTTTTATCTACTTTTGCAAGTACACGTTTTAAAGAATAAGCAAGGTCAAGTCGTAAAGGATAAATGGATGCCAATTGTGAATCTAAACTTGTTTTTTCTATATTGTTAGCTGTACGTATAATAGTTTCACCATCAACTTTTGATAAAACTTGTTGTACTCTATTTCGTAGTTTATCAATATTACCTTGTGCTGATACTGTTTTGTTAAATCTACTAGCTACCTTATCAAAACGTGAGAAATAAAGTTTTTTCTTCAAACCTCTTTTTTCTGCGATTTTATCTACAACTCTTTTGGCAATTTCTGGTGATGTAATATCACCTAGCTCTGATTGAATATATAGAAGATTCTCAACATTGTCCATATTATTTCGAGAACGTTCAAACATTCTTTCAATAAATGAAGCTTGTTGTTCCTCTGGTATATCTGAAGTTGTTAAAAAATCTAGAATATCATTAAATATACTTCTGAAAGATATTGGTTGTCTACGATTAGGATTAATCCGTGCAATACTCGATATCACTGGTAAAGCAGTATCAATAGGCACTGTAATTGGTGCATTATTTATACGTACTGAAGGTAATTTCAATATAGGTACTATAGGAGGTATAGTAGTTGGTATTTGTATCTTCTTACCTGTTGTCAAAGCAAAAGCAAGAAAGACAAGTGATACACCTAAACCACTACCAAGTATAAACTTCCATGCATTAGGGTCGGTATATACACCTTGACTTTCAGGTTCCTGTATGTCATCTGTTTTAGAGCTTGGCATATATATACACATGCAGTAAGGATGAGAGACTAAATATCGTTGTTCAATAGGAACATTACGTTCTCCCTTATAAGCAGTTTTGTTTTTGAAACCATCATTACGATAAGCATTTTTTAACAACGATGATATCTTGATAGGTTTTTGTAATGACTTTTCTTCTGTGTCTACACAATAACTACAAGGTTTATTGCTGTACATAGAAGTAGAGATAGTTACATACTGTATGCCAGCTTTGAGGTATGTCTTTAAACGACCAACATTATAAGCAATAGCAAGCTCTGTAGCAACTACACGTTGTACACGTTTGATAGGTCTTGTTCTTAAAGGTTCTTGTTTAAAAGGATCAACATATATACCTGTTAGTTTTGCATTTTGTTGCGCTCTTTTTATATACTTATCTTCAGACTCATCTTCTATATTTAGAATTTTACGCACAACTTTATCTGTATAAGTACCTTTAGCTGTCTGATTAATTGTACCAGCACCTATCTTCTCTGTATATTCTGTTACTATTTGTTTAGCTTCATTGTTTCTATCTTCTAATTGCATCTGATATCTGTTTGCTATAGGCACAATACGTTTCTGAGCATACCATCTAAAGAAATCCTTATCTTCCTCTAATACTATAGGTGGTGTATTTGTTAATGCATCTTTTCTATTTTGTAGATAGTTAAGTTTCTCTTCTATGGCTCTTTTGATAAGATAATCTTGTGTGTTTGGTTGTCCTTGAATAGCTATCTGTTGTGTGACTGTATTTTGTGCTTGTTGTTGTTGTGTCCCACCTTTTTGTAATTGTTGGTTGATAAGTTTACCAACAGACTTCACTGTATTACCTGTTTTTAAGCTCTGAAGCTGTTGAGATAGCCCCGTAAGTGTTTGTGTGGCTTGTGTGTTATCAAGAGTCTGAGCTTGTTGTTGTAATGCTTGTAGAGTCTTTGTGTATTGGTTGAGTGTTTTAGCTTGACGTACTACTTGTTGTGATTGTTGTATATCATTTTGTAATTTGTTGATGTCTCTCTGTAGTTTGTCATTAGGATCTAGAGCAAAATCCACCACGGTTTTTTTGTATGAGAACTGGACATCTTCTAGTGCTTTGTAACCATCATTGATACCTAGTGCATATGAGTCTTGTACTAATGACAATAAGTTTTGACGCATATACATACGTGGATCAGGTGTGTGTGGTTGACCACCAGAGACTAGCTTTGCCGCGTACTGTTCTATTAGTGTAGTTTCATTAGCTGATACACGGTCAGTGTAGTAAGAAGCTAGTGTATCTATTTGTTGTCTTACAACAGCTTTCTCTTCTACGATCTTGGTGAAGTCAGCAAATGACTGTGTTGTGATGTTTGTAATCATTCTCTTATTATAGTTGTTTTCGAGTTATAATTAAAATAAAAGCTTATACACCACCACCATATGGTAAAGAAAGGCTTATAGACATACATTCCCACCCTTTGAAACATAAATCGGCTGATATAGAATCAAAATCATCTAATGTTATACCTTCATCTCAAGATCTCAGCATGACTAGATCTAAAACCTCTTTAGTTGTATCTCCACAACAAAATATATGTAGGCAGGTATCAAACCAGATATTTATGATGGTACGAAAGGATGGCGTAAGAAAGTACGTTCTCATGGTGGAGACTATACAGTAATAACAAAAGGTAAAAACCAATAACTAGAACTTATCATATAACTCTTTATCTATAAGTATTCTGTATGCAGCATGGTGACCATAGAAGAGAAGGTAATGCTATAGTGAATATAGTTGAAAAACAAAACATCTTCGTAAAAAAGAAAATACTATGTCTAAGAAAGAATTTATTCGTGAAGTCCAGTCTGCTTTAGAAGCTGATTATGGCATTGCTTTATCGCTTGATAAGATTCGCTCTGTTATCAGCGCTTATGCTAACACAGTGAACAATCAGTTGGTGAATGGTCAAGAAGTTCGTATTGATGGTGTTGGTTTGTTAGAGATTAGACAGTTCAAAGCGACTGTTGCTCGTAACCTCAAGACTGGCTCACCTATGTCTGTACCTGCTACACATAGAGTACGTTTTCGTGCTGTACCTACACTTAAGAAAGCTGTTAAATCTTTACCAGTTGTTGCTGTATAATTTTCTGGTATGCTGAGAACTGAACAACGTTGCTCCACAATGCTACTGCTTTAAAAAGCTAAGGCTCAGTATATCACCTTCATTTGTTGTATAATAAAGTAAGTAATTAAAAGAGGTTTGTATGTCACTTTCGTTATCCGCTATTCTTGAAGCCGTTGTAAGCCGTGCATTGTCACAAGTAGATCCTTCTACTGTAACTAATCTACAAAGTCAAGTCACAGATATTACTGCTAAGTATCAAGCTGATGAAGTTACTTTGTCTGATGTTAGTAATGAATTGAAGACTGCCAAAGAACAGCTTAGTGTTCAGTCTGCTCGTTTATCTGAACTTGAGCCTGTAGCTTCTGCTTTGTTAGAGATTGCTGCTAAACTTGGTATCGAAGATTCAGCGCATGTTGTTGCGCCTATTGTTTAATTAATATCTTCGTTTTTGTTGTGAAGCTGCTTTAGGGCAGCTTTTTTATTCTTTAAAATATAGTAGAGATTTACTTATCTAAATATAGATCGTATATTATTTACTGAGGCTGAACCTAATACATCAATACGTTCTTTCTGCCAATCGTAAGCTAATTGTGATTGTTGTCTTGCTTTCTCTTCAAAGGTTAAAGGTGTATTAGTTAATTTATCTAATCTCATATAGACAGAAGATGTAGAGTCAAATTGTACACCCCACAATAAAGCATATACTAAAGCATCTACTTGGTCATCGTGTTTTCCACGTGGGAATGCTGTTATCTCTTGCACGAAATCACCTAACCATTCAGCTTGCATAGGTAGAAACACACGACTTTCGAGGAATAAAGGTATAGTTGCCCTAACCCTATTCTCTTTAGAGCCACCATATGTACGTGGCAACAGTATCTCAAAATTACCTATCTCTCGTTTTAACATGGAGGCTATAGGATCGCCATTACCTCCTTCTAATAGGTGTGATACAATATGTGGATAAGCATTGTCGTACTCACGAATCATATTGAGTTGTCGTGGAGTATCAGCTTTTTCACGCTTGATATCAATAACGTAGAAAGAAGAATCTGACTTACCCATAAGTAAACCTACACTATAGTCATTATTCTCACCTTCTTTAAGAGCAAAGTCCCAACAAGTGTAGTAAGTGTCTATATGAGGTAGATCTGTATAATATTGAAACCATTCTGTTCTTAGTAAATTACCACCCTCTGTTAATGGATTTTGTTGATACTGAGTTTCCCATGTTGTCAGTCCCGATTTAGCTCGTAAACTTATTACAACTTCAGGTGGGAATCTGACAGGATCAAGTACATCACCATCTTTCTTTCTACGGTCATGGAATCCTATAGGGGAGAAGAATGTTTTCTTAGAGTTAAATAACATAGGTAGGTTAAGGTGAAAGACAGATTCTCTTTCATTGTCAAGTACATAACCTGATAAATCATTCTCCCCTAATCTTTGTTGTACAATTAAAAATTTACCACTAGACTGATCATCAAATCGAGATGGTAGTACTGTTCTATAGAAGCTGTTTACTTTTTCAAGCTCTGTTGAAGATGAACCATTAGCATCTGAAGGGTCATCAAGTATCTGAATATCAGCACCATGTCCAGTTACTTTGTTAGAACGAGGTGTTGATGCAAAGAACTCACCACCTTCTTCAAGTTTAAACCACTCACCTGTATTCTTTGTTTTACTTAGAGAGAACTTGTAATGTAGAGGGTCTTCTTGGTTACACCATCTATCTTTATACCAAGGTTCATTCAATAACCCACGTATATTGTCTATGTTCTCCATATACAAACCGCTACTATGTGTTATATGAATAACTTGCCATTTAGGGTTCTGTATGAATTGCCAAGCTGTACTACCAACAGTAGCAATAAGAGTTTTAGTATGTCTAGGTGGTATATTGATCACCATATTAGAAGGTAATGCAGATTTAGCTTTTAGAAATTCCTGTAGATGTTCACATAAGCAACCTAAGTGCCAATTATCACTGATAGGTTTGTTTGACATATACTGCCAACTAGCTTTAATAAATACATATAGCGATTTCTCCGCAGCTTCATAGATGCGTTCCTGCATGAGAGATTCATAATCTTGTAATGCACGGTCTTTATTAGCCATATATTTTTAGCTAAAGTCCACTAATAAAAGTCATTTGCCAAACCTCAATAACTCTCTGATTTTTGCTATAAATCTAAAACGTTCAGATTTTGTACGCTTGGTAAGAAGATTATACATTGTATCTAATTTTGTCCCAAGTGTATTATATGTATTTTCTGACCATACTTTATCAAACTGTTCAAGAGAAGCATATTGAATTACAACAGCACCATAGGGTTGTTTAGTATCTTCATCTTTTAGCACACGTATGTAATGACCAAACATACCTGTATCTAGTATAAAATTCTTATGTTTACGGCTTATGATAGCATTATGTAAATGTACATGTATAAATTCTTTATCAGCCCCAAGACTTTTATAGAGATTGTAATCACTTTCTGTAAGTACTGATGGTACTAGAATTTCACGTAGTTCTTTAATAATAGGTTTAATACCTACTCGTGTAGCTTCTGACATAGCACTAAGACGTTTCCAATGATATACCGTATTTGATACACCATTATGTAAAAAAAAGAAAACAACACGATCAGCATTGGTTATTTCACGCATTTCTACAGCGAGGTCATCCATAGCATCAATAATAGATATGTCAATACGATCAAGAGCAGTAAGAGCTATGTTAAGACTCTTAGTACTTGATTCAATAAGTTCTTTAACTTTAACAACACACAGTAAAGCTAATAATACTGTATTTAAAGATGCTGTTGGTATTGTTATATGAAGACCAAATGCTTCAATAGTAGGTAAGTAATCAGGTTTGATTTCTATAATGGGTTTGTTGATATCTGTTTGCATATTTTTGTTTAAGTTGTTCCTTCGAGTAGTGTAGGTTGTGCAGCTGCAAGTATGTTTTGTAGATGAGCAAGACGATCAGATATAGCCTTGGTGTCCACAGTTTTCTTGGGTGGCAAAGCTCTGTTTTTATACTGTTGCAAATCTTTAACCATATCTTTCTCCACAAGTGCTGTACGTGACTTAACAACTTGCTGTGACAACGTGTGTAGGTCTTTGCCTATAGCTAGTAAGTCTTTGAGTTCGCGGATGTCAATAGTTTCGTCATCATCTAAGGCGCGGTCTGTATCATATGCTTCTATGACACTATCGTATTTGGTTAGTGCCATCTTGTAGATCTTGTTGAGTTTGTTGGTGGCTATCATAGCTTGTGTGTCAGCTATAGCACCTTCGTGGAGATATATGTTGAGTGCAGTGTTCTCAGCATTTTCTTGTAGACGTGCTTTGTATGTTGCTCGTTGGAGCGACCACTTCTCTTTGCCACTTCGCCTTTGTACTAATGGGTAGTAAGCTTTGTGGATATCTGCAAGTTCTTTGACAGTGTAGTCTGTTATTGCTGATGTACCATCATCGTGCAATATACGCTTACCTATTATATACTGCGCTCTTATTTGTTCATATGGTATCTTCTTACGAGGCTTGGGGGTGCTAGATGTAGGGTCATCTAGATAAACAAAGTCATCCTCGTTATCTTCCTCTACCTTTTCTTGAAACTCTTCATGTAGGTCTGTCATCGTTTATCTTTCGCTAAATAGGATCTAAAATACTCTGTATATGTTAGTTCTTGATCTTTACAGATACGATCAAGTTTTGTTAGTTGGGATTCCGTAAGGTTAATCTTTACTCGATGTTCATATTTCTGTGAGGGTAGTTTCTTAGGTCTACCTATATGTGACATAATTTTGCACTTGTGTAAGTTAGATCTGTAATTTAATTATAACCCAAGATTGTGTGTAAAACAATAACAAATAAGAGGCGACAAGCTGTAGTATATGGTGGTTAGATTTACTTTACAGTACAGCCTCCCAGCGTAACAAATACGAAATTTATACGAATAACCTTCCGTTAAGCTTTGTAAAGCTAATAGAACCGCGCTTAATAAAACGTTACAATCGCTATGACCATTAACACACCTTGATCCTAGACTTCTATCTGTTTGATCTTCTATCTGTTTAGACCTGCATTATTTATCTATTAAGTAAAATAGAGTCTCTAGCGTCATATGTGCTAGAGCTTACCCATTAATTAGGACAGACCCAAAATGACTAACTTGCAAGCTATTTCTGATGTATTAACAAAGATTTCGATTTCTATCGAAATCTTTGTTAATACAAAGGCATATCATCTATTAGCGGATATGCCTGCCGATCTTTCTCTCAAGCAGTTCATTGTTGCTAAAGACAATGGATGTCGTTTAGCGGGTACACAAAGCCTATTTCGCTCTTGTGAAGTCATTGCTGACTTCACATTGCCTGCCAAGTTTGCCAAGCCTGCCAAGCCTGCCAAGCCAGAAGCTTTCACTGGCAAGGCTAAAAATGACTATTACGAATTGTTGGAGGTTTGGAGCGACTGGGATTTGACACCAGAAGCAACAATGAACGCTGAGATCGATCTCAGCGCGACTCGAATATTGCGAGACGACCTCATCCGCAAGGGTCGTAATTTGCAGCGATGCATCGCGTTCGTTCGGTCTTTCGATGCCTCTATGTTTGAAACTAATGAAGAGTTAGATCTTCATGAGTTATCAGAAAGTACACGGCAGAAAATCCTCAGTGTGTATCGCTCAGCATTTACCGCAAACCCTAACCTTTTGTTGCAGGGAAGCGCTGTTGATCTTCTTGCAAAAGATCAACTTTGTAATCTTGACAGCGTGGAGGGCATTGATCGGATCATTACAATCAAAAATGCGTACCCTAGCGCAGCATACGGTTTTATAAACCGCGAACTTTTGGGGCTGGCGTTACATTCCGTGAGGGAAGAGTGTAACGGTCTTACGTTGCTGAGGATTGCCTCAAGGCTTGACACACATCTAGGAGGAAGCAAAAATGCGACCTCTATTCTCGCTAATCTTAGGATGCTAGTATCAGGTTTAGCACCTAGTAAAGGTAAGAAGGCTGCCGCGCAATAGCTAATACACATAGAAAGAAAGTAACTTTCTTTCTATGTTTTCTTTCTATGTTTTCTTTCTAACTAACCTATCCTGCAAAAGCCAATGTATAAAGCTAAAATCACAATCGCTGTATCTTTTTCACTTTTCGCACAGTCTAAAAACTATCTAGATGATACTGTACCGTATTACAAGTATGAGTCTAATGGCTTAACGACAGTACATGTATTTGGTCAAACTATGCAAGAGATTTTAACTCATTCTGTATTCACATTCACTGGTTTTTCAAACATTCTAGAAGTGTTTATTACTTTTGAGGGCGAATATGATGAAGATACACAACCTAAACCTAAACACACTATGCAAGGTATAGAAGACAGTTCTAACTCTTGGGACTTATAACTAACCCGAGATCATCACACATAACAGCCTAGTTTAATCGCTAGGCTGTTTTTTTATGTCTTGGCATAGATACACTGTTTCGCTCTTACAAGCTCATCAGGCAGCACAGTATATGCTGCGACAGTGGAACATAGAAAAGAAGTTGTTAGTTTCTCTTCTATGTTAGTGGGTTACAACATATTGTAACCACACTCTTTGATATGTTCCACTGTCGTACTTTGCAGAAGTGCAAAGTTATATAGGTCGTCAAAACTACCAACAGTAGTAGCTTCATACTCTTCTTCTGTGAGAAGAGTAACTTCTGTAATCCCCCAATCCAATGCGGCATTGTTAGTACCATTAGGACTTAACAAACAATGCTGCTGAAAGATAAAGGCTGTGACCCACTCTTTCGTAGGATACTGAGAGGAACAACAGACAAGCCATGTATTGTCATACTGCTGATGCCACCATTTTATAATGGCATAGGCTCGTGACGGTAGGGCTTGTTTAGCCAAATAAACTACCTGTGAATCTTTCTTAGCCATTCGATTTTTGTCCTGTGAAATTATCTAATTATAACGGTTTACAGTCATTAATAGCCAATAACTTAATAAATCTTAACATAAGCATATCTTACAAAATTCATTAAATTATCGGCTAATTTTCGTGTAAGTTAATAATCTTGCACTACCTCGACATTAGGCAGTAGATTCTGAATAACTTGAAGAGAACCACAACTAAAAAACTGAATCTGATTGGTATCATCAGTAGCAAGATCGATAAGCAGCTGATTCAAATTTAAAACTACTCTGTTGTCTGTTAACACAAAAACAACAGAGTCAGATTCAGTGTAATTCTGAAAAAGTGATTAGAATCGAGATAGAACAAGATCCAGCCGATCTGTTACCTAAGCCTAGACACACTATGCAAGGTATAGATAGATGTGATGATGATGATCTAGACTATTTTGATGATGATGTTGATAACCAGATCGATGTATAAACCTTATATACACGTTAGCTTATCCCTAGCGTGTTTTTTATGTGCCTAACGTCACAAGGCTGCCTATAGCTAACAACACACGTCATACAGCGATCATGGTTAACACACTATGATCGTATATGCCATATACGATCATCAGACTGTATTTATTAAGCGCTTAGAACGTAATATATAAGGCTGCCATAGAAAAGAAGTAAAGTGCTATTTTTTATTACATTGATATTTTGAATTAACCGATCTAAGCATAAGATGTAAGAAAAGCTAGCAAGGTAGTTTTAGTTTACTAGGTAGTTTTTTATTTTTTATGTAGCGGGATTTTTTTTAATTTTTTGCTTGCCGCTATGATTACTATTTTTCTGTAACTGTTTTATAGCATTATATTATCAAAAAGCTAGAATATGTTAAGATATACATAGATAGAATTAACATAAAATTAGAACATGAAAATAATAGCACCAAGTAATTCACTCTACTGCTCAGACTTTATGGTAGATGTTCCACTAGGTATTGTAGATAAAAAGCTCTGCGGCTGCGGCTTAACTTCGGTAGCTTTAGAGAATAATAAACCTACAATCATCTGTGTTCCTAACACTGAAGTTATATTGAACAAAGTAGGGCAATATCCCAATAACCGTAGAAAGGAAAGTGTGCTAGGTGTATATGCAGGTGTTGATGTGCAAGCAAAACTACCTACTTATCTTGCCACTGCTGCTGTACCTAAAATCATGGTAACGTATGACAGCTTCTGGCGGTTGATGCCTTATGTAGATGATAGTTGGGTATTCATAGTGGATGAGTTCTCGGATCTTCTAGATGTTTACAACTACCGTGATAAAGCTGTACGTCGTCTGCTCAAGGACATTAAGAACTACACTAACGTCTCTTATATATCTGCAACACCAATCAAACCTGAATACTACCCTGATGAATTGATCGGGTTACCTTACACTGAAATCGAATGGCAGGATATTGTGCGTTGTAGTGTGGTACGTAAGCCTACAGCACACCCTTATAAAGCGGCAGCAGTAATTATTGCACGGTACATTATGGCAGGCTCTGAAGGTGTAGAGATGCCTAATGGTTACTATAGTAAGTCAGCGTTATTTTTTGTAAATTCCGTCACAGCTATTAAGCAGTTGATAACCAAGACAAAGCTACATCCATCACAGGTACGTATTATCTGCGCTGATACTGATGATAACCGTAGGAAGTTAGGGCGCAAGTATAAGATACAAACTGCGTTAGATCCTGAGCCATTGATTACTTTCACTACATCTAAAGCTTTCAAAGGTAGTGATTATTATTCAGAGACAGGTGTAGTTTATATTGTTTCTAACACACATAACATTAATACACTAATAAGTATTGATACTGACGCAGTTCAAATCAGTGGCAGAATCCGTACACTAAGCAATCCTTTTAGACACGTTATTTTTCATATCTACAATACAGACCCTTCTCTTCTATGTGAGGAGGATTTCAACGCCCTTGTAGCTAAAAAGATAAGTACTACTGATGCGTTGTTATCTGGCTTTTCACGTCTGGTAACTTATGAAGAGAAAGCAGGTTATGTTAATCTCTATAAGACACAACATGAGGAAGCTAAAGATGACCACTACGTTATGGTTGATGACCATGATACACCTTTCTTTAACCGCTACATGATTAAGAATGACCGTAGGCGATGGGAGACAAGTCATCTGGTGTATGTGGAAGGTAGTGCTATTAGACAAGCTTACCTACAAGCTGGTTTTGATGCACCTTCTGGTGAACATATACCATCTACTAAGTTTACAGAGGAATTTTTAGATCGTTTAACTACTATGGACTTCAAAGAGAAATGTCTGGAGTTCATTGACAAGAAGGAAGAGGTAGAGGGTTATTTTACTGACTACGCTCCCGATATCCGTGATGCTTATAATCTACTAGGTGTTAAAAAAATGAAAGCTTTAGGTCTTAATCCTACTAGAATTAAACATGCTCTAGCAGATGCAAGACCAGAAATCCAACAAGATCTACATGAGACTGTACATGCAGAATTTCAACCTAATAACTTCTATACACTCAAGGATATTAAAGATAAACTGCAAACTATATACGACCAACTCCAAATGCACAAAAAGGCTAAGGCTACAGATCTATCGCAATGGTTTGTCACAGCACAAAAGAAAGCAGATGGCACGAATGGTTTATATATAACTACCTAACACTTTTCTTCTACGGTCATGCAAGCACATCTTCGAGTGTGTTTTTTATAAAAACCCCGATCATGTAACATAAACGAAATTATCACGGGATCTCGTTACATGTCGCAACATATCGCAATCCAACTTTACAAAAATCACGATTAACATTAAGAATTATTAAGATAACCTTGTAACCATTGCTATATATAGCTTATAAGCTTATTATAGTTAGGTACAGATAGATCTGTTATAGGTTAGTTATGTTATTAAGCAAATATGTTCTTGCAGGACAATACTGTTCTTTCTATCATTACAAAAATACAAAGCAGTATGCAAATACTGTAATGGAAGATTACCACAATTTCTTACATCCTGCTACATAGTACACACAGGTGACAAGCTACCCCTTGTTAGTTGGTACACACTAAAGTACCAGTACACATTATCTGGTAAACAACAATGTCTGATCTACTCACAATCTTCAACAAGCTTTCTGATGACTCTTTGTTCACATACTACCAAGCTTTATATTGGTACGCTTCTGAGAACCATGAAGGGCAGTTCACAAAGCTTTATTCCATCCTTTCAACACTCAAGTACAAACCTGCACTTACAGAAAAAGCAGAAGATGTAGATTTCGATGTGTTAGGATTTCCTGTATCACATGACAACATGGTTTTGTTGGCTACAGCGCTACGTCTGTACTACATAGTACAGCAAGAGAGTTGTAAGTTCGCTAAATTACATAGGTTTACAGATAGAAACCTATACCTTGCAGAATATCATGACTTTGATGATAACCATGTAGTATGTATCACATACTACATGGTGTACAACATTACTGGAGATTCTATAATCAACGAAACTTTCCCTCCTGACCTATAGGTTGCCCTGTGTACCAGCACAGGACGAGGTTCGATTCCTTGTAGCTACATAATCTACACATAGAAGAGAACTAATAAACTTCTCTTCTACTATTACACAGGACAAAACAAGACAAGGGTAGGACAAATGTTAAAGTTACAAGAAAAGATAAAACTGCTACCGTTCTCGAAGGTGCAGTGTTGGTTCGCCCAGTCGAAGTTCGTATTATGGGAAACCTATGCAGAAGTCATGTATCAGGCTTGGCTTGCAGGTCGTAATTTGGTCGTCTACGGTAAAGGTGGTTTCGGTAAGTCAGAAATGACCTACCACTTCCTTGCTCTACTAGCAGACACTATTCCTGACTTTAGCAGTGACCTATTAGATTGTGGTGGAGCTGATTCCACGAAGATCTGGGCAGGTATTAAAGGTGCTGAATTGCCTAACTTCATCTACAATGTTGAATCTAGCTGGTTGGCAAGCCGCTATGTAGTGTTTGAGGAACTCTTTGACGCGCAACTCTCTGCGTTAGTCGAGATGAAACAAACCTTGACTTCAGGGGAATTTCGTACACCACTACAAAGATATGTCTCAAAATATGAGTGGCTTATCTGCCTGACCAACAAAAGCAAAGCAGAAGTTCTTGATAGTGTATCGGAAGAGTCACGCAACACAGTAGATGCTTTACTCCAGCGTTTTCCACTAGCTTACCAGCTAGAATGGACTTCAGAGCAGTTAAGAGATTCCGCTACTTGGTATGAACTATTCGCCAAAACAAAACCACATCTTACAGCAAATGTGCGTGACCTATACGCAGGTGCAATGGCACAAGCACACAAGCAAAAGAAAGCCAACCATGACTATATGAGTCCTCGGTCAGCATTACATCTACTTAGCACAACTGAAGCTTGGGCTGCAAGCACCAACAAACCTCTCACACTCAGCCATTTTATTTCTACGTCTTGGGCTTATCCTGAGCCTGTAGCAACTTACTTTAAGGATCAAGAGTTTATGTGGCTTGACCCTGAACCAGAACCTGAGCCAGTAGCAGAGGTTTTGGATATTGACTCCATGATCGAATGTCTTGCAGAGTTAGGTACTGATGAACTACCGTTGTACAAGATGCAGCAACTTGACTTGCATGTCAAGAAGTTGGTCTATGCTTACGAAGACAGCGACCCTGCTGCTGTAGCTTGTTTGCAATCAATGTTTGGCAAACGTCTATGTAAATGGCAAATTGTAACAGATACTCAATTTGTGGAGGCTGCATAAATCATGACACATAGAACATACGCATCACGTCCTATCACAATACCTACTACCGAAATTGCAACCAAATGCTCCCGCTTTGTTATGGACTACACAGTGGTTGAAGATTTCTACAATGTAGTACTCGGCAAAGGTAAATTCCATACAGGAGAAGACCTTAGAAAGAAAGTAGCTGAATCTTTAGCAGCAAGTGGTAGTTGGCGTTATGAGTCTTATCCTGCCGAGACCATCAAACAGCAACTTTTATATGACACTGCTGTTCATAATTTCGTGATTGATTGTGTAAAGCGTAACTTCATTACGTCTGCCACAATCGAAGCTGACATCTGTAAAATGAATGAAGCCTTTAGTGCAGGTTTCAAAGATTTTGATTCTCATACTAATACGGCGTGTGAAATAAGTGTTGACAATCGCTACTCTGTGCCAGATTTTAGTACAGTAGTTGGCAATGGTGTTTCCAGCGCTAGCAACTTTCTTTCTACGGTCTGCAAGAAAGATTGCATTGATGATATCCGTTTGTTCTCACCTGCTATACAGAAAGAACTACAAACTATACAAGACATAGCCTGTAACGTCAAAGCTGCATTAGCTTATAACAACGGTACAGCAAAACGGGACACTAACACGAAAACAGATTTTGCAGTACAGAGAAGTAATAAATCACTGCAAGAAGCTAAATTCTTATCTCGTAGCGAGTATGTTTATGACACCAATACACGGCTTGCTAGACTAGTAGCCAATCAAGCACAGGTTCTTACACCGCAGAAAAAAGTACGCAAGAAATTCGCTCGTTTCTTGTTGTTAGACTGTTCGGGTAGTATGACTTACTATGCAAGATACAATGTGGCAGCAGCTATACTGTTGGATTCTATAGAGTCTGTAGTCACAAACGGTGATATCCTGCACATGGCTTTCTTTGGTGAAGACTTCTTCTACAAAGGTGTTGTAACTAAAGATAACGCCCATGACCTCTTGCTACAAGTGTGTAACAGAAAGAATTACACTAAAGGGACAGATTATGGTGCTGTAGTTCAGACAGCTTGGCAGATCTTACAGGGATCACCCGACCGCCAACAGCTTGAAATCATACTACTATCTGATGGCAAGATTGATGCTTTTAAACCATTGTGTATACAGCAGGAGGGTGTTGTACACTTCGTAGATTTGTCTAACGGTGACCAAATAGACTCTTCTATCGCTCGCATGGTTCGAGAACATAATGGCACAATTACTACTTTAAACTCTCGGCGTTTAGTACCATAACCACCTGATGAGTCTACCTTGCAGTGGTAGCCGAAACCTTGCTTATGCAGGGTCGTGGGCAACTGTTACTCCCCACATAACAACAAATCTGGTTTTATTGTAGGATGGAATGATACTGCCTTTTGTATCAACACTTGCCGTAGAAAAGAACAACCTTATAAACTAGGAGTAAAAGCGGCTCTAATGTTTTATAGTAGCACAGGTAAGAGACTATTCTCTTTAAGTATGACCTAATAGCTGTATATCGCGTTCTGAGACTTGCTAGCATATTTTGGCTTACATACTAGCTTTTTATATATAACGAGTCTTAAAGCGCGTTTAAAGGTATGTTTCTTTTTGTTTACTTGTTAAAAGTAAAACGCTATTACTTGCTTTGTAGCAAAGCTACAAGCTAAGTCGTATCTCTATCAGAAGAAAAAAATAATCTCTTGACTCCACAGAGAAGCTAAATAAAAGGAGCCGTCTCTACACCTAGTAGAGCGTGGTGGTACAATAACCCACCGTAGGACATAATATGCTACAAGCAATTCAAGTTCATTACAGACCACACACAAAAACTGCCAGAGCATTTTGTTTTTCTGGTAGTATTATACTACCAGTAGAGGATTTTGAGACAGATGCGCTCAATGTAGCTGAAGCACTTCAAGCTAAGATGCAGTGGGAGGAGTATTCTTTAATAGGTGGTCGTCTACCTAATGGTGATTTCGTATTTGTACAATAACACAACTTTTCAAATCTTCCAACTCATAAAAGCAGGTAACAATGGAAGACAGGCTTACAAAGAAGGTAAGCTTCTACATGACAATTCTTTTGATCTTGTGGAGAAGGAGCTTGAAACACAGTGGTAAAATTATGAGTAGCTCTGGTAGACAAACAGTTTGGTCGCGGCGTGTTCGTAGACGTGATAATCATACTTGCAATATCTGTTTAAGTACAGAAAATCTAACTGCACATCATCTTAACTCTGCTGACATTAGACACAGATGGTCGTTAGACAACGGTATCACACTCTGCTTTACATGTCACCAGCGATTTCATAAATCACACTAGTGTATAACTAAAAATCAACGCAAACCCTGCACAGCAAATGATTATGTGCGGTACAAGGAGAAAACAATCGCTAAGTACTGCCGTAATCAAGGCAGAAAAGCATTTCACGCTGGATTAACCAGATGTGATAATCCCTATACAACTACAGAACATTATCTGTGGTGGGATCGAGCTTTTAGATATGAGCAACAGCAAACTACACCTTCTTTCTATGGTCTTGAGTATGGTAGTTGAAATACTTTCACCCCTCTACTATGGGATAATCCACAAATACAAGTTGTCATCTAAGCAGCTTGTGTTGTATCAAGACATTGTGCAAGATCAACCTTTATCTTCTAAGGTTATCCACAAGCTACTTGCTAATGGTATTCTAACAAATCAAATCAAATCAAGGAACTATAATGCTATCTACTAATTTTTTCCAAGTTGTCATCGCCCCTAACCGTAACTACGCAACTATTGAAAACATCCCTGATGCTTATATATATCTGCCACATCCATTTTCTGAGTATGAAGTTAAGTTGTTGAAAGACTTTTTTACTAACCACTACCCTTGTTTTACATTACATATTACAGGAGAGTATTTTAAAACTGCTAATGCAGAATACCCAGAACCAGCACGACAGTTTGTAGATAGTTGCAAATATAGACTAGAGATGAAATCTATAACCTGCAATAATCCAAAAGCTCTTGAACAACAAATCATTTCTTGTATGGAGATGGAAATCACTGTAGAAGATGAAATTGCAAACATCTGCATACCACGTTTTTGATCTTTCCCTACGGTGCATTACTACAACTGTGCATCGTGAGGAGTGATCAAAGTATATAATCACCCACAACAAATAAATGAACACACAAGAGCTACAGTCTATTATTGGCGAACACAATAATATCCAACGTTGGAAAGAGAAGTATTTAACTGAGTGTCTTTCTCGCAGTCTAGAGTTTAAACGCTACTATTAAGCTGTAAAACACCAACAGCATATAATGGAGTTACTTTCTGATTCTCTGTCAATACCACCACTGACCATAGAAGAGAAAGTGGCTAACGCTTTCTTCTACGTTGACTCTAATGGTAGATACGAAATTACTTCTTACGATCTTGATGGGAAATACTTCTTTTTTGTAGATTCTGCAAACAACGATGTAGAGTACAACCTCAACTTCCACGAAATCCCTGCTGATGCTTATTTCTTAGGAGTTACAAAACTATGATTGACGATAGATTCTCACTTGTTCCACATCCTGATTTTAAAAATTTATTCTTTCTACAGTTCACTGTTGTTTTACCACAAGAAAAATATTTTACTACACAGACTGGTAAGATTCAGGATGAGTGTAAACGGCAGTATCCTGCTGAACTGTCAACAATCACACCGTATAAGTATGTCTAACTTTCTTCTGTCCTTTACTCAAGAACAACGTACTCTTACTATATTTCTACTTGAACTTTCCATTATCTACATTGTTATTTACTACGTCAAATCTTTGGACAATATAAAACTATGAAACTCATTAACGGTCATCGCTACATTATAACAGAAACACAGAATACCTTTACTTTTGTTTTGTGCAACAGGAAGGGTACTCGACTACTTTGGCACTCTTGTAGTAAGAATTGCAAAGATGCGGGAGAAGTTAGCTTTTGGAGGAAGGTTGTGATTCTGTATGAGCAGTTTGAGATTAAACGTAGCACACTTCTGAACCGTAATCTTAACTCCCTGTTTGCAGAAATAGATACTGTGGAGATCCAAGTGGCAGCTATATACACACAAGCTGGCAATACTGATTTTTTAACGAAAATTGATCGAGTTGTATTAGCATTGTAATTTTCTAAAAGAAGCGCTCTATATCCTTTATACAGAGCGCTTCTTTTATGGTTTAAAACCCGATCAAAAACTGACATATATAATAGATATAAAATTATACTAGCAAGCCTTGAAACCCATATAAATCGTTAGCTAAAATCCATATATTACGAAATGTAACATTAGATTGCCATTTCCTAGCTATCAGGATATATTAAGTACATCGAAACAAAGCAAAGCGAAACAAACACAAAGCAAAGCCTAATCGAGACTAAGTTGTAGTTATCAAGACACTGGTAGCATTATTACAATAACCTAGCTGAGTAACATTTACTTAGCGCTGTAAACCAACTGTAGGATTAAGTTCCTTACAACCGTGCCAAAGTCGGTAACTTACTATATCCAAAGTAAGGATGGTGGTAGTCCAGCAAAATAAATCTGTATGATACCATGCGCTGTTTCCGCTTAACACGACACGAAGCTACACCTGAACAAATCAAAGCACTCTGTACTATCTATCATGATCTCACACCAGAGAACATCGTAACTAACAATATAATAATAACAACTAATATTAAAGAAGCTGTTACCATGTTTGATGACCTTGTTGGTGATACAGAGTTGGTAGAGGTTGTATTACCAACTAACTTGTTAGAAGCAGTTCTCAAGTTCTCACAGTGGGCTAAGTTGCCATCATCTTCTCTTCTACGTTCTGTGATGAATCGCACAACAAATACTTCGGGTGAAGTAGAGTTTGTGTTTAGTCACTATGAACGGATTTTGAAAGTAGAGATTGTCACTGAAAAACTATAGTTATTTGTAGTCACACCGATGGCACAATTAATCCGAATAGCTAACTACCGTTCATTCGTTCATCGTTTAAGTTCTGTGAAACAGAAACGACTTACTCATTCACTTTCGTATCGTTATTTTGACATATAAAAAGTCAAAAGTCAATAGAAAATAACCAAATAAAGGTACGGATAACCGTACAACCATCTAAACAACAGGACAAAATCATGAAACTTTCATATGCAGACAAACGAAAAATTTCTCAACCTATACAAATCACTTTAACTCACGATAAAACAGGTAAGATTGACTACTTCTTAGAGTCATCTATCGAGAAAGACGATGCTGACAATACTACTCATTACACACTTTCGTTCTTTGGCACTACATACGTTAAGGCTAAAGCTAAGGAAAAGCAAGTTGTAGAAGTTCACGAACTCAACGGTCGTAAGTCTGTCTTGGAGACAGGTAATTACGCTACGGAAAAGCTTGTGAAAAAGCTGTTACTAACAGCAAGTTTTGCAGTTGACATGACAAACGATATCTACGTTGTTAAAACAGAGGAGTGGACAGAAGACAGTGAAAGGAACATCACTAACAAGAAAGGAGATACGGTTTCTGTAGATACACTGATTTACGAAGAAGTCTACGATGACTTCAAGATTCGTACACACCAAGATGTGTTTTCTGCATTAATCGAACTTAATGCTAAATCAATCTACAAGAACCCAACCATTTCTTTGCTTCTCAGATTTATTGAATTTGGTGCTTCTAACTACACTTCAGTACTCTTGGAGTGGTATGAAGAGCAGTTCATCAATCCTAAAAACAAGTATCATACAGAGTTCGGTAGTGCTTTTAGCTTAGAGTATAACGAACTCAAGGCAAAAGAAGAGCTACCTGATGTTGTGTTTGATGAACCTGAAATCTCTAACTAACTTCCTAGCTGTGTAGTGTTATATTGCACAGCTAAGAGTTTAGTCAACTCTACATTAACTTGTCTTAGGTTTGTTTTTGTCCTGATCTTCGTGAAGGTTTGACCACCTTCATTTTTACCTCTAACACTGAGTTAATCATGCTTTCACTACCAACTATTGACACATCCAACTCTAAATTCAAAGCTGCTCTTTATACAGCTTTTGAAGATACTGTTTATGCAGAGACTTACACAGCATTTAAAGCATTTGTTGTGAAGAGTACAAAGTTTCCAATCTCTATAGCGAATAATGAACAAGCGTTACAAGCATGGAAAGAGTTTGTAACTACACAGACAATGCAACTAGCTGTTATTGTTGATACCGTAGAAGAGAAGGTGGCTGTTGCTATTGTTGTACCTACAATTATTATCGATGGTGTTGAAGTTCAACTCGTACACAATTTGATTTTCAACGGTGCTAATATGCGTGATGTTAAGCGTAAGCTTGCAGATCGTATTGACAGAGAGGGCTACACAAATTGGTTAGACGAACAACCTATACAGAAGTGGCTTGGTAGTGTAAAAGAAGCATTTGAATCAGAACATACACTGCAACCAATACCACTTGACCAACCTTTGTTTATCAACATCGAGTGGTTGCCTGCTGTTACATATGAACCTGTAACAACTACAAACATCAGAAAAGACGGTGTTATCAAAACATATCAGGAAACTAAGAGTGTAGTAAATGGTAAGAAAGCTACACTGTTATCTGATGGTGAACTAGCTAAAAATGCGACTGAAAAAGAGTCTATATATAACCAAGAATTTTTCTATACACCTTATGTAGAGGAACGTACAGATGGCACTGTGACTGAACAAGGATTTGAACGCCCTGTAGTTTACTTAAGCATGAGGAAGGGTACTGTAGAGCAACCCAATCATCTTTGGTCTACTTGTTTGATACAGTCGTTGGATCGCAAGATTACATATTTTAGTTGGACTAAAAAGAAGTCTCAAGCTAACACACCACAGAGGGAAAAACACCACAAAATCAGGACTGGTTTTGAAGATTTTCAGGCGCAGATGTTAAATGGTGGTTACAGTGACATTTTCTCTGTTCTACTATACAAATACAATCCTGACGGTACTGTAGTTACTAACTGTGTAGGTGGTAAGCCTATCGTTCAACGAGTTATATGTAGGTTTCGTATAGCGGCACATCATCTCACAAAAGATGGAATGCAGTCCACTGACACAGGTTTATCGCATGTTGACACTTATGATCAAAAGAATGGTGCAGTTGATAAAAGCAACCGCGTTTGGTTAGACTTACGCGGTGCAGATGGCACTTGGTCTGTAGCTGACTCTATTACAATTGGTAAAGGACATTTCGCAGGAGTCAATGCTGAGTATGACTACAAAGACTTTGACTCCCGTGTAAGTCGTGAGAAAACAGATACTCGGCATCTTGGAAAGCATATTTTAGCGTTGTTAAAGGATAACAGTCCTACAACAGAGAATGATATCCGTGAAGCCTGTTCTGAGTTCCAACATGCTGACCTGCGTTTTACCAATGACGTTCTCTTCTACGTTCGTGTTTTGCAACTACCAGCAAGAGACGATAAAGAAAATATTATAAGAGGTGTCTATACAACAGTAGAAGAAGAATACCCAATCTTCAAACGATATATCAAGACACACACTGTAGTGTCTATGTTACAAGAAAACCATAGTGTAGAACATTACTTCTATGAATGGGAATCCGTTTGCAAACAAGGGGAGAAATGGTTACAGAAAAATGTTACGGAGTGGTTAGTGCTAGATAGACCTGTAGAAAAGAAAACCTACAAAAAGAAAAAGGTTGATTCATACTGTATGAACCGCAAACTACCTTTTATGGCTAAACAGACTGTAAGATGGGGTTCACCTGTTTTCACAGACACATCAAACAAACAAGCAGTGACAAAAGATATTATAGAGGAGCAGTTGAAGGGTATTGTATTAGGTGTATTAGGTGACCTAGACCCTAAGGTTTGGTTTTCTCTCAAGTCTAAACTTGTACGCTTTGTAGCAGAACAAAAGAATCCTAAGTGGGCTATTCTTTCTGATGAAGACCGTAGAGAATACTTGAATATCCTTGCACCTACAATTAAGGTCAAAACGCCTGATGACCTATTCAACCCAGCAGCTTTTGGTTTACAAGGTAGTGGTGATACACCACCGTCTGATATTTGGTTTCATTTGCTAGAACAGTTCTACAAAGCATTTGGTATTGGTTTAACTTACACACATTATCAAGCATAATAACACAAAACAGGGTTGTCAGCCCTGTTTTTTTCGTATAATTAGTAGGTACATTATGTCTATTCAACATACTATTCTTTTTGCAATTACATATGCAGTTTTCTTTTCTAGTCTTATTACGTTCCTTTGTATTGGTATACAGAGATCATTAGAAAGATCACAAGTTAGCTTAATTTTGTGTGGTCTTACTTTTATATGTATGGTAATTTCTTTATTTACTCCTTAATTTTTTATAAAACTATGACATATTCTAACAACAAAGCTACAGACACTAGCAACTTTCTATACACACTTGAAAAAGGTGGTATAGAGAGGCAACAAGCACAGCAGCAGCAAGTATTGACTAACAACTGTGACCTACCAGTCGAATGTGATGATTGGGCTAAATTAGAATCGTGGGGTATTACTAGAGGTGAACAAACAGATTCTTTATTTGTATTCTGTGTACTACCTGAAGGTTGGACTAAAAAAGCTACTGACCATTCAATGTGGTCAAGCTTAGTAGATAGTCAAGGTCTACTTCGTGCATCTATATTTTACAAAGGTGCATTTTATGACCGTAAAGCCCACACTTATGTAGTAACTAAACGCTACTATACTTCGCAGAATCATGACATTAAAGAAGGTGAAGCTTATCAAATTCGTGACTCCGCTACAGATACTACTGTGCGACAGTACCCTGCTGGATATTGGGGTTTCATGAAACAAAATAGGTATTTTTTAGGTATTTTGGTAGAAGAAGAAACTTTTGTTGGTTTAATATACAACGGTTTATTTCACTACAAACCTAAAACTCGTTTTTCCATGATTTGTGACGCTATACTAGCAACACAGATTAGTGTTGCCACTTTTTATAAAGATTTTCATCGCATAGCACCTTGTTACGATGCTATCAGAGCTGCTGAATTTCTAGCAAGAGAGGAAGCTGTAGTCGAAGCTGATAGAATGAATAAAGAGTCAAATTGGTAACTGTGCAATAATTATAAATTTTAACACTAGCTTACTACTAGTGTTTTTTTATTGGGACAAAACTATGATTTTTAAACTAATGTCCGTAGTAGAGTTAAAAGCTCTATATCAAAAAATACAAAAACCTATTACTGTAAGATTTCCAAAGAATGATAAGCAGACTTTTCTATTCTGTAGTCTTGCTTACTATTCTACACCTAAATCAATCACTTTATATAATGAGTACAAGTGTGTAGAAACAACCGTAATAGAGTTGTTAGTAGGTATTACATGGGAAAATTATGTAATCCATAGACTGACGGATGAGCAAGGCTATGATTTAGCTGTACAACTACTTGGTTGTTATATCAGTACAGATGAACCATTATCCGAAGCACAAGATACTTTTGTTTACTTATTAAGTTTAGTTATTGAAGACTACGAATCTCAACACTATCCTATTGCTTCTCTTTCTACGTTGAAGTTTATAGACCAGTTGCTAGAAGATAGAGATCAAAATTGATTACATATTAGAGCTTGCTTAGATTATCCTGAGTTTGTAAAGTCTCAGTTTAATGTATCTTTGTATCTCAAAGTAGAGAATCTTATTAAAGTTTCGCATTTCTTTCGTTTGCCTGTACAAGCATTTATAGTAGGTGGTTATAATGATTAATATACAAATTGTAGAGCTTATAAGTTATGGTGACTTTGACATGCCTATGACTGATTCTGTTTGGTATGGTGCAGAAACATTAGAAAAACCTAATGAGTTGAAGTTCTATAAAAACACAAATATAGAAGAAGCGCGTCAGTATCTTGTAGATTTGGGTTTTATATGTGTCCCTACTTTTAGATTTGAAATTGGTGGTGGAGTATAAGATTTTCTGTAATTATAATATTAACTAATATACTATATTAAAGAAATGTTAATTATTTGTGCTACAATTGTTGTTTAATTATCAACAGGATAAATTTAATGTCACATAAATCTGATGATACTGTTTTAGAAATTTTATTAGGTGCTGTTGTAATATTTGGGACACCTACTCTAGCAGGATGGGTCTTTATGTTACTGTGGAACTTTGCTCTAGTAGGATTGTTTCCATCAATCCCTACGTTAGATTTTTGGCGTAGTGTTGGTTGTGTACTATTTCTTAGTTTTATTAGTAGTTTCTTTAGCTACCAAGTGAAAGCCCCGCATTCTAACGGTACTCCGTTGAGTGACGGGATGTAAGCGCGTCCATCAAGGGGTTCAATGCCCCGTAGATGGACAGTCTTCTGGGGTATCTTGCTGCTCAATATATTTCTTGAGGATAGAAACAGTTACACCGCCACAAGAAGCGATGGAATATGACTCATTCCACAAAACACTTTTCCAGTAATGTTTTTTCACTTCATCGGCTTTATTAGCTTTAATTGTTGTATAATAAATACTATTAAAGCCAATAAAATAGACTATGGATAAACACGTTAACGATTTACAGGTTTGCACTATTTGTAAAGTAGAGCAACCTCTTGAAAACTACTACAAATCTTCAAAAAGAAAAACTGGGTACTCAAATACTTGTAAGCAATGCTCTTTAATCTATGTAAAGAAACATAATGCTTCTGCTGAAGGGAAAGAGAAAAATACGGCTTGGAGGCATGTGGCAAAAAGTAAAAGACTATCCCAAGGATTTTGCTCTAAATGCGACAGAGAGAGAATGTCTCAAGATGCCCTATTTTGTAAATGGCATTGCGTTCAACACGCTTGCGGTAGCAGATTGGGTAAGGCAGATAAACTTACAGTGCAATTGCTATTAGATAGACTAGAGTCTAATCCTATTTGCCCTTACACTGGGAAAACTTTAGTGCTAGGAATAAATACTCATTTAGACCATATCTTGCCAGTAAGTAGATTTCCAGAATTTAAAAGCCAAGTGCTTAATGTTGAATGGATTTCTGCTAAGGCTAATTTATCAAAAGGAGATATGACAAAAGATGAGTTTATTGCTTTTTGTAAATTAGTTGTTAAATTTGCGGATAGTCAATAAAGCTCAGTGCGCTTCCGATGCAATAGCAGGATTAGCTGAGAAGCCCACCCTATACTCGTCCGCGAGTTAGGGATGGGAGTCGTCACAAAGTAATTATGGCATACATTGACAAGACACTACAGAAGATGATTGCTATTGCACATAGCAAACCACAGTTACCATTATTTCACGACACACATTTAATAACATTTAGGAGTATCCAAAATGGACAACCCACAACAACAGCTTTTAAATAAGATTACCTCACTAAAAACTTACATAGAGTCATACAAGGAAACTATTGGAATCCACCTGGCAGATACAAAAGTACCACTTGAAGAACGCTGGTTAGTATACCAAGAACTACCTTCTTTTCTACGGAATAACGAATGTGATCAACAGGACTTTCTTATAAAAAGTGATGGTTCTTTTATAGAACTTTGTGATGTTGGTGAATATTCTAAATATGAAATGATCGAAGTACACAGTTTTCTACAAAACAAAGCAAAAAGTCTACTAGATCACAGTCTTGACATTGTAGCAACAAAAGAGTATATTCTAAAACACAATCTAGGTTCTTTCAAGAACGATTGGTAGCTATGTCATGTCTTCAAGAAATACAGCATATTGCTCAAACCGTTGTTCAATATGCTGCTATAATCAATGTACACTTTCAAGTATAATTAATGATTTTAAACACTATTGCATCGATTGTTTTAGGTATGTCTTCTGTTCAAGAACTACCACAGAAAATTACTTATAATAATTCTTGTGGACAGTCTACTTACTATGATAACTGGTATGATGGACGCCAGACTAGCTCTGGTGAGATTTACTCACAGTATGGTATGACAGCAGCTTCACGTGACTATCCAAATGGTACTTGGTTGCGAGTTACAAATCAACGTAACAACAAGACCGTAGAAATAAAAGTGAATGACACTGGTAATATGCCTTTTCTAGATTTATCAGAAGAAGCTGCGGTGAGACTAGGTTCAGATGGTTATCCTGACAATTACTCAATTTGTGTAGAGGTTTTATAATGTTTTCTTATTTACAAGCAATCGCCCAAGCTAAAAAGAAAAATAATCTTGCTAGCAGTTATTTAATAAGTGGCACTGTCAACGCTACTCTTCTTGCACTGTTAGTAATTCCTAGCACAGTTTTTCTGAGCAATCTTCAATTTACTATTTTAGTATTAGAACTAATTGTAGTTGTTATCTCACTTCTTACAAATCTTTATATGGGAGAGATTCTTATTAAAGACACTGATAAGAAGAAGTATGGGGCTTTGATTGCAGTGGTAGGTTTGCAGAGCTTCGTAAACAAATATTGGTTAGGCACTAGACTTTACTCTATTTTGTCGGTTGCTATAGTTACTGTAAATATGATTAGTATTGGTTGGATTGGTCAAGCAGTATTTTTTATACTTGCAAGCGCTCTGACTATATCTACCTTATATAATTTCCTTGACCAGCTACCTGAGTTTGTTGCTAAATTAAATATAAACGAAGATGATATTACGGTGTAATTATGCCTCTACTAAATCCTGAAGAAGACCAACCCGAACGACCTAGATATTTAGGTGAATTATCAACAAAACTTCCTGCTGGTGCTACGTTTAAACAAGCCTCTGAACATATGCTAACGTGTCAACATATAGATACGTTGACATTAACAGAGGTACGCACTGTAGCAAAGGCGTTAAGCGCCCTCTATGTTGGTATGCAAGTTACTGTATCAGCTATGTCCAAACAAGATTTTTCTTTTCCTACAAATATTGACGGAGTATAAGATGACTAAACAACAACTTTCTTTCTATGTTGCTTGTGTTGCACTAGCTTTTGGTGTGTTCTTCTTTGTAGTTGGTGGATGGTCAATTGGACAAATTGTACCACAGTTTATTGAAAATGCTAATATTGCACAAATCAAAGGTTTGTTGTGCCTCATTGTAGCTGCTGTTCTATATACAAATACAAAATAATGTATCAAGCTATCATAACTCCTGTCCAAGCCATCTTGCCACATCCTAATGCAGACAAGTTGGAAATTGCTGTAGTTTGTAACAATCATATAATCGTAGGTATTGATAACTACAAAACAGATGACCTTGTTATCTTTTTTGAGGTAGATGGCTGTCTCAGTAAAGAATACTGTGAAGCTAACAATCTATATGAACGTTTTGAAGAAGTTAATGGTGTCAAAACTCGTATTAGTACAGGTTACTTAGATAGTAACGGTAGGATTCGTGCATTGAATCTGCGGTCTTATAAATCTAACGGTTTAGTAATGCCTCTGCGATCACTCGATTTTCTAGACTTTGATCATTCTATACTGAGAGAAGGTTATGCTTTCACATCTCTAGGTAAGGTAGAAATCTGTAAGAAGTATGAAACATCAGCTACAAAATTGGCACGTGCAACAGCCAAGAAGGATAAACTAAAGCTAAAGTACAGCACTGTGTTTCACGAACACGTAGACACACAGAACTTTCGCAGGAACGTCAATCAAATACCCATTGGCGCAACTGTTACTATTACTGAAAAAATCCACGGCACATCAGGTAGAGTATCGTTAGCCTATACAAAACAAGAGGTATATAATCCATTCCTTTCTATGGTCTTCAATCGCTTAAACATGCCAACCCCTTGGCAACCAATCAACAAAGCGTGGCAGTTCCTACGTCAGACTATAGAAGAAAAAGGTAAGACAACCACAAAAGGTTATACGTACCAACATGGTACTCGGCGAGTTCTACTCAAGAGAGATAGCCTTGATAAAGGTTACTATGGTAGTGATAGTTTCCGTTGGCAAATAGCTGACCGTCTATTACCACTACTCCATAAAGGAGAAGAAGTCTACTATGAAATTGTAGGTTGGAGTTCTCCTGAACGAACCATCATGCCTATTCACGCCACATCTATTACTAGTGACAAGAAGTTTATCAAGCAGTATGGTTCGGAAATTACTTACAACTACGGTGTACCTAATGGTACAGCAAAGGCATTTGTGTATCGCATAGCAGTAACTAATGAAGATGGTCACCAATGGGAGCTTCCTTGGGCTTCAGTTAAAGCTCGTTGTGCAGAATTTAATGTAGACCATGTACCTGAACATTTCTACCGTTGCTATGATAGATATGATGGTAACTCTGAAACTCTTATAACAGATGTAGAGTATCTCTCCCTAATCTCTACTTTCACGAATCAATTCCCTGAAGGAGTTGTAGTACGTGTTGACTATAAAGGTACAACATGGTTCTTAAAAGAGAAGAACTGGTACTTTCTAGCAATGGAGGGTTTCTCGAAAGATAAGCCTGATTATGTAGATACAGAGGAGATTGAAACAGATTAGAAAAAGCTATATCCAAGGTTATAATGGTAGTCCTGATATTGATTCATGGTTCTTGGATACTCAAGATTCTAACCCTGACTATCTTATGAGCTTTGAATCATTCGCTAATGCTTGGTTATTTGTAGTTTCTCAAGTATTAGTATAGATTACAGACTTGACCGTTAGATACGGCGGGAAGGTCATTTCATACTCATTATTGTTTATTTACGCAGTAGACGTATCCTACTGTTTTTTTATTAAGAGTTTTTATGTTATACACAGATGATGATAACTACATTGATATTTAGTAAAATGATAAGAACTGAAATTCATTGTTGTGAAAAGGTCAACTTATGAACCTATTCTTTCTACATACTGACCCTCAAGAAGCAGCACAACTGTATTGTGACCAACACTTAGGAAAGATTCGTTTAGAGGCATCACAGATGTTATCAACAGCCTACCATTTATCACCACATGTAACCGTAGAAGATAGGCAAGCAATGTGGTATGTACAGAACAACCGCATCTACAACAAGGCTTTTATTAACCACCCCACGTCTGTGTGGGTTCGTGCAGCACAAGATAATTTTGATTGGACATTAGTACACCTAAAAGCATTACAAGCTATCTGGGTTGGTGCAGGTCATAACGGTGCTGTAACTGAGACACTGATCACAAGCTTCAATAAAACATCTTCTCTTCTACGGTTGCCTGTAGGTATGACAGATGTACCTCTCGCTATGTACGATGCAATCAAAGCGAAATACAAACCAAAAGAACCTCTACCCATAGCTGTACAAGCGTATAGAGAGTATATGTGTGCAAAAGTATTCAAGAATGATAAACGTCCTACGTGGACAATAAATCAACAACCTGAGTGGTATCATGCTTCAAATTGAACTTGATGCTAAATATGTAGAACTACTTAAGGAAACTACAAAACATTCACAACATATGATTGCCACTATGTTAAGTTTAGCTATTAATAAACCAGAGATATTTATTAAAAAGGAGTAGTTATGCAACCAGTACTTATTATTATACGCGGTGTATCAGGTAGTGGGAAGTCAACTTTCGCTGAATGGTTGGTAGATAATCTTTTAGTATTTGAAAATAAAGACAGGAGCAATAGAGAATACATACGTAAATTTGAGGCAGACCAATGGTTTGTTGACAATCAAGAAGAGTGGAATCCTCGTTATTTACATACAGCACATGAATGGTGTCAGGCAGAGGTTAAGAAGTCACTACAAGATGGTTATATTACAATCGTTAGCAATACAACCACAACTAAAAAAGAGTTGCAACCCTATGTCAAGATTGCTACGAATTTAGGAGTGCAGTACTTTGTGTTGATATCTGACTCTGACTACAACAATGTACATGGTGTTGCTAAAGATAAAGTAGGGAAACAAGCCGAGCGATTCTACTTTAACAACACAGCAATGCAAGATAGTCTGTAGATTAGTGACTTCCTATCTATCCTGTTGTTACACAAGATAGATAAGAGGTTACTCTATACAAAATAAGTAATTGTGATGGACAGTTCTTCCTTTTGTGTAACAGGCTTACGAAACTGGGATACATACATAAGCCACTCTCTTTCTATGGTCTTACTTTAGAGATTAGATACACCATAGATTGCACAAAGTAAATCTCGATCTTATAGTGACTAATACCCTACTCAGGTAAGGTATACAGTGAAAGTGACAGTGTTCAGCAAGTGCGCTAAAGTAACAAAGTAGCAATATCTTCAGTAACTAAAATCCAAGTAGCTGTAAAGAACAACTGTGCAATTGTTACCACTATAATCTCAATCTCATACACACAACAACAACCAAAAACAATCAATCATGGCTAATTTTCTTACTGATCTTATCTCTCGTTTCTCTACTTCTGGAGTTGCACCAGCACCCACCGCAGTATCTTTCACAGTGGAATCTGAAAACTCGGCAGAAGTAAGGTTTGGTTTTGCAGTAATTGGTCGTCGAAATTTTGATCTTAATCAAACCTATGCCGCCTTTGCAGCAGAACAAGCCGCAGCATCTGGTATTACCCTACAAGATGCATATACTCCTCAGTTTATTGTTGGTACAGAAACGTTTGTAGTTGATCCCACACTTACTTTTGCTGAACTGAATGCGAAGTATAGTGTTACTGCTCAAACACCTGTCCAAGTTAGTATTCCTGATCCTGAGCGTCCTGTTGGTCGTTTAGGTTAATCATCACATGGGTAGGTTTGTACCTACCCATTCTTTTTGTATTTAGAGATTAAAAATGGATATGCAATTATTTATTAATGGTTTGGCATCTCAGTGGCAAAAAGAAAGAGCTGAAACACAGCTAACTCTTAAAGGTTTAATTAATAGATTGTCTGAGCTTAATCAAGACTTAGAGGTTGATGGTATTAACCAAGCACATAGTTATCGTGGTTACTACCATGACCTTGCATTTGAACTTTCAGGTACAAAACGTAAAGTATCTGACATCTTAGCAGATGTAATAGCTTGCAAGGGTGAAACTTTTGTAGGATATAAAGGAGGTGATTTTGATATGACAAATAATACTCCTGTTTGGATTGCTGAATATGGTGATATAGGTATGAAAATTATATCTGTAACAGATAACGGTGAATTTATAACTGAGGAAGATAAATAATGAATACAACTAATATTTGGCAGCTAAAAAATGGTCTATACATAGAACCAAAAATCGCTGAACTTGGTGGGCATTATGTGTATAGTGATTATATTGATAATGATGATCCTAACAAGATTGATCCCGCAATCATGCAGGAATTTGAAGGTAATCCACAAAACAAAATCCCAAACCACTTGTGGAATAAAATGGTGACGTTTTTCGTACATTATTTAGAGCAGAGAACAGAGGTTGAGTGCCGTTATTACAAGCGTGGAAGTAACTTTATTTGTGTTGTTGGTAGTCAATTAGTAACTGGAGGTTCTGTTGCATATAACTATAATCTACCTTTTTATGACCTTGATGGTGTACTTTACACACGTGAGTCATTAGTAGATAATGGTTGGATTTTATATGGACAATTTCACCTTCATCCTTTCGATATGCCATCACCTTCCTCAGTGGATGACACTAATGAAATGAAGACTCCTTTGCTATATGGTATTATTTCGATACCCCATGGTAGACTTTCTACCATGGACTACAGGATACGTACTACTCTTGTAGCTAATAATGGGCATGAGAACTATCGTTATTTTCCTCAATCTTGGGATTTCATTGACCTTCCTATCAATGATGAATTACAAACGTATACACATACTGCGTATGCACCTATTTGTGAATCACAAGTAAAACGTATGGTATATAGACCACAGCAAGTGACATATGCAGTTGGTAGTACAAAGTGGTTACAACCTATACAGAGTGGTGTGACAGCTAAAAGCTTGTCAGAACGTTTAGTTGTAGCTTTACGAAATATACTACTAGCTGATTCTAAAATTACAGTAGGAGACATAGAAAAAGAGTTGCCAGCAGTTTTATCAGAGCTTTTAACAGAGGATTCAAAATATTCAGAGCTTTTTACATATGATGTAGACGTAGCTGATCCTTATTATTATAGGTGTGACTAATGGTAGAATATCTTATACCATCTCACTGTGAAGCGGCTATTATATTTGAACAAGCTATCATGCTTGTACTACAACCTATTACTGTGCCATTTTACTACACCGTTCAGGTGTCTAATAGTGATGATTTTTTTATTGAAAACTGTGTAGATTGTACTCTACGTGGAAGTTCTTGTTATAGAGCTGGAGCTTTAAACACACGTTGTATGTTAGATCATTCTACTCGGTTGTATGAGGACATAAGATGCATACAAATGCCATTACCTCAACATATGCTGATATTCGCTGAAAATTTAGATATTCCTCCTAGTTTTGCTTATTACAGTGATGGTATTTTACTACCGTTACGTATAAGTAATATAGGTAGTGCTGGTATTTGGTGTACTGGAGATGTGTCTTTCAATAAATTAAATCCTTCAAGCATATATAATGCTTACATGCAATCACTACATAATAAGGATCTCACAGGTAGAGATGCGAAGAACTATGAAAGTTATTTACAAACTATATCTAAAGACTCTTCTAAAATATTTGAAGGATATCCACTAGATATTACTAGTTATGGTAGTATCCAAAATGTTATACATACACCTACAACTATTACGTGGGGTTCTTCCGTATCAAAAGATGAAAGTTATTACAATATAGAAGGTACAGGATATGTTAAAATTCAATAGCGCTGTTATAGCTTTAGTAGGTTGTGGAGGCACTGGTTCATATCTTTGTGACCACTTAGGTCGTTTATTTGGTTCTCATGGGGAACTACGTAGAATAAATCCCCTTTTATTTCTACTTATTGATGCTGATGTAGTCTCTGAATCTAATATAGTTCGGCAGAACTTTAATTATAGAGAGATTAATGAGCAAAAAGGATTAACGCTACAGCATAGATTAGAACAACGATATAATGTACCATCAGTAGACTTCTGGGCTTCCTTTGCTAATAAGAAACTTCTAGAAAAATTATTTAAGAAGACGGCTAGAAACCCATTGATAATTATATCTTGTGTTGATAACCATAGAACACGTAACAGAATCATGTCTACTTTAAAACCAGATCCTGATTCTTATGTAGGAGCTAGAGAGACTAACTGGCTTTACCTTGATGCTGGGAATACTGTCACTGATGGTTGGGTTAGTGCTATGGGTGTATATAGTGGTCAACCATTTGGAGTTGATATGCGTATGCAGGACGCAGCTATACGTAGTAATACTATAGATGAAGCTCCTACTCTTAATATGAGTGGAAGAGAGATACAAGGTTGTGGTGCGGTAACAAGTTCACCAGAAACCTACTTCGATAACCAAATGAATAGCTATTTATTGGCTAGTCAACTAAGATCTATAGTATTGAAAGGTAAAGGTTATGGTTTGTTAGCACACAAGAGAAGTGATCTTGATGCAGAAGATTGGATGACACAGAGTTATGAAAACCACTATTTAGCTCCTTTCACTCTCCCTTAATTAAATGCTAATATGTTTACCATCAACTACAAACTTATTTTCAAAGAAGTTTAATCACCTATTAACTACTAACAGAGAAAGAAAAACTCTCAGAAAACTCTCGTCAACAAACCTACACATAAATAAATAAAACATATGGCTGGTAAAAAACCTTGTAAAAAACCATCAGCACTAGCAAGATGGAAAGATGCAGTAAATTATGATGCTCGTGCAAAAGCACAAAATTGGTTACGTTTTCTAAAACGTGATACTGCTATTATCACACCTGAAGAAATTGGTCTTCTAGAGAAGAATGGTTTTGCTATTAATTATAAAGGCAAAATGTCAGGTGCAAGAAGCCGAGTAAAAGCAGTTGGTATGCAAGCAGTTATACAAGCTATTCGTATGTGTGAAGATGTACATAAAGTTGTTTCTGCTGTCAAAAATAATGACTGGACATCTGTTACACGTTTATTGCAACCACTAGGACTACCTATGGATTATAAAAAGGTGATTATAAGTGTTTAATCATAAACTGAAAGAACAAATTATACAGTTAAAAGAACAATACAGTATTGTATATAATCTTTTACAACAGAAACAAGACAATGTTATGGCTTTAAAACGTCAGGTTGTTGAACTACAAGATAACCTTATGTCTGTGCAACGTACTTTGTCTGCTCTAAGGCAACAACCACAGTCAAAATTACCTACTCACTTCTATACTGATCTTAAAAATAAGATTGAGAGTGCTATCAATCATTACACAGATGATTCTCTCAAAGAGCGTATTACAGAGAGTATTGCCAATCAAGTAGCTGACTATTTGAGTGAAATTATTGATCCTATTTTCTATCCTGATTCTAACGAAGATGAATATGATGAAGACGAAGACGATTAAATAATCACAAAGTAGGTGGCTAATAACTACCTACTTGCTTTCTATGGTTATGATATATAAAGAAATATACAAAGCAAAATATCATGGTATGATGTTCAGAGTTCTGCAACACAAAGAGACAGGTAAGTATCATATCTGTCGTGATTTATTTTTTAACATAAAATACTTATATGATTTTGAACTAAAGTACAGGGATGCTGCTATAGATTGTATAAGCCCTGACATGTGGTATATACATATATGGCATTTTGGTTATATACTATGATTTGTGTTATATCTTTTAACTTGACACAAGATAATTGTGTGAGGTTTTTACGTGGGATTGCTCTCTACAAAGCTGTACTGAAAAATAATTTCACTGTTGAAAGAACTGAAGATTTAAGAAATATTAAATCAATCTCTTCTTGTATCTCTTGGTATCTAGTAGAGTTTTGTACTATTTCTGATTTTACATTCTTTAAAGAAAGATATCCAGAATTTAATTATATAGAGCAGGAGAATACATATGATAACTAATTGGTTACTATGTTTGTTTGGTTTGTCAGAAATTGTTGCTGAACAAGCTTTTGAAATTGATCGTTTACAAATGAACTGCGATATGTATGTACAACTAGCTATTATAGATGCAAATATTATAAGAAAATTAGCTGAGATTAATCTAATTGAAAATAATTAAAGGAGATATATTACAAGTCTTTGCACAAGCTGAACAAGCTTTTTTATTGCATGGTGTCTCTTGTCAATCTGTACTACATAAGGGACTTGACAAACAAATTATTACAAGTTACCCTCTATTACTCGATCAACATCGTAGAAATATACGACAGTTCGGTACTGAAATGTTAATAGGGTCTTGTACGTTTTTTGCTACAGAAACAGGGCATAAAACAAAAGATATTGTCAACCTATATCAACAGTTAGAAGTTGGTCGTCATAAGCAGCAAATTGATTACGATTATTTTCGCTATGCTTTGGAAGACTTCTGCAAATATCTTACTGATGGTTTAGAACTTGTACCTATCTATATACCAGAGGGTATCGGATCAAATAATGCTGGAGGTGATAAAAAAATTATTCTTTCAATCATTGAAGAAATCTTACCTATGGCAATACTAGTGGAGTACAAAGATGCAAATATACAGCAAACATAAAGACTACTATGATGGTCAACTTATACAGATATCTTCACTTGATAGTTTTGTAAGACAAGCAGAGTGTAAAGAGAATGTAGCAGTTAGCGCACTACCACAAGATATTTTAAAGCTATCTCTAGATAATAGATTACAATATCTTTTTTGTTGTGGTGTGCTATATCCTTTTATTGAAAATACTGTCACAAAAGAAGTAGAAAGATATGACTATAAAGGTAAACCTGTCTCATCGTCTGTTACAAATACTTCTTTTCTATGGACTTACAGTGAAATAAAAAACTACCTTCAAGAACACGATCAATTATCTTTTTGTTTTGAGGAAGAACTTGAAGCTGTTTTCCACTTAAATATGAGTGATTTTACATTATTAAACAGTATACAGTTAGTATCTGGTGTTTGCTACTTTGTGTTTAAGCCTCATCACACATATAGATATCCAAATAGATTTGGTAGAAGTGCTATTGCTGGAAACCTATTGACATATCCTTCATTACAAGATATACAAGCTTATAAAATACTCGATCCTTATACAGTAGCCCAACAAATTGATTACTGGTTAGGAAACATTTTTGTATCTGATAACTGTCTCTCATTACAAACTAACAATGAGAAGATAGTAGCATATGGTCACGATCTTCATGTGTCTTTTAGAGATAGTTCAGGAAAAGGTAAAAAGAAAAATGCTAGAAAATCAAATTGAAATATATGAAAATAAAGTCTACAAAACTAGACAACAACTATTATATAGCGCACAACCATTAATTAATAACTTTTGTAAACAGTATGAGCTTACTTTTACTGCGGGTATGGGTAGTTTCTCATTTAATTTCAGTAAAAAAGACCATTCTGACAGTTATATATGAGGAGTTTTTAGATGAATTAAATCCAGAACTATTTGCTCTACTAAACTATCAATTGGAAGATCATAACGCTCTAGGAACTAGTCTTGAAAACTACACTCAACAAGTGATTGAGTTTGTTTATATATATAGAGATAACAACACAGATAAATTAACTATACATAAAGAACCAACAGATTTAGTCAGTATTACTAACTATGGTGATATGTCTTTAAAACTTGCAAATACAGTACTAGAAAGACCTGATGCTGTAGAATTATTAAACTTTTACTAAGATGAACAGAAAAGAAGTAGAAACAAATACTATATTACTATGTCTAACTGGAAGTAGACTGTATGGTATTGATAACATTGATTCAGATTATGATTATAAAGGTATATGCATACCTCCGCTAAAATACTTCTTTGGTAATTTTGGTTTTGAACAATTTGATGATTTTAAAGATGAATTTCAAGCTAAAAACTACATATATTCTGTACTAACAAATACAGATTCACAAATATATAACATTAAAAAGTATATTAATTTAGGTTTGCTTAACAATCCTAATATTCTTGAACTTTTATGGGTTGCACCTGAACATTATATCGTAAAGACACCATTAGCAGATCGACTAATTGCTCTGAGAGAACTATTTCTTTCTACGAAAGTTTATTATAGCTACAGTGGATATGCTTATTCTCAGATCAAACGTGTAAAAACACATAGAGGTTGGTTACAAGCTTATCGTGCTGATTCTGCATTTTTTAATATACCACCTAACCCTAAAGACTATGGTTTGGAAGAAAACCCACTACGCAAAGAACAGTTAAACGCTTTTCTTGAGTTTTTATATATCTTGATTGATGATGCTGCTCAGTACCATGAAATTCGTGATACTATTTTTCCACATATTGACTTCAAAGGGTTATTAAAACAGTATAAAATTAAACCAGAGTTATTAGATGCTGTACAGTATTATACACGTGGTACAGATGACTTCATGACTTTGTTACATAATACACAAAGCTATAGGCAGGCTAAACAAGAGTATGATGCGTTTCATAGCTGGAAAACAAACCGTAATAGTAAACGTGCAGCCTTAGAAGAGAAAGTAGGTATGGATTGTAAGCATATAGCTCATGCTTATCGTCTGTTAAAATCAGGTATTGAAATTCTTAATGGTCAAGGTGTAATCCCTGATCGTCGTATAGCTGGTGACTCTACTTATATTCGACAAATTCGTAATGGAGAGGTTGAGTATGATGATATTATGCAACAAGTATATACTTTGATGATTGATCTTGAAATAGCAAAAGACAATACAAAACTACCATATCAACCAGATCGTAAAACCATAGAAAATGAAATGATTGCAATTATTAAGGAGTATCTATTATGACTATTAATTGGTTGCCAATTAAAACTGCACCGTTAGATGGCACACATATTTTAATATGTGATAACTATGATGTTTGGAAAGCTTATTATAAAGATAATAGATGGTATTGTGATTCTTGTCAAATTGAGAATCAAACATTTTTATTTTATGAACCTATATACTGGCTACCTATTACCGATCTCTTAAAATCAATAGGGCATTTATGAATAAAGTATTTAAAAACTACAAAGAGCATCCAGTTTTAAAGTATGACGACCCTAAGCTCATATTTAAAATAGATGCTAAAGTGTATATAATCAAAAATGGTCTCGTCAATCAGATTATCGGAGAAATGGGTTTAAAACCCCGTGCTTCTAGCACGGCTTTTCTTGATTCTGAATGTACTGTTTGAGTATCTCTAAAGGCGCGCCGCCAATAGAAGACGCAAAATAACTAGGACTCCATAAAGCATCTTTACCATAAGGCTTAGGATGACCAGCTTGACCGTATTTTCGGCTTGAGACACCTTTTAAAGCGTTAACTATTTGAGATACGGATAGTTTAGGCGGGTACTCAATCAAAGCGTGAATATGATCTGATTCACCATTAAATTCCTGTACCTGAAAATTCATTTTTGTTGATACTTCTCTGAATGATTTTTCAATCACTGCCAAACTCTCAAGCGTAAAGATTTTACACCTATATTTTGCAACACAGACCAAATGCATTTTAAGGTCAGAGACACTATGCCTCTCTTTACGTAAACAGGTTGTCATTCTAAGCAGACCAATGTATAATAAACCTACAGACCAATTTTAGCATAAGCAATGAAAGCTAGGTATCAATACAGATTTTACCCAACTAACCAACAGCAAAAGAGCCTAGCTCAATTGTTTGGCTGTGTTCGCGTGGTCTGGAATGATGCTTTAGCACTTTGCAAGGCTTCTGCTAAGGCAATTGGTTTTAACAAACTTTCAGCTATGCTTACTCAGTCTAAAAAGACTGAAGAGAGGCAGTGGCTTAAAGATGTATCGTCTGTACCGTTGCAGCAATCCCTAAGATATTTAGATGTCGCTTATCGCAACTTTTTTAATTCTCTAAAAGGAAAGCGAAAAGGTAGAAAAGTTGGTTCGCCAAAATTCAAGAGAAAAACTAATAATCAATCTGCTGAGTTTACCAAAGCAGCATTTTCTCTTTCTAAAGATGGTGTTTATTTAGCCAAGATAGGAGATATCAAGCCAGTATGGTCTAGGAAATTACCGTCAGAGCCTAGCTCTGTAACGGTAATTAAAGATTGTGCTAACCGATATTTTCTTAGCTTTGTAGTGGATATAGAGCCAGAGCATATTGAACCGATTAATCCATCGGTAGGGATCGATCTAGGGATCAAAACTTTTGCTGTACTCAGTACTGGCGAAAAGTTTCAAAGCCCTGATTACTCCAAATTGGATAAGAAGGTCAGGAAGTTGCAACGTAAGCTAGCAAAGCAATCTAAAGGCTCTAACAGACGGCACAAAACCCGACTGAGAATCGCCAAAAAACATAACAAGATTTCTGATACTCGCAACGACTTTCTGCATAAAGTTTCTACTGAAGTGGTACGCAAAAACCAAGCAATCACTTTAGAAGACCTCAATGTTTCTGGCATGGTCAAAAATCGCAAACTTGCACGGGCAATTAGTCAGCAAGGATGGAGAGAGTTTAGAACTCTTTGCGAAGCCAAATCTGAAAAGTATGGCAGAACTTTTTCAACGGTTAGCCGTTGGGAACCTACCAGTCAAATTTGCTCAGATTGCGGATATCAATGGGGTAAATTAAATCTTAGTGTTAGATCTGTCACTTGCATAAATTGTGGAGCTATCCATGATCGTGATGAGAATGCAGCTAAAAATATAGATAAAGTCGGGATAGGGAACTGCCACGACTCTAAACGAACGCGGAGAGATAATAAGACTACTTCGGTAGCGAATCTCAGTGATGCGTTAAGAATTACCGCTGCTTCAGCTCGGTGAGTGTTTCAATGGCTACGAAAGATTAACTAATACGTCTGTCTGAAGACATAAAACTACAGCTTACACAATATTACACAACAATACATATAAAATTATGGCAACTTCACTAAGAACTCGTAAAAAATCATCAGTATCCCCACAGCCAACAGTGCAAGATCTAGCAATATTGTTAAGTAGATGTTTAGGTTTAGACCTTACACAAGAATACGACCCTGATACTTTCTCTTCTATGGCAGTTGATATGTATCAAGCAACTGACCCTGATGTTTATACAGAGCAAGGTTTACAAATTTATACTTTATTGCAACAGTTATGCTTAACCACCCAACAAGAAACTGCTATTGTAAAGACAGAACGTAGAACAAAAGTATGGTATCAACATTCATTAACGTTGCAAGACAAAACAGATAGTGAATTGGTAGATGATATTCTTGCTAATTATACTTTAGTTGTAAAATCTATCACCGATCCTAAAATCACAGAACCCGTAGCGTTTATTGCTATTGAGGTGCTTTTTAATGAGTAGTATACTAGAACAAGTTACAAACCAAATCCGCGAAGCACGTTTGCAAGGTAATAAAGAAGTACTTGATAATCTTGTTATCTTAAAAGCTGATATTGCTCATGGGTTAAGCCAGAAACAGCCTGTCAAGGCACTCAAAACAATTACAGCCCTAATCACCTCTTATAAGCAAACTCAAGGCTTAATGCGAGAATCAGTGGCTGTACAGCGATATCAAGATAAGATTAGTTTATTAGAATCTTTTCTAGTAGTAGATGATATGCTTGACACAAATAAAATGCAAGAGCTACTAGATATGGGTGACTATCCTAGTATTCGTGATTGGATGTCGTTTCTTAAAGCAGAGTATATTGACCGTTATGATGGTAAACTAGCTTCAACTTTATACAATGGTAGGTAACTATGAATTTAACAATAAAAACAAGTGGTAGTTTTGAATCTATACAAAGATTTAAAGCTGATGGTACTGAGTTTTGGTATGCTAGAGATTTAATGAAGCTTCTTGGTTATAGTAAATGGGATAGATTTGCAGATGTAATTGAACGAGCAAAAATATCGTGTGAAATTTCAGGAAATATTTGGGAAAATAACGCTTCCCGCCTATGGGAAGCGTCTGGTAAAACTAAGCGTGAAAACTTTGAATTATCTAGATTTTTGTGCTACTTAATTGCCCAAAATGGTGATCCAAGAAAATCTGAGATCGCTGCAGCACAGACTTATTTTGCAGTAAGAACTAGGCAAGCAGAGATTATAGATGTACAACAACATCAACAACTAGCAACTCGTGACTCTGTTGATTATATACAAGCTGCTGAAATACTTACAAAATTACCTGATAATCGTTTAACACGTTTGTTGAATCAAATGTTAGTATCTGAACTATCACTAATTTCTGTAAATCAAAAGCAATTAACACCAACTGAGGAGCAACCAAAACAATATATCACAGCAACAGTCCGAGCAGGACAACTTGGTTACACTACTAAACAGATTGGTAATGGTGCTACCCTTGGTAAATTTATCAAGCAACAAATTGAACCTAATTTCCTTGATTGGCAGGGTCAATATCAGGTAAATCATTATGAAGTATCTGATCAATTCGATAAAGCTATCCATAACTACTTTAATTAACTATGGCAACTAAAACAATATCCGCGTCAACATTACAAGCTTATCTTGCAACACAACCACCTGACACTCAAATCAACCTAGCTACACTAGCAACAATTATGCAAGATAGTAATTTACAAGAAGCTGTCACTTTCTTTTCTACGTTGAGTGAAATTAGAAAAGTAGAAATTATGTTTTACTTGTATAATTATTACTACAACATTCTTTCACAAGAATCTGTAAATAATGGTTGGTTGTTGGAATTAAGTGCTGACAATATTATGTTGCAAGACATTGAGGACGATTTTATTATTAAGTTTAATCTTGATACTACACAACTTGTCCCACTCAGACGGTTGCTAGGACGACTACAACGTGAAACTTGTAAACAAAGGAACTATAAAAAAGAAGAAGTGATTGACACTATTGATCTGTCAGCTGGCAATAGTTGTGACTAAAACTGAAACTTATTTGTATCAACCCACTCCTGAAGATGTAGAGAATTTTGAAGCTGTATGGATCAAACTTTGGCATCCTACTTTTAAAGAAATACCTATGGAACAATATACTTGTATATGTAACTTCGCATTTGAAGTATTTATAGCAGGAGTCAATCAAAATAAACATAATATCATATTAGATTTAGAAAGGACACTTAACCAATGATTAGTTTTGCAAACAAGAATAAAGCTGAAGTTCTAAAAGCACTTTGGGAAAACTCGAAAGCACAAGGAATGTCTTTCCGACATCTACCAGAATCAGGTGAAATTACACTTGTACAATGTTCTGCTGCACTAGCAGTTAGTTCCTATGTTGATTATTTCTCTGGAAAAGTAATTAAAGTTGACTTTTCTAGTGAAGCTTTCGATCCTAGAAGTTATGACCGAGACAATGGTGATGGTGCTGCTACAAAAGTACTACAAGGTATGTTATAATATACTAGTCGTTTCATCAGACTAGTATGTTTGCACCTAAGACAAAATGTATTATGTATAGTGGTAAGGATGATGTAGTCCTAGGATCATACGATCAAGGATTGCACTATCCTTCCATATACACAATACAACACTACGACTCTAACCAAAATATAGTACGTCTATATAATGCACCTGAGATTGATTTCTCTGTAACTTCTGATGGTTGGGGCTTTTCTCGTGCATTAGCTTTTCAATCAGTTTGGTGGCAGAGAAAGTTTGTAACATTAGATGTATTTTTAGCTACAGCTTCTCCACAATTATCTTATTACAACAAACTCCAAGAGATTTATGGCAATTACACTTCCAACATCAACAATTGAACCTACTTATATTGATCCTTCAGTTCTTACTATTCTTTCAAATACAAAAGTAGGTAAAACTTCTAGCTGTTTGCAACTACCCAATTCTTTACTTGTAGACCTTGAAGATAGTGCTTCTTTCTATAAAGGAACTTATCTAAATCTTAAGAAACAGTCTACCGTAGAAAATAAAGGTATGGGTTCTTTATTATTAGAAACCGTAGCAGCTATTCAACAGGCTAATACTGAAGCAGGTCGTTGTGTGTATGATTTTATTATTATCGACACTTTAACTGTCATTGAGAAGATTGCTCGTCAAAAAGCAACCTATGATTACAAAAAAACATTAGCGGGTAAAAATTTCTCAGGTACAGATGTTGTAGCTGAACTTTCAAAAGGCGCGGGTTTGTAAAATAGCCCGTATCTGGTTAATTGCTGGAAACTCTTAAAGTCGGCACACTACAACATAGCTAGAAATGGCAAGTGTGAAAGTTTGAAAAGTGTAGGCTATGAATGTATGTTATAATGGTATACATGAATGAAAGACAATCAGCAGCAAAGCTCCTAAGTAATTATTTATATGGAGAATGTTCAACGACTATCCCTCGGAAGGGGAGTAGGTTGGTAGAAATATTAGCCGAAAAGCCAGATATAGTTTTCAAAAAGCTATGGGATAAAAAAGACAGTAGGTTTGATGTTGCGGGTATTTATCTAATTTTATGTACAGGTAACGATGAGTTTTATATAGGTTCATCAAAAAATATACACATAAGATTTAGAAAACACCGTAATGAGTTGAATATTGACAAACACTATGGTAAATACTTACAGAGATCTTTTACTAAATATGGTAGAGATTCATTAGTAGGTTTTATATTAGAAGAGACTATAGATTTTGAAGGTAGGGAGTTATATTGGATCAAGTATTTAAAACCTAAATTCAATTCATCAGAAGATGTGAAGAGAAACTTTTTAAATGCTCAATACTACGAAGCTATCCAGAAAGCTAGAGAAAAACAACAAATAAAAGTTGTTGCACTAACGCTAGAAGGTAATTTTGTTAAAGAGTTTGATAGTGTTACTAGAGCAGCTGAGTTTTTTGGAACTTCCTCAACTAATATATCTGGTGTTTGTAAAGGTCGTCTAAGATATATGAAAGACCATTTATTTATTTACAAAATAGATTATGATCCTAATAAATCGTACAGACTTAAAGAATACCTAGCAGGTACTAAGAACCCAAAACATCTTCAAATTATTCTTGAAGCAATAGGTAAGTCTGTAGTGTCTATTAACATTAAAACTCAGGAAGTCAAACAATACATCTCAATATCTGAAGCTGCAAGATCACATAATTTGACTAGGACAATGTTTAAATACAATTACCTAGACAATAAACGCCTTTTAGGTGATCTAAAGTTTGAATACTATAAAAATATAGTCTAGTCTTTATGGTGACATAAAGTATATCGTATGTACACTTTAATAAGGCTTTCAACGACTTGATTGACCCGTTTAAAGGTTTAGCAGGTAAATGCCTTATTCTTCTATGTCATGCTAAACTATCATCTATCAGTAAAGATTCTACAGAAATTGATCTAAAAGATATTGAACTATCTGGTAAGAATAAATTAGCTGTTACAGCTTATGCAGATACGATTGGTCTCTTATACCGTCACAAACGTAATAAGAATCAAAACATCATATCTTTTAAAACAAGTGAAGATAATTTAGTATGTGGTACACGTTCTGCACACTTAATGAACAAGACTTTTGTGTTTTCAGAGTACGATCCTAAATCTAATGAATTAACAACACATTGGGATTTAGTTTTTAAATCACTTGGTTCTGATAAACAGATGCAAGAGGTAGAAGAAGTAGAACCACAAAAAGAAGAAGCTTAACTAACAAGGATTGGTAATACCCTTCTAATTATTACCTGTTGTTGTGCAAAGAGGTCATTATGCTACTTATAACCTATAACTCTAACCCTCAGAATAATCCTGACTTACCTACAATCAGAGGTTGGTCTTTATATACACTCGAAGATTGGCAATCTTTATGGATGGATGTTGATAGTTACTTCTCTTATCTACCTAGTGGTGATGCTGAACTTGAGTTTAATGTAAAAGGTATAGGTTCTGTATATTATGACTGTCATACAGGATGGTTCAAAGATTATCAAGTATCTGAGATTGATATTAACAAACCTTACTTCAGTTTGGAAATTATTGAAAACTTAGACCTTATACTTGGTACTAATTTCTATGTACCGTATATTTTTGATGATCCTATATATCCAGAAATGGATGTTGATTAATGTGCTATAATGTTTACACTACAAACTAAAACTATGTCAGAAACAATTACAAAAGAAGATTTAATGGATCTTCAACGTCAAATCACCCAAGCTTTACAAGAACAAGTTCTAAATAATATTAGAGGTAATGTTAAACCTTATATGGAGGTACTAGACTATTCAATTCGTCTACTAGAAAAACTCTCTTGTATTGGTAATGAGTTTGCAGAAAAGTTGCAATACTCTGACCAAATTGGTTTACAAGAGTATTATTAAATTATTTGCTCTAATCATAGAAGAAAATGTCTCTGGTCTTGACTATTTAAAGCAATCCTATTTTGCTATACAACAAGCTAAGATGTTTGATAAATTACTAACACTACAAAATAACTAACAAAAACTATGTCTGCACAAATTCAAGTTACTGGTACCATTGCTTCCGTTGATTCGATCAAAACTTTTGACTCTGGTAAGTGTGTTCTTAAATTTTCTATCGTTACACCTAATGGTGAACCTAAGAAAGATGGTGATGAGTATGCACCCTCACAGTTCTATAAAGTAGAACTATGGGATAAAGCAGCTAAATCAATGGAGAAACACATTATAAAAGGTTCTAAAGCCTATGTACGTGGTAACCATGTATCTCGTGCTTGGGAAAATGATACTTCTAAAGGTATTGAAGAACAAATCAAGTACGCTACAGTAGAACCTTTTGTATGGGTCAATGATGGTAGTTCTTCACAAGAGACATACACAGCTACTAAATCTACTACAACCACATCACAAAATACTGCTAATAGTGATATGCCCTTTTAAATAACACTATGGGTTGGAATTAGACCTCCTCCAGTTGATTTAAAACAACAAAGTCTATTCTGTAAAATAAAACTGAAAAGTCAATTGAGGCAGTGATTAAGTTTTATCTCCCATAAATATATATCATAGTGTCGGCTGACATGAAAAAAGCGATCTTGTGGAAAACACATACTTCAGGATATAGTGTAAGGGCTGCCAACAATAGCTTTGTGGATCATAATCTCGGCACAGTTGGCGTGGGCGAGAACACCTCTCACACTAGGATCGGTTCGACACTTAACGTTTGTAGGTAACGTAAACCTTCATTAACCACCTGTGGCTGACTGGTAAAGCAATCAACTTAAAGTGTGTGTAACACAGCTTGGGTCACTATAGTAGTGATATTATATGTGAATCTCCCCTAAACGGTGAAGGCTAAGTTATAAGAATTAGTACTACTTATAATATGCTAATACCGTACCAATTGCCTCTCTAGTGAGAGGTTCTAGTGTGTAGAGACTATACAGGGAGTATCTTGTAGTGGAGTAATAGTTTAGTGGTATAACACCTTCGGCAAGAAGGAAGTTTGGTTCGAGTCCAATGATACTATTGCAAGATAAAGATAGAGTCCAGACCATCAAATATTATATACTTATATTATGTTTCAAGGAATATAAATAAGTACTTAGTAGTAGTGAAAACTATAGTGGTAAGCATAATTGATGACATACAGATTCGATTTCTGTCAGGTGGATTGTAGAAAGGTGTTGCATGACGCAGCATCTTTTTTGTATATCATAAGTAGGTATAAATATGACACATACAGTAGATTCACAAATACTAGCTGCATTTTCAGATTATACTCTAAAAAGAGAATTGATACGCACTGCTGAACATATCAATACAATAGCTAAAGAACAAGGTATATATTTTGCTATAGCTTTCCTAATTGATGCTAATTATGATAATGAAAGATTACAAAAACTACTACCTATATTACATACAATTAGAGGAGCAATAAAAAATGAACTGGCAACCAATAGAAACTGCACCTAAAGATAGTACTTGGATATTATTAGCATCTAATTTACATGATTGTAAACTTATCCCACAAGTAGCAGTATCTCGCTGGTATCCTGATGACAATAATTGGGATATGGTTGGTTGGGTTACTTCTAGATGTGAATATTTTCCTGAACCTACTTATTGGTCATATATATTGGAAACATAGAAGAGAATGGCAACAATACCTAAATTATCTATATGGGTTTTAGATACAGATTGGATTTACAGTATAAAAGTACCTGTGAAGTGGAGTCATTCTAACTATTTCTTACTAGCTACACATAACATACCTTTCTGTATAAGATATGAAGAAAATATGGCTTCATTTCTTGAACGACATCCAGCTCTGTTTGCGCCTATACATAGAGCTATACATGACTGGTACGGACATGATAAAGGACGGGTAGATTTTAATCAACAAGGTTATAAATATATTAGGAAGTTAATATGATGATGCATGATTGGCTACTGGATATAGGTATGGATTCTAATACTCCTGTAATAACTTTAGAACAGTATGTAAAAGATAATAAACCAAAAGGGTTCATATTAGACCTGAAGAAACACTACGGTTGGAGGAAAGGACGTTTAGAGCTACACGAGATTATAGATGATTACTTTCTTGTAGGTGTGTTAAATTCTGTTCTTGTTAAACTATACACAGAAAGAAATGCAGATAACTTTAACTTACTCTCACTTGAGTTAAACAATATAGTTATAGTAAATCAAGATGATCTTTTTTCTGATAAAGGTAAGATTCTAGTTACTCGTCTTACAGAATATTCTGTTTATTTCAGAAATCTTACAATAAATGCACCTCAAAACGGCTCCTATGAAGAGACGATGTGTAGAGAAAAGAGTATATCTACATACTTTCAGAGTTTAGCTAACGCAGTATTATTGGAGATGTATTTTGGTGCTGCTATCAGGTCTTATGATAGAGATTTTATTAGACATTTGAATATAGACTCTAGTTTAAATCATGAACAGTTAATGGATCTGTATGAAAAACTGTATGATAGAGATTCTGTTATAAGAAGTAATCACTACTTCTTATCGGAAAGGTAAATTGCAAATAGTAAATAATAATATAGACCTCTTTTTGGAAATTAACTACGAAGAGTCTTCTTATGTGCTAGAATAAACAGGCACTTCACCTTTCTCTTCTATGTTTGACGATTCACAAATCATCCAAGTAAATGACGACAACGGTAGACATTACTATCACACTGACTTCCCTGTTATGAAATATCCCTCTGTCTCAAAATTATGTGAGTTTTTCGACAAGAAAGGTTATGAACGTATCCTTGCGTGGAAAGCTAAACTTGTAGAAACTTTAGGTGTTGAAGAAGCAGAAAAACAGTCTCATGCTGGTGCTGCTAGAGGTACTCGTATCCATAATGCATTGGAAACAGGTGACTTATCTAAACTAGATAAAAAAGAAGTTGTACGCTACAAAAATCTAGAACGTCTAGTAAACAAAATTAATGTTCTAGGTGTAGAGAAACGTGTCATGTGGACAGACATACAAGATCCTAAAGTTGGTTTCTGTGGAACTTTGGATTGTATTTCGACAGTAGACTTATCTACATTCCGTAACAGTGAGGACATTGCTATAGGTACAGGTGAAGCTTACACAATTTTTGACTGGAAGAACGTTACTAAGTTTTATGATCTAGACTTTTATCTTAAACACTATCTACAAGCAGCAGCTTATGCTACATGCGTAAACAAAATGACTGATTGTAAGTATGGTATCAACAAGTGCTTTATCGCCTTTACAACGGCAAAGATGTTGAAGATTGTATATCTTGAACCACGTGTTATTATGCATTTTTCTCGTAGTATCAAAGAAATGGCTACAGCTTATGCTTATCAGTTACCCTATGATTATGAAGCTTTTCGTTCTTATACAATTGGTCACTTCACAGAAGATGGTAGTATAGAAGATTTTATACCAAAACAAGTTTATCTAAATGAAAATTAAACGTTTATATAATATAGGTGATATTGTGACTTATAAAAATAAATCTTATGTTGTCACAGGTTATGAACAGAATATTGATATGATAACCTATCAATACGAATTAGTACCTTATAGTGTAAGGTCAGTAAGTTTTCTATTACAAGATGAATTAGAGGATGATGACTAATGGAAATCATAGGTGGCATTATAGTAGCGACTTGTTTATGGTTTGCACAATCCAAACCTGTTAAAAAAGTAGAAGTAAAAAAGAAGCCTGACATTACTATAGAAATATATGACCGTAGAAGTAAAGGGCTGGATTCGTGAAGGGAGTTTTGGTGACTCTGATGATATTGTTTGGATAGATGATGGCGACCATCGTAATCGAACACCTTTAAATTTAATAGAGGCTTTTAATGTTGACAATCCAACAAATACAAGATAAATTACTAGCTTACTACGCACAACCTATTAGTGGGCAAGATAAAGTATATGAAGTATTAGGTTTTGCAGAGTGGTCTGATTATCATAACATTTATGAAGAGATATGGACACCACAGTTTAAATCTAGAATCTATATATTACAAAATCCTTACAGTACACTAGAACAAGCCTTTGTACATGGTGTACAAGTAGGTTGGTTAGACGGTTTTGATTCTGGTTATAATAATGCATTAGAAGATATGAATAATGGTATAATTGTATGACTTTCTCTATACTTGACTACATAGAAAAACTAGAGACCATAGAAGAGAAGGGTAGTTGGTTCTTGGCTGATTGTCCTGTTTGTCATGCACACAAGTTAAAGATCAACTCTTCTACAGGAGCTTATAAGTGTTATGCCAATGATTGTTCTAGCCAGAAAATTAGAGATGCTATTGCCAAATATACACCTTATGTAAAAACTAATCTACGGGTTGTACGTAAGGCTCTGAGACGATATTTGGATGCTGAACATCTGTATATACCTGTGAACATTTTGTTGGCTTTAGAGAGCCATTTTGTACGATGTGATAGAACAGAAGAAGCTGATCGTAAGTATTACGAATATACGCTTTGGCAAAGGTCAGTAAGATTTACTACAAAAGACGGTAAAAAAATAGTTGCACCTCAGTTTATGAAAGGTATTGACTATATATCAGGTGTAGGTTTCTTACCTTGGCTATTGTTTAATGAGGATTACCTTATAAACTTTATACCAGAAATTGAACTGATTGCGGATGGTAAATACATAATAATGGCTGAAGGTGAGAAATGTGCAGTATCTGTTACACAACAGAGCTATGAATGTTTGACACCTGCTGGTTTTTGTTTTACACCCGAATATCTTGACAATGCAGTCAAGAGGTTGTTATTGTACGGTTTACGAGGTGTGTTATACTTCGAGGACAATGATACTGCTGGTCGCAAGAAGGCACATATGGTTGCTAATGCTTGCTGGCGTAATGGTTTGCAATGCACAGTTATCAACCCTGCTTTCTGGTTGCCAGATGCTCCTGATGGGTTTGATATTGCTGATAATGAGTACGAAATTAACGATTTAGTAACAAGTTGGGTAGGACAAAATGGATGAAGAGTTTTATTATTCTGTTGATAATGAAGCACAAGCTACTGAAGCTGTTATTGACACCAAACCTACATACTCTTTTTTAGATGCTTATACTACTGACCTCGGTAAAGCTCGTGCTAATATTGCACAGTATAAGGGGTTACAAAGACGTATTGTTACCGACCAAGTTGTTGTTAAATTATATGAGAATTGGGTAGATAAGTTTGGGTTCTCAGTCAAACAAATCAAAGAACATTTAGATTTTGAAGAGTCGCAGATGACAACTTCTTTCAAAACTTCTTATAGTTTCAGAGAATTATTAGAGGCAGGACGTGAAGCTGGTGAATGGTTAGTTCCATCATTTTTTCAGCCTTCTGCTTTATATACGATATTTTCAGGTGCAAAAGCTGGTAAGTCAACTCTAGTACTTGACCTTAAGTATTCTATACTCGTTTCTGGTAAATTTCTAGGTATGCCTGTCAGAAAAGGTAAAGTGCTAGATTTCTCTTTAGAGGAAGGTGTTTCTCTGTCTGCTATGAAAATGGTGGAACGTGGTTTTGATGATGATGATGCATCCTTTCTAAAATATAGTAATGTTTATAGGATTGAGAAGTCTTTTAATCTACTAGAAGATATTGCAAAATTAGAAGAGATGATTTATGAGTTTAAGCCAGCTTTAGTTACTTTTGATAGTCTGCGAATGATGCTTGCTGGTACAGGTATTTCTGAAAACAGTGCAGAAATGGCTCCCTTGATGTATAGATTACACCAAGTATTTATTAAATCTGAAGGTACAACAGGAATCTGCATACATCATAAATCGAAACAAGGTAAAGATGTAGATGGTGCTTCAGGACATTCTTCTATTGCATCTGCTAATGATGGTTTGTTTAAAATAACAAAGATTAGAAATGAGCAAGGGCAAGCAAGAACGGAGCTGCAAAGCTTTCCTAGAAATGGATTACCACGTACCTTAATCTTAAATATGGCACGTAGTGAAGGTGGTAGATGGTGTATGGAAATTGAATCTGAAAAAGATACAGATCCAGTTATCGAAGGATGGTCAAATAAGATTATTCGTGTACTAACATCTAAACCACATCAAAGATACACCAATAAAGAGTTAAGAACAAAACTAGGTATTAATAAATGTTCAGAGTATGATGATGCACTGATCAAACTACGTGAGATGTGTATCATTGAAGTAGACCGAGTTAATAAGGAGTTCGTTTACTCTATACCAGAATCTAGTGCTTGGTTTGACGATGATTCTTCAATACTTTGTCATATATCTACTGAATCACGACTTGCTGATACTTTAGTTAAGTGCAAAACAAGACAAGATTTACGTATTCTTACGAGAGATTGGTCATTACAACTTAAGCAGAATGTCGTTAAACTACTGTCTGAATTTGAACGTGACTTAGTACGTTTACTATCTAGTACTTGTCCTTATATTGTAGGTGAATCTGTTGTATACAATGGGTTAGTTGTTAATATCACAGATACAAAGTTGGAGGAAAAACAAAAAATATTCTTTTTCCAACTCGCAGATAATGGTGCTGAATGGGTATCAGAAGATAACCTCTCTTTCTATGTTCCTATGGTTACTGAACCTGTGATCGTAGAAGAGAAAATTGATCCACAAAGTACTGATTCTTTTTAGACATAAATATGAAATACGAAAATAAAGTAGTTGAATCAATAAAACTGCGAAACAAGCATCCATATCAACCTAACCTATATGATGAACTTTGCATTGTATTTAAGGATGGTGAGGTAATGGCTATTACCGCTTATCAAAACTACGTTGATGTGAGCCTTACAGAACCAACAGAACAAGAATGAAAAAATATAGAGTTCGCGTTTATTTCACTGGCTATTCTGTACGAAATGTAGAGGCAGAAAATTGGCAAGAAGCTGAAAAACAATTTTATCAAGAATTTCAAGCATCTTTTACTGATGATGTAGAGGTTGATAAAATCGAACATATTTCTATGGAGTCTATAGATGGATGATGACCTACAAGTACCACTAACCAATCGTGAGAAAAAGAAGAAACCATCTTCTTATATGTTTATCTGTGGTTCATGTGACTGTGGTGTAGCTACATCTGGTGCTAAATGTAACGTATGCGGTCGTCGTGACCTAAGCAAACAAGCAAGAAAAAGGGATATAAAAGTATATGAGTAAAATTGCAATGCCAGTCTACAAGCAAGTATCTACTGTCACTGGTTATAAAACATCAGATGGGCAACTCTTTGAACACAAAAAAGATGCAGATATTTGGCAACATAAAGTCAACAGATATGATGAAATCCGTTACTATTTCCAAGGTGAGTTATTCAAGTATGAAGAACTTAATCCTGACAAAGAGATTCTACACAGAGGAGTCATTACACAAATTTTTGAAGCTATATTCTTTGACCTTGACATATATGATGCAGAGTGTTTTCTAGCACGTACAAGAGAAAAATATGACACAGACATTTCCTGACTGCAATTTTCTAGATGACTATGACTACAGGATTTGGCACACATCTAGTGGTATGACATTTTATAAAGATGTTTCTTGTGAGGCAAGCATGACTAGATGCTGTTGGTTATTACATACACTTACTGATTATGATCGTGAAAGAGGTATAGAGTATGATAATCAAGGTTTACAAGTAACTCCTACAGGCACAGAAGAGTGGTTTGAGTTTACTTTCACTAATGGTACAACTATTAAACACCAGATGGGTACAGCTTATACACAGAGGGAGTTATTGTGACACAAACTAGAGGACGATGGGCATTTGATATTGAATCAATGGCGTTGATCGATCATACAACTATTGACTACACACAATCTCCTTATAGACCTAAACCTGAATTTATCATTGCTTATATACACTGTATTTGTTTTTTGGATGTTGATACAAATCAAACAGTTGACTTTATAAGAACAGATTATACTAACTTTGATGATTTTCGTGAAGCTGTCTTGCAGTTCATTGCTAAAAATGTTGAAGTATTCATTGCCCAAAATGGTTTAGACTTTGACTGGCTAGTACTTAAGATTTTCTTTGATATTGACTACTTTGTAGCTGGTGATCCGACAGATCAGGATACTTTCAACGATAAACCTATTATCTTCCGTGATACGTTAGTCATGTCTAAACTATTCAACTCTGAACGCTATGGTGGTCATAGTCTAGAAAGTTGGGGCGAAGAGTTTGGTTTTCCGAAGATCAACTGGCGTGCTAAAGCTATAGAACTTGGGCTAATCACAAAAGCAGATCCTAAAGGAGCAGAGTTCCACGTATACCATCCAGAGATGCTTATTTATTGCCGTACAGACGTTGCTATTACTGGTAGACTATTTCTGCACTTAGAGAGAGAAATGGAGGGCTGGAATTGGTTATCAGCTTTATTGTTAGAGCAGTCTGTTCGTGACATCATTACTAAGCAATCTCACAGAGGTTTCAAGTTTGATATTAAGTTAGCGCAGGAATTACTTGTAGATCTTGACAGTAAAATGTTAGCACTTAAAGAACTTGTAGAACCTATAATACCAGCTAAACCTTTAACAAAAGCTAAGCTACAACTATGGACTCCACCCACACGACAATTAGTATATGCAGTTGTACCTGAACCACCTAAACAACAAGTAAAGAAAGATGGTAGACCAACACAACACATGCTTAACTATGCTATAAAGCTTGGTGGCACTATAGAGGGTGACTATGATATATTTCTCAACCTAGTTATTGATGATACCCAACATCCTTTTTCTTCTACGGTTCCGCTAGATTATTGGACTGTTTTTAAACAAGTATCACAAAATAGTCTACCAGCTCTTGCTAGTAACATAGAAGCATGGGTACAAAAACACAATGGTTTCTTATACTACAATGATGACCAATGGTACGCCAACATAGAGGGAAATGATTATGCTTTACCTATAGCAACAGAACCACTTAAACAACAAGAGACAGCATCTATACAAGATGTAACATACTTAAAAGGTTGGTTATGTAGTATGGGTTGGATTCCTACACAATTTAAAGAGAAAGACCTCACAGTTAATACCAAAAAGACTAAACTAACACCCGAAAAATACCAAGAAACTGCCCAACGATATATTGACCAGACTTTAGGATCACCATTCCGTAAGTTTCGCTATGAAAAGTTAGATGTACACAATGAAAAGCAGTTTGTCAATAAAGTACTTAACCACAGACTTGACCGACCTCTAAAGGTATATACTAACCCTTCTTTGACTGTTGGTATGTCTAAAGAGATTGACCCTGCTATTGCTGCGATTGCTGCTGTTTTTCCATATGCAAAACAAGTGTCAGAATACTTGACCTACAACCATAGAAGAAACAGTATTGCATCTAATGGTTTTGTATTTGATACTTATGATCCCGATGATGACTTTAATAATGATGATGAACCAGATACAGGTTTCTTGTCAGCTTCACGTATCTACGAAGACGGTAGAATCCCTACACCAGCAGACTCTAATGGCTGTAATACTTCTCGTATGAAGCATAGAGTGGTTAACGTAAAAATAGCCTCTCTTTAAAAGAATTTGAATTGTCTGGGAAGCCGTAAGAGCCTTTATAACTACAACGTAAGTATGAAATAAGACTAAGCGTGAATGTTTGAAAATATAAAGGATTTGGTAATCAGCAGCTAAGATCCGAATAGGATAAAGTCCAACGACTAATTGTAGATTGTAAGCTATTGACAATCGAAGCGGATTCTGGTATATTAATAGAACGGTGAGTTTCACCTAATATACCAAAGATATAGTCTGATCTTTATTGAAAGATAAAGCAGTTCGCACACAAAATGAACATCGTTTATCTACTCACTAACAAAACTAAAACTCAAGGTCGTTGCTTTTATATTGGCTCTAAACAAGAATGTTATCTTGTACCTGTGGGTGGTATTAACACCATTATTAGCTCAAAATCAGGAAAACCTTACTACTCTTCATCATCATCTTTTGAAATGAAGACGGATATGGAATCTGGTCATGTGTTTGAAGGATCTATACTTGAAGAAGTTCCTGATAAAAAGAAGCTACTACAGGTTGAAAATAACTATATCAGACAGTGTAATGCAGCCAAATCTGATGAGTACTATAATATCGGTAATGCTGTTTTAAACTGTCATGATCAAGATGCTGTTGCTAATAGATTTGGTCAGACTGTCAGAGAATTGGCTAGAGATAATTCTGCCCTGAGCAAAAGGGATAGCAATGCTGAAAAACTAGGATTTGCAAATTGTGGAGAGCTTGCTTTTCATGTATATGATCTAAAACAAAAAGATCCGACTACTAATTGGGCTATTATCTCAAGAGAGTTAGGCTCAGATAGGCATTGGGCTGGTCGTTATATGAAAGACTTCAATATGGAGAAAGCAAAACAGGATCTCCAAAACACAAATAAAATTCCAGAATTGAGAAAATTAATTGCTGAGAATTGTTCTTTGTACTTTGCAGCTAAACTTCTTGACTTAGAGATACCAGCAGCTAGAGTTATTTTAGGCGACTTCAACAAACACATGGAGAGAACTTACTCTGTTGCTTTGTTGAACGGTAAGAGTAAAGAGGAAATGGAACTAGACATCACAAAACTCATACTAGATGGTTTTGGTTTTGTAGATGTATCTAAGAAATTAGGTGTAACAACTATTTCTGTAAAACGATATTTTTTAAGATGTGTGCGAAAACGGCTAAAGAGTAGCGATCTTTAGTGAACATAAATGTGTAAATGTACCTAGAGGAACCTCTTTGTACGGTGGACAAATGCGTTCATTATTTGGAGTTGATGACCACTGCCTACAACTAGGTTTTGATTTTTCGGCGCTAGAAAACCGCATTCAAAGCCATTATGTTTTCAGATATGATACTGAAGGGCAACCTTATTGCAACTCCCTGCTAGGTGATAAAGATTTAGGTGAAGACTGTCATACTTTAACTGCTAAATATATAAGCTCTATTATAGGCACTGACTTTAGTAGGGATGCTGCTAAACAGACAAGCTACGCATGTGCTTACGGTGCAGGTGATGCAAAAATATCTACAACAATTGGTGTTGATTTAGAAGTGGGTAAAGTAGTCCGACAAGCTTATTGGGAATCAGCTAAACCTCTTTCTGATCTTAAAATTAGGCTTGAAGAATATTGGGAGAAAATAGGACAGAAGAAATTCATACTAGGACTTGATGGACGTAAATTACCTACACGTTCTAAATCCTCTCTGATTAACACCTTATTCCAGTCTGGAGGCACAATATGTGTAAAACGGGCTAGTGTTATGTTTGATCGTCTATTACGCTCTTACGGTTTAATATGTGACTTCTGGACAGAAGATTACAGGAATAAAACCTACGCACAAGAAATGATTTTGATGCACGATGAACTTCAGCTAGAAATCACAAAAGATTTGGTTAAATACCAGTACTTTCCTGTCACTGAATGGGAGTACGATAAGAAAAACAAACCTTTCTCTTCTACGGCTATTGCTAATATGCGTGAGTTTCGTTCTGAAAATCCAAACTGGTCTACGTCACACCAAACATCTGAAGGATACGAATTATCCTACTCTATAGTTGGTGACCTTGCATTACAAGCTGTAGAACAAGCTGGTACTTACTATAAGCTTAACGTACCTTTGACTGCTGAGTACGCAACAGGTTTAAATTGGAAAAACTGCCACTAAAATATGAGACAAGGTTTAATTACAGGTCATAATGTAGATGCTGTAGACCTCAATATTGGTCTACAGGCACTAAATAGATGTGGTTATGATGACCCACATACAGTTATGGTTATCACCTATGCTCTACAACGGTGGGCAAAAGGGGAAGAAGATAAAGCGTTAAAAATGGCTATTGACCCTGAGTTTCATGGTATTAATCTGATATCATGGACACGAGTAATAGCTGCCGCAACTGGAATTAAAAACTAACAACAAACAATAAAATTATGTCCATTGAAATCATTAAGCCTGTTATCGTTAATAATGTCGAATTTTACATTTCCTCTAATGGTATGCAAAGTGGTATTTCTCAAAGTGGTTTATCACGTTTATGTGGTATTTCTGAAACTGCTATTCGTAATATCATTAATCAACCTCGAAGCAAAACACCCTCAAAAGTTCTAGAATCCTTTGTAGGTAATATCTTTCACCTCGAACTTGGCTCTGATCAAGGTGCTAAAATCATCACAACTGAAGCTGCAACTGAGATTGTGTTTTACTATGCTTTCGACTCCAAGATGGCTAATGATATGGCGAAATTCAGTGCCAGAGAATTTGCAAAACAAGGTATGCATAACTGGATCAAACAAGTTACAGGTTTTTCCGCTACAAATAACAACCAAGCATTGACGACAACTTTGAATGAACTTTACCACAACGTAAATATCTTGACACAAGAAATGCGTGAATGGCGTACAGTAAGACGTGTAGCTGACGCTAGTATGGAAGGTATTAATATTTTGATTGAAGAAATTAATCGAAGTGAAGAACACAAAGAGCCTGTTATAAACACACGTACATATACTCTAGTAGAGTGGTTAGAGGAAGAAAAAGGTATTGCAGGTATGTCACATGGTAATAAAACTAAACTTGGACGTGCAACATCTGAAACATATAAATCTCTGAGACAATACAAACCTAGCAGAACAACTCGTATGGTAAGAAGCCGTAGAACTAATTGCTGGACACCTAATAAAACAAATGGTTATACACAAGATGATTTTCCAATTCTTGAAGTAGCTTACAATGAATTTTTGTCAAGATAATGGTGTTTAAATTGAATACAATCAGATATCGTCTAGACTATAATACCTTCAGAAGTGCTACCCAGACTGAACATTCCTATACAATCCAATTCTCAGATAATGGTTATGATTGGTATGACCTTGAAGATGAGTTTCCAGAAAATGTAGGACAACTTATAATCGAAGCACTAGAGTCTGCTAACTTTATACATTTTGATGACCTCCGACCTAAGTGGACTAACAACTAAATTATGCTATCTTACTTACTAGCCTTATCAGTTCAAGTTTTTAACCCTATAGTCACCCAGAAATACTATAATTCTGGCGACTGTTCTTATGTACGTCCAGAATTATGTACACCATCTGAGTACGGTGTGTACTGCGATGATGGTACATATCATGAACTTACTCGCTCTAGATACTATAGAACGCGTATAGGTGATAAATGTCCTACGTAGTTGTGATATAATCTTGACATGTCCCTAATTTACACACATCAAGAAAATAAAAAAGAGTCACCTTTCCTGTGGCTTAGATTTCTACCTAATAATAAGCTAGAAGTTCTTACAGATAATCTACCAAAAACAGTTGATCTAAAACGTATAGATGCTATAATAAAGCAACTATATCCGACTGCAAGAAATGTCACTAGAGACAAACCTTCAAAATAGATTATTAAATTTAACACCTAGCTATGAACAACAATTGCATTATGCGACTATTTTTCGTGCGTTACCAGAGCTTGCTCTTAATACAGCATATGTGGATGGTTACAATACTGCATCTATATTTTATATCGAGATAATCGAAAAACTAGTCACAAGAATCATAGAATAAAAAACAAATGACTAACTTACTATCATCCTATCGAGACATTATAGAGACTTACCTTACAGGTCTTCGTACTCAACTTAATGCAAATTTCACATTCCATATGGATCTAGAAGAAGGATCTGTTACTTTTAAGAGAAGTATACCTTGCACATCTAAAGATGTGGTTCTAGTTATAAAATATACCTTTGATAAAGAAACATTAGAGTGTGAAAAACCTAGTGCAGAAGTATTGAAAATTTGCCTATGGGGTCTAGCAAATACTACTAAAGAGTTTTTATTTCCTTATGATGAATTAACAAAATATGCAGTATAAAATACAAGGATCTGTCCAACAAATCCAAATCTTAACTGCATATTTTTCTGATTATGAAAACTATAAATATGAAGTCAAGTACAAACACTTGCATATATATACGGGTGATAATGATGACTGCACTATAGCTTTTCTTTCTACGGTTAGTTCTATTCTCAAGCAATCTGTTTCTATTGACTATATGACTCAATCACTTATTAAGTTTGTAATTTTATGAAGAAAACCTATATAAACCTGCGCTACGATTCAGATGCAATCAAAGAAGAGTTTCTTATCTTATTGCACAGCGATAATCTACGTATTAACTCTTATCAGCTAGAAGAAGACGGTTATGATCTATATGTTGATAGTAAAGAAGTTTCATACTTTTTAGGAGATCTTGCATGTTATTTTATCACTGTCTTAGAAAGAGAAGACAGAGAGTATTACGGTCACGTTGACTCTAGTATTGATGAAATGTTTAGTATCTGTCTATATAAGAAAGAAGATGACAATCCAACTTCGGTAACTGTATGACTATAGGTTTTAAAGATAGTAGTAGGCAGATTGTATACAGCCCCGATGCTGATTTTACTAATGGCTCATTATGTATTTATTTACAGCCAACTGCCGATGAACTAGAAACTTTGCATACCAATGCTAAAGCCAATAGAGATGCTATTTGGGACTACACACCTTACTATAACCGCTATCTTGAAATTGTAATACCAACAACAGAGGAATAAATGACTTTCAATTTCCCTTCTAACACAGCTAATCCTACATTTTTCCGTACTTATAGCCGCTTAAAAGAAGACCTTAAAACAAAAGAATCTGTCAACGAAGTATTTGAGCGTGGTTTAGATGGTTTGTTTAAGCTTGGTTCTTATACAGATGAAGAACAAGAATTGATTCGTACCAATCTTTACTCTCTACATACACTATTTAGTGGTCGTTGGATGTGGGTTGGTGGTATGCCTTTCTTAGAGAAGGAAAAGAACTACTATGCATCTTATAACTGTATTGGTATGTCAACAGAAGGTTTAGCTGATTTTGGTAGATGTTTCAATTTGTTGATGCAAGGTTGTGGTGTTGGTGCTTCTATTACTAAACCAGAATTAGAAAAACTACCACCTATTATTACAGGTGTTACTTTATTAAATATCACTGACCAAGAAGATATTGGCTCACGTAGAGAGAATGTACAAGACCATACCTATTTTTATAATGGTACTTTGTATGTAGGAGATTCGCGTGAAGCTTGGGTTGATGCTATTTTATTTATTTTAAAACTCTTTACAACACATGGTGAATGGGATATTTTTATTGATCTTAAGAGTCCACGTAAAGCAGGGACACCAATTAAAGGTTTTGGTGGTGTTGCTAATCCAACAGATCTTCGCCAGTTATTCCTTGACACTATTGAGATGTTGAACTCTTACGTATACCGTGAATGGGATAGTTTTCTTGCAGCTTGGTTGTATGCTCGTGTAGCTAAGTGTACGGTCGCTGGGAACGTCCGTAGATCTGCCGAACTTATGCAAGGCTCAGAAGATGATCCTATATTTACTGAAATGAAAACAGGAATGTGGCAACAAACACCTGAAGGTAAGTGGTCTATTGATCCTAAGAAAGACCCTCTTAGAATGGCTAATCACAGCCGCATGTTTTTCCACAAACCTTCTTATGAAGAGTTAGAGAGTGCAGTTCGTAAACAATATTACTCTGGTGAAGGTGCTATTGCTTATGCACCAATGGCAATTATCAGATGTAATGTTGACCTCTTAGATACAGATGGTAAACAAAATTACTTCCATGCTTTGTATCTATGTGATCCTGAGAAAGCTCTTGATTATCTGTCAGAACTTGCTGCATTAAAAGGGTTAATTCTTACACCAGAAGAACTTGAACATAGGATAGGAAGATGGAGAGCCAATCCTTGTTTTGTTGCTGACACTTTAATTACAACTAGAGATGGTCAGTTTCCTATTGTTGATCTTGTAGGTAAAGAAGTTGACATTTGGGACGGAGATCAATGGGTAACTATTGATAACTTCCGAGTGACAGGTGAAAACCAACAAGTCTATACTATTACCTTAAAATCAGGTGATAAAATCACAGCAACACCTCACCACACATTCATTCTTGAATCTTGTTTTGTAGCTAAACTATACGACTTGAAGATTGGTGATAGACTTATTACTCATAATAAAGGTAAGAGGATGTTACCAGAATTGGGTTGGAATCAGATTGTCAGTATTGAGGATTCTGGCATTGTTGACAAGGTTTACTGTTGTACAGTTCCTACTAATAACAGAGTCTCATTAACCTGTGGTATTATTACTGGACAGTGTGTTGAAGTTCTTGGTAAAGACTTCCTCTGCAACCTTGCGGAGATTCACTTGAATCAACTAGACCCTTTGAACCGACAACAGCAAAAAGAAGCTTTTCGTGCTGGTGGTTTGATTACAGCTTCGTTATTGGCACATCAGTTTGACGACGAAAAATTCCGCTACAGTCGTGAGATCGACCCTATCGTTGGTGTATCTTTCACAGGTTTGTTTGACTTCTTTGTGAATCTATTCGGTGCTGATTGGTTGAAATGGTGGCAAGCGGGTCGTCCAGAAGAATGGATTACACCTAATTCAGAACAACTACAAAAAGTCTGGTTTGTTACTGACTGTTATCCTGAAGAGGTATCTTATGGTAATATTTATCGTAGAATCGAAAAGATATATTTGTCATTCTGGCGCAACTGTGCAATGAACGCAGTTTGGGAATATTGTGACCGCAATGGTTTAAGACGACCTAATCGTATAACCGTTGTACAGCCAGCAGGAACAAAGTCTCTGTTGACAGGTGCTTCTTGTGGTTATCATCCTCCAAAAGCTTCACGTTATATTAGACGTATTACCTTTGCTAAGAATGATCCTATCGCTCTTGCTTGTATTGACTATGGTTATTCTGTTGTACCATCACAATCTGATAAAGATGTTAATGGACATCTACTAGATGATCCGTTTGATCCCCGTTGTACCGAATGGTTGGTGGAGATCCCTATAGAAGTTCCTTGGGCAAATATTGCAGATGAAGCACAGTTAGACCCTAACCAGTTTTCTGCTGTAGCACAGTTTGACTTCTTTATGCAAGTACAGACTTACTATACTCAGCATAATACGTCTTCAACTATTGAACTCCGAGAACATGAGATTCCAGAACTTGCGCAGGCAATCCACACAGCAATTCAAACTAATCAACCCTACTTTTCTACGGCTCTTTTGTCTAGATTTGACTCGTTTGAATCATTTCCACGATTACCTTTTGAACCTGTATCACAAGAGAAGTATAATGAGTTGGTCTCTAGTGTCCTTGCCAGACGCAAATCTGAAGACTTTCATGCTCTGATGTCACAGTACCAGAAGGGTGTTGAGTTTGAGGACGACCGCGGCTCTGTAGCTTGTGAGTCTGAGGTATGCTTTATAGTTAGAAAATAAAAATGCGTATAATAAAAGCTCGATATTTGACTGGTGTTGTTATTGATCTTAAAGATTCTATGGAGTCTTTAAAGTGGTTAATAAATAACAGAATTTATTTATCGAGTTTTTATTATGAAAATATAAACATAGAAGAGGAATACTTATGACTTCCGTATTACAAGATTGGGTTCAAGATTTGACAAAAAACAATACGAGAAGCCGACAAGCTCTGCACTTTAGTGCTGAGTAGAGGCGAACGGCGGTTTCAACCGCCAGTAGATATTAGCTGTGATGTGGGTCTTCAATATATTTTTTGATTACGGCAGAGCTAACATTGCCAGCACTAGAAACAAAATAAGACCTAGACCATAGACTAGGCAGTTTTAGAAGCTCTGGAAATTCCTTCCTTAGATAGTAAGAGCTTCTACCCTTAAAAGCCTTTATGACTAGGTGAGGGGCTTCTGTTGGAGGTACTGAAACGAATAAGTGGATATGGTCTGGAGCTATCTCAAGAGCTAAAATATCCCACCCATTCTCAACCGCTAAGGTATGGAATATTTCAGCAGCCCGTCTAGCCACGCCATTAACCAAAACCTTCTTCCTTCTTTTAGGACACCAGACAAAATGCAGATTTAATAAATACTTGCAATGATGTCCACTTTTATAGTCAGATTCTTTTAACATAGATTGTCGTTTGTGTTCTACTTATCGACAATCTATGTTATCATATAACCTATACGGTACAAGTGAAACCAATGTATGGATGTCAGCAAATATTAATTAGTCCAGACAAAGATTTAAGAGCGATCTTAGAATTTGTTTGTGAGCAATCAAATAAGCTTGCGAACTGCGGAACTTACTATGCAAGGCAATTGTATTTTAAGACTGGAAGACTTCCTACGAAATACGATTTGCATAAACTACTTAAAGGTAATCCACATTTTCAAGCTTTGTACTCCCATGTTGCACAGCAAACCTTAACCAGTGTCGCAGAGTCGTTTAAGTCCTTTAAGGAACTATCGAAGCTATTCAAATCTGGCAAGTTAGCCAACAAGCCTAGACTTCCTCAGTACAAGAAAAATAGCCTTAAATTAGCTACTTTCCCAAAAGCTGATGTAAAGCTAAAAGATGGATTATTACGCTTACCACTTGGCTCTAAGGTTAAGGCGTGGTTTGGATTAGATGCTTTCTATCTGCCAATGCCAAGCAATCTCAACTTTGCAGATATTAAAGAAATTCGTATTTTGCCCCGTAACCGATGCTTCTATGCTGAGTTTATCTACAAGTTAGAAGTTAAGAAACCCGTCTTAGATCCTGCTAAAGCGCTTGGCATAGATCACGGAATCAATAACTGGTTAACTTGCATTTCTAATGTTGGAACTAGCTTTATTGTTGATGGCAAGTGGTTAAAATCTGCTAATCAGTGGTACAACAAATCAGTTTCTACCATCAAAGAAAATAAGCCTAACGGATTCTGGTCAAACCGCTTGGCTAGGATTACAGAAAAGCGTAACCGACAAATGCGCGATGCTGTAAATAAAGCGGCTCGTATTGTGGTTAACCATTGTCTGAATAATGGCATTGGCAAGATCGTTTTTGGTTGGAATATCGGTCAAAAAGATTCTGCCAATATGGGAGCAAAAACTAATCAAAAGTTTGTCCAAATTCCTACCGCTAAGCTCAAAGAACGAATTAAACAACTGTGCGAACTCTATGGAATTGAGTTCATAGAAACTGAAGAAAGTTATACTTCCAAGTCTTCGTTTGTGGATAGAGACTATTTACCTACTATTGGTGCAAAACCCGATGGGTGGAAAGAATCTGGCAGACGGGTTAAGCGTGGTTTGTATCGCACTGGTTCGCTTAATTGGTACATCAACGCAGACTGTAATGGTGCTGCAAATATACTCAGAAAAGTAGCGACAATATTAGGGCTTTGCCTTAATGGAGTTGGTAGAGGGACTTTGGCAGCCCCTCAGAGAATTAAAGTTTAATTACTCTGGAATCTCAGTCGCTTCAGCGCTGAGAGTGTCAAAAAGAAGTTTATATATACCTGTGGCAAGAAATTTGATCTTGAAGGTAGGCATATATCTGATTTCCCTTGTTACACCTTGCGAGAAAGCCTGGAAGAGTATGAGGAGGTAGAAAAGCGCGATCGCCTAATCTCAAAAATCAAGCTAATTACTCAGTCTCATGGCTTTGGCGAGAAACTGGCAACTGAGCATTTAGAGGCGATCGTTTTTAAATTAATGGAGGCTCAAAATGTCAACTAAATTAGCTTTGTTTGATTGGAGTGCATTAAGCGTTGAAACACTCACCGAGCTGAAGCAGCGGTGATTCTTAACGCATCACTGAGATTCGCTACCGAAGTAGTCTTATTATCTCTCCGCGTTCGTTTAGACATTGTTTAGAATCTCCTTTGGTGTGGGCAAATAATTTTCGCAAGCTCTAGTAGCCGAAAAGTAAACAGAGTCTGAGTATTTCGCGGCTTCGGAATGTTCGGCAATAAAAGCGGATTCGTGGTAATCGCCATAGCCAAGCTGTAGGGTTATTTCAAACTCTTCGGTTTTAGACATCTCCGCCCAATCGCAGAACTCTGCAAAGTGCTTGACATATTGACTCGTAGTTTCGATGTCGAACCGAACACTAGCTTTATCCTCGTGGCTGAAGCTTAAATAGGTGAACTCATCACACCAAGCAAGGAAAGCCTCAACCATTGCATCTTTAGCTAACTTCAAGACTTCGTAATCATCTTTGGTTAGTTTTAGCTGATGGACTGGTGCAGGGAATCTATAAAGCTTGCTTCCAATGACGTAAGCCTCAATCTCAAGCCCTGAAACATTGTTCTCAAGTTGATATT